CCGCAGCATGAACGTCACTCAGAACCTCATCCGCCAGTGCTTCGACGTCGGCATGACGGTGCAGGGTCCCATGGAGAGCAACTCTGCGTCCAACATCCTTTACCAGGGCAACTGGATCGAGAACTGCAACCAGTCCTTCGAGGTGTGGGCGACCACCTCTTCCACTCCTTCAGCTCTGCCGCTCGCCAAGATCTTCTTCACCGAGAACGTATGCGTGGGAGCAGGACGTAGCTGGGCGGCAGCAGCTCGGGCGGACTCGTACGGGAAGGGAATCCACCTCCTCTCCTACCAGCTCCCGGCAGCTATCGAGGTCTTCGTCCGACGCAACGTCTTCTTCGACGCCAAGGATGCGCTCGCCTGGTACCACACGGACTTCCCGGCCATCCCTCGCGGTTATGTCGTGGAGGACAATTCCGTCTACCTGAACTCCGGAACCAAGATCTCTTGGCAGGACGCACAGACCGTGGAGAATCCGGGCGCCAACAAGTACGTGGCGAACGGAAGACTGTTCCGGATTCCGACCGGAACTACGCTGGCCGATGTCCTCGGGCAGACGGCGGCACAGGCAGCGTTTGCGGTCGAGGCGGCACGGTACTGGTCCACCTCTTCCGAGATTGCAGCCTGATCGCTACTTGCTAGTAGCAGTGTCGAAATCTTCTCGTAGAGAGCACCCCTCATGGCCCGCAAGCAGCTCGGAACACCAGCAGTCCAGCCCGTCGATGCTGTCGTCAAGCGGGACCTGGACACCTCGGTTGCCTCCAACAGCACGCTGACCGCACAGGCCATCGCCGCGCGCAACGACGCCGTCGCCGCCAGGCTCGGAGCAGAGGCCGCGGAGCAGAACACCAACGGGCGCCTCGTGCGTGACGTCATGGGTCTTCGAGTGGTCCATGCCAGCTACTCCGACGAGGGCGGTGGAACCACTCCCAACCCCGGCACGGGCGCTCCTGGCGACCTTCTGACCATCGGGCAGGTCACGACCCTCACCCCGGGCTCCACGGCCACAGCCACCATCACAGGCACGAGCCCGAACAAGGTCCTCAACCTGGGCATCCCTCGTGGTGTGCAGGGTGTACCCGGCGTCGGCAAGGATGGCACGGACGGAAACGACGGCGCCGATGGCGACCGCATCACGAGCGTCTCTGTCACCACCGTGGCAGCGGGCGGCAACGCGACCGTCACCCTCGGAGGCATCAGCCCCAGCCGTACCCTGTCCTTCGGAGTTCCTCGCGGTGCCCCTGGTGCAGACGGTGCCAAGGGTGCAGCCTCCGCAGCCGAGACCATCACGTGGTCCACGGCCTCTGTCTCCATCTCGCAGTCACAGATGGAGAACACGCTCAACATCACGCTGACCGCCAGCGTCACAGCTCTCGCGCTCCCGACGCTGGCGTCCAACGTCTCTCAGACCGTGCAGCTCATCATCACCAAGGCCAGCGCGACGAACACCATCACCTGGCCGACCTCGGGAACCAGCCGCGTCTACTGGACTGAGAACGCCATCAAGGCCCTCAGCACCACGGCGAACTCCAAGGACTACTTCTCGCTGACCTGGACCGGAGCGATCTGGGTCGGCTCGTTCGTGGGGAAGAATCTTGCATAGGTCCGCACTCATCTCGCCGTACACCCTCCGACCCTGGGCGTACTCCCCTGGCGGGAGCAATCCCGGTCCTGAGGAGCCTCCGTACGAGGGTCCTCGCTCGGGCATCGGTCCGCAGGAGTACGGCGTCGTCGGTAAGACGCTGAGTCGTGGAGAGCGCGCCAACAAGACCTTCGAGGCCGCTTCGGCCTCGGGAGGTGCCATCAAGGCAGCTATGATTCTGGCGCTCGACTGGGCCAAGCGCTACCCGACGCAGGACGTCGAGGTCACCATCCCCGGCTCCGGCTCCTCGGGTGAGCTGGTGGGTCAAGGTTCCGGCTCCACCTCCAAGCTCTTCATCGACGGCTCTGACGGCTCTCTGGACGGTTCTGGGCTGGCTCGCCGCATCCGCGTGCGTCCGGTGGACCAGTACGGCGCCATCAAGATCAAGGGCAGCTCCAAGATGGCGCCCCCTGGTGAGGTGGGCAACAAGACGACGGGCAGCATCCTCGCGGAGTTCGGCCTGCGCTTCCTCAAGGTGCACGGCTTCACCTTCCAGGAGATCGACGGTAACGAGTCCGCAATTCTTCTTTCCGGTTGCTCTAACACGGCTCTCGCCTACATGGACCGTCTCGCCTACTGGGGCACCCTCGGCATCCCGGGCTACACGAGCTTCGACACCGAGATCGCACACGTCATGTATCGCCCGCCGCGCATCAAGAACGGTGACGGTTGTGCCATCGGTACCGGCAGCGGCGCACAGCGCAACTTCATCAACCGGAACCTCTACCTCAGCCCCATCTACATCGGGGAGGAGGCGACGTGGAACTTCAAGCGCAAGCGCAACGCTGATGGAACGACCACCATCACCGATATCCCCGACAAGCCTCACTCCGACAACATCCAGGAGAAGGGCACGTTCGAGATGACGGGGTGGAGTGTCTACGACTCCATCATGTACGCCGCCTACAACTGCATCTTCCAGCTCGGTGGTCTGACCAAGAACTTCCTCACGGACGGCAACTACCTCCTCGGTGAGGACATGGTCCGCAATCTCCAGCCCGCTCCGCCGAACCAGTACTGCTCGGTCTATGACTCGGCAGGTCCTGCCACCTTCCAGATCTTCAACGGTGAGGGCATCGCTCCTCACAAGAGCCGCAACTCGTACGCCTATGGGAACATGGGTGCAGCGGTATTCGCGAACACTGCCGCGGACAAGCTTTCTTCTACCTATGGACTGGACAGCAGCCCGCAGTGGACCAAGATCACCCCCAAGACTCTCGCGCAGCTCCGCACTGAAGCGCCTACTCCCCCTCCCGGAACTCAGCTCTGGGCCAAGCGCTTCTAAGAAACAAGAATTAGGAAGGAGATGCCGATGGCTACCACTGACCCGAAGGACGTACCGCTCTACGAGCGAGTCGTGACATGGGACATGGCGAACGTCCCTGGTGGATACCCTCAGCTTTCCGGCTACGACGCCAGGGAGCCCGGCACGGTCGCTCTGACCTCTCTCCCTCTGGTGGCTCTGGGCTTCGTCTTCGGTGGCTCAGGAGAAGGCTCGGGCGGTGTGGGAGACGCTGAGTACCTCAAGCAGCTCGCGCGCTCTCCCGAAGCACTCATCCAGGGTGCCATCACGGGTGACCCTGTCACTGAGGCTCAGGTCATGTGGCCTAAGGGCATCGCTGGGACTCTCAAGATTCTTGAGCGAGACCCCTCTGGTGCCGTGAACTCCTACAGCATCACCTATGGTGCCCCGACTGTCATCCGCACCTACACGCAGCCCGCCATCACAAGAAATGCGAATGGGGCGGCTACCTTCATCCCGGCTATCGTCGTGAGTGGAGAAGTCGAGCAGGACTTCCCGACGTTCGGCTCTCGCATCTCGGGTGGAAACGCTACGTCCACTCCGACCAACATCCTCTCGGGAGGCTCGGCCACGAGTGTTCCGGCCTACACCATTCGAGGTGGAGGTTCCGGAGGAGAAGCACTTCAGTTCGCCTCTGTTCTCTCGGGTGGAGACGCCACGAGTACCCCCACCAACATCCTGCGCGGCGGAGAGTCCACCGTTGCGCCTCAGTATCAGATCAATGGAGGCGGAGCATAATGGCTCTCGTAATCGACGCAGTAGTTCTTCCCAAGGCCGACACCGCGGCAGCATGGGCCTCTTCCACGTACATCGCCGGTATCGGAGAGAAGCTGGCGGAGGTCGGTGGCACTGCCTCGGCTCCGGTCATCAAGTACAAGACCGGCAACGGCAAGGACACCTACCCCAACCTCTCGTACGACGGCAGTGGTACGGGCACGGGTACTCCGGGTGACCTCCTGACCATCGGCTCCGTCACCACCGTGGCGGCTGGCGGCAACGCGACCGCGACCATCACGGGCACCAGCCCGAACAAGGTCCTCAACATCGGCATCCCGCGCGGTGCGACCGGCGTCGCGGACACCCTCTCGGTCGGCACGATCACCACTCTCGCCGCGGGCGCCTCGGCCACAGCCACCATCACGGGCACCAGTCCGAACAAGGTGCTCAACCTGGGCATCCCCAAGGGTGCGGACGGCATCAACGGAACGGGCACCGGCTCGGGCGGCGGAGTCATCGTGCTCTCGCAGACCGCGACCGTCCCCTCGGGCACCCCGTCCGGAACCCTCATCGTCCGAACGGCGGCAGCGTAAGCCATGGTCACTTTCTCCGACAATTTCAACCGCAGCGACACGTTCTTCAACGCGTCGCCGTGGCAGTCCTCCATCCCCTCGGCGTGGAAGATCGTCAACAACGCCGCGGAGGTCATGACGACTTCCACGGTGGCCATCGTGGCGCTCGCAGAGAACCCGATGGCCACGAGCGACATGTCGGTCAAGATGAAGATCGACACCTACGCCTCGGGCTCTGTGTCGATCCTCGGGCGCGCTGACACGAACTTCACCGGCTACTACGCCGTGCGTCTTCTCACCGCAGGCATCAGCATCGTCAAGGTCATCAACGGCTCGCTCACGACGCTGGCCAGCTCCACCACGGCGCCTGTCGCGGGCATGGTCGTGGAACTGCGCATGTACGGGACGACCATCGAGGCATGGGCGCACCAGAACGGGACCAGCACCAAGGTCACGTCCGTCGTGGATTCTTCTGTGGTCTCGGGCAACATCGCTGGCTTCCGCACCAACGGCAGCTCGGTCGGCTACCGCCTGGACGAGTTCGAGGCCTCGGACTACACCAACGCCAGCACCCCGGGAGACACCGCGGTGCCCTCCAACGTGCCCTCTCTCGCCGTCTCCAACGTCACCTACAACAGCGCCACCATCTCGCACGGCGCCGCGACGGACGACACCGGAGTGGCTGGCTATGAGGCGCGGGTCACGGTCACTGGCACGGGTGCATCCATCAGCGGCTCCCCCTTCACCTACACGGGCCTGTCCAAGGCTCTGTCGGGCCTGGCAGCCTCCACGGGCTACACGGTCTCCTCGCGGGCGTACGACGCCGCGGGCAAGTACTCCGCCACGCCCTCCGTCACCACCTTCACCACGCCGTCCGCTCCGGTGGCCTCCACGGGCACCAAGGACGACTTCAACCGCTCCGATGCTTCTTCGCTCTCCAGCCCCTGGCTTCTCTCTGCAACCGGCGCCGTGGGCATCGTCAGCAGCGCAGCTCAGGTCACGTCTACTGCCTCCTCGGTCGTGGCCGCGTACTCCACCCTGGCTCCGACGTCGGACATGTACTGCAAGGCCAAGTTCTCCTCGCTCACGAGCACGTTCGCCATCGTGGCGCGTGCGGACGAGACGTTCCTGAACTACTACGGGGTGCGCCGTGCTTCGTCCTCGGCCATCACGATCATCAAGGTGCTCGGCGGGGGCAGCTTCACCTCCATCGCCAGCTTCGACTACGCCCTTCAGGAGGGCGACATCATGGAGATCCGGTGCATCGGCACCAAGATCTCTGCGGTCGTGAACAACGTCGAGCTGGGCAACGCCACGGACGGGTCCATCTCCAGCGGCCAGGGTGGCGCCTTCCGCACGACGGCTTCGGCTCAGGGTCTTCGCTTCGATGACTTCGAGATCGGCCAGGTCGTCTCCGGCTCGGACACCACGCCGCCCACGGCCCCTGGTGTCACGGTGGATGTCGGACAGACCTCGGCCACCCTGCGGGTCACCACGCCTTCCACGGACGCCTCCGGCATCTCGGGCTACCAGTACTACCGCGGTACGACCCTCCTGGCCACCACCACGGCCCTGTCGTACGTCATCACGGGTCTCACGGCGGACACCGCCTACAACGGCGTCTACGGGGTCGTGGGGCTCGATGCAGCCTCCAGCCCGAACGCCTCGTCCAAGACCACGGTGAGCTTCCGCACCAACGCCGCGAACAGCACGGGCAGCACCATCAGCCTCTGGTACAGCGGCAGTGAGAACCGGCTCGGCACGAGTGAGCCCGCAGCTCACGCGACCAACCCGCTCTGGGGAGGCCTGACCGAGTACGGGCTGAGCTACGGAAACAAGCTCAGCTACTGGACCGGCACGCAGGAAGCGGAGCTGACTCTTCAGGACGACCGTCCGGCCTTCAGCCGCTGGGTCGGCAAGCGCTACGCAGCCTGGGGAGATTCTTCTTCTGTGCTCCAGACCACGGGTGGCGTGGACTACACCGCGGCGGAGACGTGGTCTCGCCTGGTGGGCTCCGGCTTCGGCGGCACTGACCCCGACCCCTCGGCCTACCCCAACGGCCTCAACGTCACCACGAGCAACAAGCACGCCAACTCCGCCACCATGCAGGACGTCGCCACGCGCATGCTCCTCTCGGGTGGAACTTCCGAGTACGTGCCTGGCACCTGGGATGTCGTCTCCGTCTTCGCGGGTGGCAACGACGTCGGCTTCCAGCACGCCACTGACCGTGGTCGCGCCGCGTACAAGAATTCCATGTCGGCCATCCTGGGCATCCTGCGTCACAAGACGCGGGTCTCGGCTCGCTCGGCAGAGACCGGCTCGTGGGCCATCGCGGGGACGAACTACTCGGGCAACACCCGGGTCTCGTCCACTAACGGCGACACGACCACGATCACCTTCACCGGCAGCAACGCCACCCTGATTCTTCTTGCCCTGCGCTCCGGCGCCGGTTCGCAGTTCACCTATCAGGTGGACGGTGGGCAGACCATCTCGGGCACGACCAAGAATCAGGCGCAGGTCGTAGACCTCAACAGCGACTACGCCCCGGTGCCTCTGCACATCCGGGGCCTGTCCTCGGGCTCGCACACGGTCAAGGTCACGCACACGGGTGCCGCAGGGGACCCGCTCGTCGTGGACTCCGTCTTCGTCTGGGCCACCACCGAGGCTGAGATGCCCTTCGTGCTCATCGTTCCCCCGGGCCTCTTCAGCACCAAGGGAGCAGGCCTCTACCCCACGCCCAAGCCGACCAACACGGACGTCGGAGAGTTCCGCACGATGTTCAACGAGGTGCTGGCGACCTTCTCGCACGCGTCGAACATCGGCAAGGTGCTCGCGAACCGCATCGACGTGGCTTTCCCCCCGGATGACACCACCATCCGCATCAGCGACGGCCTTCACCCGAACAAGCAGGGGCACCGCATCATCGCCTCCGTCATGCTGGAGACTCTTCGTCAGTACAGTCCGACCTGAAGGGGTACCGAAACCCGGGACCCGATGGCGCCCATCGCGACGTGGAACTTCGCTGAGACGAGTGGGAACTACTCGACCACGGAAGGGGACCTCACGCTTCTTCCGGGTCGAGGCGCTCCCGCTCGCGTCACCACTCCGTTCGGCTATGGAGTCTCGCTCTCGTCCAGCTTCCTCCGGGTGGACAAGGACTCCGTGGGACGTCTCAACATCGGAGCACAGGGGAAGAACACCGTCACCATCGCCGCATGGGTCAAGCGCTCCAACACGGGCACTGGATTCCTCGCGGGGATGTGGCAGGAGGACAACACGGACCCGCGCCGCCAGTACGGGGCCTTCGTCCACCTCCCCACGTACGGTGGGTCGAACAAGGCGTGCATGCACGTCTCCAAGACCGGCGCCCCGACTCCTGGCTACCCCTACAGCCGGGACTACAGCGCTTCCGGGCAGACCATCACCAACGATGTCTGGCAGCTCCACGTGGGCACGTACGACGGCAGCGAGGCGCGGTCCTACCTCAACGGTGCGTTCCAGGCCGTGAGCAGCTACACGGACAGCCTGGGCAACACCTACGCCAAGAACCCCTACGCCTTCGCAGACGGCCTCAACGCCACCCCGTGTGACTTCACGGTGGGAGCGGTGGAGCTGTCGGCAGGGCCGGGGAACTACTTCGGTGGAGAGATGGCCAAGCTCCGTGTCTGGGACCGAGCCCTCAGCGCTTCCGAGATCTCGGCGCTCTACGCAACCGAGTCCGCCGTTCTGTGATAGCGTGACCGACATGGAGCGCAACCAGCAGCAGAATCAGTCCCACACGGGCTGACTTCTTTGCTGATCGCTAGAAGCCCCCCGTGCCTAACAAGGTCCGGGGGGCTTCTTCGTTTCCCGCTTCAATGATCCCCTGTAGCTCAGTTGGTAGAGCGCCGCACTGTTAATGCGGATGTCGTTGGTTCGAGTCCAGCCGGGGGAGCTTGCCTGTCGTCTAATCGGCAAGACGGCGCGTTCTGGGCGCGTCTATCGAGGTTCGAGTCCTTGCAGGCAAGCCAATTCGGGTCTGCTAGTAGACTGAGACAGCTCATCTAGTAGAAGCCGGAGCCCGCCCCGTGGGAATTCTTGACGCACCTCTTCGTTGGGGTGGCATCCGCGGCGACATCAAGGACCAGGACGACCTCGTCGCAGCTCTTGAGGCAGCAGTCGGCGGCGGACCAGTGTCCAAGACCGTGCTCAACGTCAAGGACTTCGGGGCCAAGGGTGACGGCGTCGCAGACGACTGGGCAGCCATCGACGCAGCCTGTGACGCAGCGGAAGCCTCGCGAGGCACCACCGTCTTCTTCCCCGAGGGCGTCTACCTCATCTCCAAGAGCATCGGCAACGGGAGCACGGGCTACACGAGCGTCCGCCTGGAGGGCGACGGGGAGCTGGGCTCGACCATCAAGGTCACGACCAACGTCCCCGTCATCAACGGTGCCTGGTGGGTCTCGCGCATCAAGAATCTTGTTCTGGACGCCGCAGGCAAGGGCTCGCCCTGCATCTCGGCTCACGTGGACAAGACCAAGCTGGAGGCTCTCCAGCTCCTGGGCTGGACCGGCCACGGCATGCGGCTCAACGACGGCACCTTCGGTGACCTCGGGCTCCTGAACCGTATCATCGACTGCAACATCGACCAGAACACCGGCTACGGGATCTGGGCCACCTACCGCTTCATCGACTCCTGGATCGCCAACAACAACATCGGCTCCTCTGAGGCCAACATCTCTGTCGAGGGCGGTCCTCTTCGCATCACGGACAACCACCTGGACGGTGCCCCGCGAATCAACATCGAGCTTCGAGGCAACAAGCGCATCACCATCACGGAGAACATCCTGGAGGGCGCACGGGAGTCCGCGATCACCTACACGATGCCGAGCTGGCTCTCGGGAGACAAGCCGGACATCCAGATCGTCGGCAACGCCTTCAGCAACGGTGGCAAGGCCGCAGCGGGCACCTACCCTGCCATCAAGATTCTCGGCGTTTCGGCCGACAAGCTCGTGCGCGGCTTCAACATCGTGGGCAACATCTTCGCCAACGAGGACGCAGGCGCCGGGTGGTCGTACATCATCGACGCGCAGTTCGCCGCAGGCATCTCTACCGCGGGCAACCAGTGGGAGACGGGCTTCACCACCTCCCCGGTGCGCTTCGTCTCCAGTGAGATGACGTCTATCGACATCTCCGAAGGTGCCGCCTCCACCTTCTCTGTGTTCCGCACGAGCGTCTCGGACGCACTCGGGACCAAGGCGCCGCTCACGCACACCCACGAGCAGAGCGACGTCAACGGCCTGGTCACAGCTCTCGCAGGCAAGGCCTTCACCTCGCACTCTCACCAGCAGAGCCAGGTCACCGGACTCACCGCAGCTCTGGACGGCAAGGCAGCGCTCTCCCACACGCACGCGCAGAGCGAGGTCACTGGGCTGACCACAGCGCTCGCAGCCAAGAGCGACAACGGCCATGTGCACCTTCCCACCGACATCACGGGCCTGGTGGACGCGCAGGGGAAGATCCAGTCCAGCTTCCTCCCGCCCATCAGCGTCGTGGACGTCACGCCCGTGTCCTCGCAGGCAGCCATGCTCGCGCTCAACGCGGACAAGGGCGACGTCGCCATCCGCACCGACACGAACCAGACCTTCATCCTCTCCGCCAACACCCCCACGGTGCTCTCGGCGTGGAAGGAGATCGTCTCCCCGGCTGACGGGGTGCTCACGGTCAACGGACGCCAGGGGCCGAACATCTCAGGCCTCGCGGAGCAGACCGCGCTCGAGAATTTCGCGGGTGCTGTCACGACCCTCACGAACAACCAGGGCGCCGCCATCACCGAGCGAGAGCTTCTGGTGAACAAGAGCATCGACCCCGCACTCGGCGCTTCCGACACGCTCTACTCCACGCAGAAGGCCGTCAAGACCTACGTGGACGCTCAGGTGGCCACTCGTGCAGCTCTGTCTCACACCCACACCACTGCGAACATCACGGGGCTCGACGCGACCCTTCAGAGCTTCGCCCCCATCACGCACTCCCACAACACCTCGCAGGTCACCGGCCTGGACGCCGCGCTGACCGCACGTGAGCTTGTGACGAACAAGAGCACCGTGGTCACCCTGGGCAGCTCGGACACGCTCTACCCCTCTCAGAAGGCCGTCAAGACCTACACCGACACGCAGATCTCTACGCTCGCGTCGTCGCTAAACCGGCTCTCCAACCTCGCCACCTCTACCGCAGGCATCACGCCGGACCCGCTCACCTACTTCGAGTACGAGATCACGGCGCAGTCCACGTCTCTCACCATCGCCAACCCCAACGTGGTCCCGCCCAACGGCACCTCGCTCCAGTTCGTTGTCAAGGACAACGGGACCAACTTCCCGATCACCTGGGGCTCGGCCTACCACCCCACGTACTTCACGCTCCCGTCCCAGACCATGAACGGGACGGGAGTCACTAACAAGATTTTCGTCGTGGTCTTCCGCTACGACTCCACCCGCGCACGGTGGGAGCTTCAGTCCTACCGCCAGGAGGCATAGTGGCCATCCTTCAGCGCGGCTTCCGTCAGGTCTCGACGGTCACCAACCTCAACCCGCGCCCGTACCCCACAGCAGACCTCACCGGCTACCTCGCCAACTTCGCCACGGGCGGTGCCGGTGACGTCAGCTACCAGACCACGGGCGGTCCTCTAGGCCTCCCCTACTTCCGCATGACTTGGACGGCAGCATCGACCGAGCTGAGCCGGGGTGTCGAGGTGCCGATCACCAACAGCATCACGCCGGGCCTGACGTACACCCTCAGTGGTTGGATTCGAGTGAACCGCTCGCAGTCCATCGTCACCACAGCTCTTCCCACCAACTCCAGCGGCGCAGGCATCGCGAACTCCTTCGGCCCCGTGGTCAACCAGCAGGTCAACGTCTGGCACTGGGGCTCCGTCACGTTCGTAGCGCCCGCAGGCTCCGTGGGCGTGAGTGCGCGCTTCTACTCCAACAGCACCAACGGCGGCACTGTCTGGGCCGTGGGCGACACTCTCGACGTCTCGGGCATCTTGCTGACGCAGGGACAGCCCACGCCCTACTTCGATGGCAACAGCACCGGAGCCTCGTGGGCGGGAACGCCGGGTGCTTCACGCTCCAGCACTCCGACCATCGACGGGATCTGGCCGCTGGCTCGCCTGAACGACATGGGGCAGCTCCTGCACTCGCAGGGGCACACGGGAGGGGCGAACGTCCTCCTGCCCAACCCGCTTCCGTCGAACACGCCGATGACCATGTACACCGCGCACGCGACAGGGACGACCACCCACCGCGCCAACTTCGTGAATTCCTCAGGCACTTCCGTGCTCGCCACTGGCCGCAACTCCGCAGGCTCCGGGTGGTTCATCCTCGCCATGAACACTTCGGGCACCGCGATTGCTCCTAACACATCCAGGTCCACAGGACCCAACGTGGTCGCCGGGGTGCGCGAGCAGACGCTGCTTCTGGTCCACTCCCTCGCAGGCAACCAGCTCAACGCCGGGCAGGCCATCAGTGGCTGGCCTCCGGCTACCTCCATCATGGAGCGTGTGAACGCCTCCAGTGACGTGCGCAACGTGGAGGTTTGGGCCGGTGTGCACGCCGCCGACATCCGCTACGCCCGTATGTCGCAGATTCGCACGACGTACGGCATCGCTGTCTGAGTTGACATCTGTCATCTCTTTTGGCATTCTCAACCCATGACTCCTACCAATCGAGACCTGGCCATAGCCAAGGCGCAGCGCGCTCGCAAGTGGCGCAACATCCGGGACAACACCATCATCGGCATCGTGGGAACGTTCGCGGTCCTGGGCATCATCGCGCTCTGGCTTCTCATCCCCGCAGCGCTCATCGCCAGCTCCTGGGCCATCGCCAACGGCGCCCTCGCCATCGTCAAGGGTGACCCTGAGGTGTGGGACGTCGCGTGGCTCATCCTGGGCGGCGTCTTCCTCGTGAGCTTCCTCGCCGTGGTCTTCAAGCGGAAGGCCAAGGCGTGAGCAGCATCTTCTCGGGCACCATCACAGCCATCACGATGGATGCCGGGGCCAGCTACAACAACCGCTTCGGTGGCTTCGCCATTGCCGAGGGGTGGGCTGACCCGAACGACGCGGACGACTGGACCCGCTTCGCCTTCAAGAGCGAGAAGCAGGCCAAGAAGTTCGCCAAGACCTTCAAGGTCGGAGACACCATCGAGGGCCTCTACACCTACTCCGGTGCTACGGACGTGCTGGAGAGCTACGAGACTCCCGAGGGCACGTCCGCACCTGAGCTGGCGAAGCGCGTCACCGAGCTGGAGCGCTTGGTCAAGCTCCTTGTCGAAAACAACAACGGTCCCACCAACTACTTCATCGACTAGGAGCAAACAAGAATCATGGGTCAACGACGAATCACCATCGAGGTGACCGAGCAGCAGGCAGCGGCCATCGCCTACGCCATGGAGCGAGCTGGCATGGTCAACTTCACACAGAAGCAGGCGGGTGCCAACGGTCGCACCTCGGAGTGGAGGAAGTTCCAAGAAGCTCTCGCCATCGTGCGCGAGGCCACCCAGGGGCTCAAGGTCTTCGAGACCTTCCCCAAGAGCATCCCCAAGCTCCCGGCCAACCGTGGCGGACTGTCGAGGTTTCGATGAGTGCCGCGACGGGAATCTTCATCGGTGGACCGCTGGACGGTGAGATCCGCGCTATGACGGTGGACATGAAGGGTGAGCCCGCCATCGTGCAGAACCTCATGCTTCGAGTCGACAACTTCCGGCATCACCAGGGCGTGAACCCGGACGACGAGGTGCAGCTCATCCACCGCCAGTACTTCCGCATGCGGTTGCCCAACGACGATGGGACGTGGAACTACATCTACGTCCCCGGACCTCAAGGAGAGACCTCGTGAGCACTCTCGCGCCCGGCTTCGAGAACTACGCCCCGCTGTCGATGGACCACACGGCGCAGGATCTCCGTCCTGGTCACGTCATCGGCATCCAGTTCAACACCTACGGCTACATCTCCCTGGCGGAGGTCATCTCCGTGGACCACAACGCTCGCGGCTACGTCGAGGTCTGCTACGTGTGGCTCTCTGCCGATACGGCGTGGCCGGGGAACAGCATGCCCAACGGCTTCATCGCCTTCAAGCCCTCGCAGTGGGTCACTCAGTACCGGTACCTCCGGGACTCCACTGAGTAGTGGGAGAGATTCGACACGGCACGTTCTACAGCTACAACCAGCTCCGGTGCCGGTGCGTCACGTGCCGAGACTTCTGGGCCGTGTACCAGCGCATGCGCCGGGGTGGCAGTGAGAACCCTTCCAGGCCTCCGCACGGTACGGCGAACTGCTACCGCAACGGGTGCAGGCAGGACGAGTGCCGAGAAGCACACCGGGTCTACATGGCCGACTACCGCAGGACGGTCAAGGAGCGGCAGACGCAGCAGCGTGCGGCCAATCGACGTCGAGCCATGGGGAGTTGACATATGTCAACCACAACCGCATACTGATAGGACACAAGCACAAGGAGCACATCATGAAGACCGGAACCCACAGCATCGACCGCCTCAAGGCACGAGCGGCCACCCACGGCATCACGCTCTGGTCGCAGCACGAGCACTACATCGCCTACGCGCAGCTCACGGACGCCGACTTCATGGAGATGGACTTCGACGCCTTCTTCAACTTCACGCAGGCCGTGGACTTCACCTTCGTGGGCGAGGCGGACTCGTACGTCGAGCTTCAGGCCAAGCTCAAGGGCAACAACGTCATCGCCCCCGTCGAGGCCACGATGATGGTCCGCGACGGCCTGTGGTTCGAGAAGAACCCCGCATGACCCGCCGACCGCACGCCAAGATCTTCAAGCACGGCGGGACGTGGTACTACAACGTCCACGACAGCGCGGACCGCGTCGTCTTCACCGACAACACGGGGTCGTGGCCTCCCATGCTGGAAGCAGCTCTTCGCCGTGTCGTCGCCGTTCGTGAGATCGAGTCCCTGCACCTTCGTCTCCCGCTCTACTCGGACCTCGTGGAGGCAGAGTTCGAGCACCACGGCATCCCGCCCGAGCAGTTGACCATCCAGCCGTTCGATGACTTCAGCAAGGCGGACGGACCCATCGAGGATGCGGACTGGAAGAAGAATCCGGACTTCTTCGCTCGTCAGCGTGAGATAGACGAGGGCCACGCCACGGTGAACAGGCTGGTCGCTGACCTGGAGAGTGCACCGGTTCTTCCTACTCGTCCTCCCAAGGAGGAACAGTGGCTCCGCATGGAGGCAGCCGACTGGCAGCTCCACCATCCGAACGAGGTCTGGGAGTGGGAGAACGGCGAAGGATTCACCGTGCTGGGCACACACGACAGCGACGAGGCGCTCACCCGCGTCCGCTACCACCTCCTGACGACGCTGGGCAGCATGAACGAGGTGCTGGGCGCTCTGCCCTACCGCCACAGCTTCAGCGAGGCACGGCGCCTGTGGGTCAACCCCAAGCGCTACGAGGACGACTTCCCTGCCGAGCAGGGTCACAAGCACTGGTGGTTCGGTCGCCAGCGCATCATGCTCATCAAGATCTAGGAGAACAGCCATGACTCAGGACGAGACACAGCAGCAGCAGCAGCAGCAGCAGCGCAACACCGAGGCGGGGTGGAGTGCCTTCATGTACGTCGGCATCGCCTTCGCCATCGCGGCAGCCTTCGTCGGCGCCATCATCTTCGGTGGGCAGGCCATGACCCGCGCACACGAGGAGGGCACCAAGCGCATCGCGGAGTGCGTCGAGGCCGGGGGCTCGTGGATCAACACCACGCAGCTCTGCATCAACGACGGGAACGAGGAGTGAGCGAAGACGCCTGATTCCAAGGCGGAGCTGGGAGGATAGACGACATGCTTCCCAACAAGAATTCAGATGGCCAGGACCTCTCCCGACAGGCCTACGACATCGAAATCGCAGCGCAGCGACAGTTCCGGAGGATGGCACGGCTCATCCGTGGTTTCTTCCTCTTCCTGGTCACCGTCGCCGTTGCCGTCTTCTACACCTCTGGTGTGTGGCAGGACGGCATGCTCCTGGTCCTCTTCGCCACGCTGGCGCTGATGACCGTACAGATGATGAAAGTGCTCTACGCGCTGATGCTGGCCGTAGGAGCGAACCGTAGCTACATCCACTACCTGGAGGACACACGTGGGACGACACAGCAAGGACCCCGAGCAGCCGAAGAAGACTGACGAGCGGACCGAGGAGTGGTTGGCACGACTCGACGGGCTGAACCAGCGTCGTCTGGAAGCTCTGGAGCAGCTCCGGGTCCAGCCCCTGCCCACTCGTGCCACCTCAGTAATGCTCCCGCGCCTCATCGAGGAGGAGTTGAGCAGGGAGGTCATGGCCAGGCTGGTGGAGCCCATGCAGCAGCCCCGCTCCTTCGTGGACAGCTTCAACGATGAGCACTTGCCCTGGGACACCCAGCTCCCTCCGGTGACCCGCACGCCGCGCATCCGCCCGCTGGTCGAGACCCGTCACGGGGTGACGTACATCAAGGACGAGATGACGTACTACTACCGGAGCGCTCGTCTGATGCGTTACCCCCGCCTCAGCGAGGACAGCCTGGACGCCATCGAGCAGGGCATGCGCAAGCAGCCCATCGACACGCACGTGACGAGGAAGCCGTGAGCGAGCGCGAGGCCGGTCACTTCTGGAACAGGTGCCCCAGCCGCAACAAGACCGATTACCGCCGAGGAGCCAGGTGTGAGGGAAAGAAGAATCACATCGGCTCCCACTTCGCAGATGACGGCTTCTACGACCTGGAGTGGGAGGACGACCATGGCAACGCGTGAGACCCTCTGCCCTGTCTGCTACGAGTCGCTGGGCACCGTCACCCTCATCAGCCCTCTCCTGTCCGTGGAAGAGGACGCGCTGACCATCGAGCGAGCCATGGCTCCCCTCGTGCGTGAGCACATCAACAAGGAGCACGCGTCATGAACTGGAACATCCTGCACCCCCGAGCAGCCAAGAAGCACAAGTGCTTCATGTGCTTCCGCATCATCGACAAGGGTGAGGTCTACCTCAAGGGCTCTGCCTTCGGTGAGGGCTCCGCTTGGACGTGGTACGAGTGCGCGCACTGTGAGGCCATCCGGAAGCTCTACGACATCCAGGACGAGGACAGCGGTGAGTACAACGAGGAGATGCTCATGTGCTGGGCCGAGGATGCTGGAGGACACGACCTTCGTCAGCTCCGTCATGCAGCGGGCTACCGCATGAAGTGGCGGACCCGACAGGGCACGCTCCTGCCCATCCCCACCGCAGCATGAACATGAATCACGCGCCGCGGCCCGGTCCTCTGTACTGGAGCTGGCGCTGTCTCGTGTGCAGCGAGCCCGTGCGTAATCACCCGTCATGGTTTAGGCGATTGTTCTTTAGGGTTGACAACTGACAACTCCTATGGTTAGTTAGTCATATGAGCAGCAGCGACACCCCCCGACTCTCCCGGGCACAGGAAGAACTCCTCGGAGCCCTCTCCCGCATCGAGCCCGCCTTCCCGCAGGACCTGGCCAAGAAGATCTACGGCACGCCCAACTCCCTCCGTGTCGGCTGGGTGCGCAACACCCTCAACGACCTGCGCCGCAAGGGCCTGGCCACCTTCGAGGACTCCGGCACGTCCAAGGGCCTCATCTGGAGCACGGTGGCCAAGAGCTGATGGGCGCCCGCAACCCGTTCGAGCTTCTCACCGACGAGGCCGACATCGCGTGCCAGGAGGGATGCGACAACGAGCTGGACCTCATCGAGCGGCTGACCAACGCCCTCACGGTGCAGACCGAGAAGCTCCTCAGCATCAGCCTCACCATCGCTGACATCAACCTGGGTGTGCGCACGCGTCACAGTGCCATCAACAAGATTCGCAAGCTCTCGGCTGAGAGCTACAACCTGAAGGAAGCATCATGAGCAAGCAGATCACCACCGTGGACGACATCACGGGCGAAGAGGGCGCCGAGCCGCGTCGCTTCAGTCTCGACGGGACGACCTTCGAGATCGACCTGACGCCCGAGAGCTACAACACGCTCGCGGAGTTCCTCACCCCGTACATCGAGGCCGGGCGCACCGTGAGCACCAGCAAGGCCTCCACGAGCAGCACGCAGCGCAGCCGCACCGGCTCCCCGCGCCGGGCCAAGATCGACCAGATCCGGGCCTGGGCCGACAAGCACGGCATCGCGCTCCCCAGCCGTGGGCGCATCCCCGCGCACATCGAGGAGGCCTTCGACCGCGGTGGCTTCACGCGTGAGCAGCTCGACGCCATGGACGAGGAGAGCTGAGCCATGGGCGCCATCAAGAATCTTCTCTCGGAGCTGGCACGCCGCTTCGATGAGAGCGTCCTCTCCGAGGTCCGTGAGGCCTTCCGCAGCACCTACGAGGACGAGGACACCGTCCCCATGGCCTACTGGAACGACGAGAACCTCTGATGGGCGCGCAGGAGCGTGCAGCAGCGCTGGAGCAGGCCAGGACCACCAACGCGGCCACTCTCGTCATCGAGGCTCTGGAAGGCGAGGACCACGAGTTCGGACTTGTGGCCACCTCTGCCATCTACCGCATCCATGGAGCCCTGGAGACCGTGCAGGAGCGTCTGCGCGTGCAGGCTCGCACCATCAAGGACATCCGTGCCATCGTGCATTACTACGACGAGACCAGCTCCTCCGTGGCTCCGGCACTCCTCAAGGAGCTGAAGGAGGCGCTGGGCCTGTGAGCAGGGATGAAGAAGCAGAACTGAGCATCATCGATGCGCTCCGTCATGAGCGCGTCAGGCAGGAGCGAGAGCTGAGCCGAACGCTGGAGAACATGCACCAGCACGGTGAGTTCCTCATCAAGGACCACATCGGCAGCAACCTCATCAGCCCCATCCAGAACGGCGGGGAGTTCTACATCACGCGCAACGGCGTGGACATGGTCGTGAGGGTGGAACTCCTGTGAGCTACGAGGAGAACCCCATCCCCTTCGTCCAGTGCGGCTACACCTACGAGGTGGACGACCGTTGCCAGTGTGTCGAGGAGCGAGGCCACCCGGGCATGCACAAGTGCCTGCACGAGCGGGCAGCCGAGAAGCTCAACAAGATTCTGGCGCAGGACCGGCTGGAATCAGCGGCTCGCAACCTCAGCAGCCAAGCACGCTCCGTGTACAGCATGACCACCCTCCACGACCTCAAGGAGACCACGATGATCCCCGACCCCGAGCACGTCACCGCGCCCTACCAGCCCCCTCGCACCCCGTACGAGCTGAACGTGCACATCAACCCCACGAGTGCAGCGACGCCTGACGTGCACGCCATCGCGGCAGCTCTTCGCAAGCAGACCGACATCAACTCGCGCCAGCAGCGTCACATCGACTACCTGGAGCGCCGTCTCGTGGTTCTGGAGGCCAAGAAGTGAACCTCGTGGACATCGAGGCCACTGTGTGGGAGCAACGACGCACGCGCTACCCCAACCTCCACCCGCGCATCATCCGCATCCGGAAGGATGACTTCGACGGCGTGCGCTTCGAGGTCGCTCACATCGACAGGGTCGGCTCGCTGACCTGGAAGCTCTCCGCGCGCTCCATGAAGTTCAAGAACCTCCTCAAGGAGTACAAGCTCTCCGAGAACGGGATGATCGAGCGAGGCGGTGTCCTCTACGGGCTGGGCGCGGGCTCTCTGTCCTGGGCGCCGCTGACCGTCATCGCCCTCAGCACCAACACCGGGCACATCCTGACCAACACTGCACCGGACACAGTCCCGCAGACGCAGCAGCTCACCCTCTCGCAGGCCCGAGAGATGCAGGCCCTCGTGGACCGGTTCAAGGCCGAGGCCGAACAGGAGCTGAATCGCACGTGGTAGACAACGCCTACTACTTCCCCGTCCACACCATCTTCTCCACCCACGACATCCCCGCGCGGCTTCGCACTGACGGGAGCTACTTCCCCGAGGCGGGCCACAGGCTCTCCACCCTCTGCCGGTGCAATCCGACCTCAGGAGCCATGAGCCACATGCTGGACAACGTGGGCCATTACCGACTGTTCAAGGAAGAAGAATCATGACCTTCGAGATCCCCAAGCCGGATGGCACGCGCGAGGCAGACATGCTCTGGGCACAGCTCAAGCCGCTCTACCGCCGCATGGCAGCGCTCATCATGCCTCCGGTCACCAGCGGCTCCTACAAGCTCGGAGGCGCCAAGGGTGAGGACCTGGAAGCCGTAGCCACAGCCATCGGGAAGATTCTCTCCACCATGTCCGGTGAGCAGCTCGCGACCGTGCTGTCCATCGCAGCCACCGAGGGCATCGTCCAGGGTGAGATGAGGGGCCGAGGACTGTAGGAGTTGACATCTGTCAACCACTGAAGGAGACTAGACCCATGAGCACAGCATTCAAGCTCCCCGAGGGGATCGAACTCGTCCAGACCGCTGAAGGCACTCCGAAGGAGTACAGCGGGCCGAGGAGCTTCGGTGAGAAGAAGACCATCATCATCGACCGCAAGTACGAGGTGCGTCGCGGTGACGAGGTGCTCGGCTACATCGAGTACAAGATGGCCACGCGTGAGCAGCGCACCCCGGGCAAGATGTACGTCAACCGTCGCTGGCAGTCGCCCGCGTGGTTCGACCGTGCCAACGATGGCTCGGCCAACTACTGGCGCTCCTACGAGTCCACGTCCAAGACGCAGGCCATCCGGAACATCCTCCGCGCGCACGGCATCGACTCCTGACCATGGGCATCACAATCTCTCGTCGGGCGTACGACTTCCGTCTCCCGCTCCTCTGCCGGTTCAAGCACCACTGGGACAAGATTCCCTACCTCGTCACGCACAGCTCCGGCTCCACCACCGCGCACTACATCTGCACCCGCAAGTGTGCCTACACCAAGACCGAGGACCTCTGATGACCAAGGCCAAGTGCAACAGGTGCGGCAAGCAGCGTGAGGTCCGAGCTGGAAGCCACTTCGGTGGTGGCAGCTACAAGCGTCCGGGCCGCATGTACTCGTCCAACATCTGCCGTGAGTGTGCAGTCATGCTCCTCACCTACATCACCCCGGGTCACCGCCGCGTGAGCAACTGGGACATCCTGACCCTGCGCCGCATCTGGAACATCGAGAAAGAAGAATCATGACTGTCACAGCCGACGACATCTTCATCAACGACGAGTGGCGCCGGAAGGCCGATGGCGCCCTCGTGCGCATCGTGAGCTTCAACAAGGAGTTCGGTGACGTGCGGTGGTACAACCCCGCCAAGGGCACCTACGGCAACATCTACCTCCACAACATGGAGGAGCGCTACGAGCTGATTCCCGACGACGAGCGGCTGAAGCGGGCGCAGGCTGAGTTCCAAGAACTCGTCCTGGCAGAGCGCAGGCGCGCCATCGGGCTTGGCTACGACACGGAACACGATGACACGCACGGGCTGGATTGCCTCTTCCGTCGAGCACAGGAGTACCTGCGTCGAGGCAAGACCATCCAGGGAGCAGCTCTGATGCTCGCAGCGCAGGATTACGTGGACCGCAACTACGGTGCAGAGCGGCGCTGATGACCAAGAAGAAGAAGAATCTCGGACAGTGGCTGGACGCCATCATCGAGTACCGAGACAGCGGTTGGTGGATTGTGGCACTCGTCCTCATCCCTGCCATCGTCATCAGCACCGTGCTCACCCTGTCGCTCTACTTCGCCAGCAGGAGTTGACATCTGACAACTCCGGGCGCACACTAGACACATGAGCAACCGCACCGCAGAAATTGCCGCAGCACGAGCCGCTGACGAGCAGATCGCCGCCGCCTGGGCCGAGTACTACAAGGTCGCCACCCAGCTCGCGACGGCCAAGACGTCGCTGAAGGACGCCACCAAGCGCATGGCACGAGCTTCCTACAACAGGGAGAGCTACCAGGAGGACGTTTCGTACTACGAAGCCCGGGTCGAGAAGCTTCAGGCCGAGGCCAAGGACCTGCGCACCATCGCCGTCGAGCTGAACCAGGACCTCTACAAGGGCTGGACAAGATTCTTCCTCGTCAAGCACATCCACTCCTCGCAGTACTGCTCCTCCTTCCGTCCCACCACTCAGGTCGGATGGCTCCCCAACCTCAGCGGGCAGACCGAGGCCGAGGCAGTGGCCGAGCACGGCGCCATCCTCTGCACCATCTGCTACCCCACGGCTCCCGTCGCGTGGACCGAGGGCAAGAAGGAAGACGGCATCTGCGCTGGAAGCGGCCAGTACTACAACGCCGACAAGCCCACGGGGCGTGAGCGTTCGTACTACTCGCCCACCGGCACGTGCAGCACGTGTGACAAGACGGTCGGCCTCACCGCTCGCAACTCCACCCGGGTGCGCAAGCACAAGGTCACTGCCTAGAAGTTGATTTTGCATTCCTAGGGGTCTGTCAGTTCTACTTTTAGACATCAGGGAATTCCTCGCAAAAGAATGTAGGGTGAGCCCCGCATTCGACATCGCCACAGGGAGCCCCACATGACCGTCATCAGCGCCACACTGGCCCTGGAAGCCCTCAGGACCGAGTCAACCGACCTCCAGGACCTCTTGGAGCTTGCCCGCGCCAAACGGGCATCCAGGGATTCCCTCATCCGTGACGCCATCACCTCAGGCATGACCTACAAGAGCGTGCAGCGCGTCACTGGACTGTCCCGCGACCACATCAGGGACATCGTCAACAAGCCCACTGGCACACACCTCCGGACGGTCGTATAACAGGCATGCTCAGTCACATCGCGGTAGAGAACTACCAGTCCATCAAGAGCGCCTCCATCGAGCTGGGACGCTTCACCGTCGTAGTGGGACAGACCGACTCCGGCAAGAGCGCCTTCACCCGTGCCATCAAGACCCTCACCAGCAACACCAGGGGTGACAGCTTCATCACGACAGGTGAGCGCCTCACCCTCATCACCGCCACCACCGACAAGGGCACCGTGGTCCTCAAGCGTGGCAGCAGCAATGAGTACGTGCTCCTGCCTGACTCTCACCCCGAGCAGCAGCAGACCTTCACCAAGCTCAACGCCTCCACCCCTACTGAGGTCTCTGCCTTCCTGGGCATCGAGGCCAAGGACCCCATCAACTTCGCAGGCCAGTTCGACACCCCCTACCTGCTCAAGAGCACGGGCACCGAGGTAGCAAGAATCCTGGGTGAGCTGACCAACGTGGACGTCATCTTCCGTGCAGCAGCCGAGAGCAACAAGCGACGCCGCAACGCCTCCACCACGCTGAAGACCCGCAGCGAGGACCTCGCCTCCCTGATGCTCACCATCGAGGACTACAGGCCCCTCCAGGCACAGCGTGAGGCCATCACCAAGGCACAGGACGCACTGCGCCGTGCAGCCGAGGCTGATGAGGCCATCAAGCAGCTCTACGCGCTCTACATCCACATCGAGGAGACCGAGTACGAGCTGGCGGAGAACGAGAAGCTCCTGGCCAAGCACATCCCCGACATCACCACCATCGAGAAGGCACAGCAGCAGCTCACTGACTTCCTCACCATCGTTCGAGATCTCACCCAGGCAGCCACAGACCTCAAGCACTCACGGGCAGCAGAAGCCGATGCAGCAGAAGCAGTCGCCACAGCCGAGCAGCTCTACTTCGACACCCTCACCGCAGCGGGACAGTGCCCCACGTGCAGCCAGGACACCAGCCACCTCCACCCTCACTCCTAGACAGGAACAAGAATCATGAGCACCCACACCCTCAGGCCCTACGTACTCTCCGCTGATGGCGACATGCTCTGGCGCAAGGACTACAGCTACCGCATCGCCATCGTCCTGTGGCTCCCTGAGATGGACAGCTACATGCTCACGTGCGTGCACTGCACCGAGGGTCACTTCACCAGCCGCATCAGGCGTGAGGCAGCAGACCTGGCGTACCAGCACTTCATCGCCAAGCACACGACCCTCACCGACGAGGGACTCACCGCATGAGCAGCGCACAGTGCCAGGCCACCATGGGCACGCAGCGGTGCGCACGTCGAGCAGCTCACAACTACAACGAGCAGACCCACCACGAGAGCGGCACCAGGAGCTGGACGGATGAGGACGACTTCTCCGTGCCTCACCCCAAGGACCCCATCACGCTTGCGCTCTACATCGCAGAGCAGCTCCTCGTGCAGGACGAGTACGAGCGTGGCAACAGCCGCTCCTACTCCCAGCTCGTGAATGATCGAGACCCCCAGGCCCTGGCCATCGAGCAGGCCCGTACACAGCACAGGAAGAACAACGGCGCATGACCATCTCCGCATCCTTCTACGTCGCCCGTGACCGCAACGTGTACGAGCGAGGCACCCACCAGTGGCTGGGCACGCTCTTCCCGGACCACGCCTCCGAGGAGCATCTCCCCATGGGCTGGAACGCCCTGTGCAGCTACAGCGGCCTCTACAGCAAGTGCGGCCCGTACCTGTGCCAGCCGGACAGGACCCCCAGGCGCCGGGATGCTCTCGCAGACCTCATCCGCCACCACCACGAGGTGCACAGCAAGTGAGCGCGAACAAGAATCTTCCTGCCAACGCCCGCAACAAGGGCAAGGACGTCAGCCTCAAGAATCCCGACACCGAGGAACTGACCCCTATCGGCACCGTGCAGCGCCTCCCCATCAGGCAGTGCGTCTGGATCATCGACTGCATCGTGTGCTCACAGCAGCTCTACGCCGACCACAAGCCCGAGGGCATCACCTACCTCGTGGAGCACTACGAACAGGAGCACAGCGCATGAAGCTACCCACTGATGAGGACGCCAGCAGCTACGAGGAGCCCCTGGCCAGGCTCACTGTGCTCTGGGACAGAATCTCCGAGCTGATCGACCCTGCCATTCGCAACATGAGCTTCGAGGTGGCCGAGCACCACGGGGCAGAGCTGGACCAGCTCACCGCAGAACTGAACGGCATCGTCAGCACTCTCACCCGTGAGCAGCTCGCAGCCATGCTGATGTTCACTGCCATGTACTGGCGTGCTCACGGAAGGAACAGCGCATGAGCCTCGTCACAGGCGTCCGCATCAAGAAGAACGGGCAGGTCTACCTCCACGACATGAATCCCAACGTGGACGGCATCATGTTGGGCCTCGTGCGCACGATTCCGGGTTGGTGGCACACCAAGTGCACCGCCTTCGCCTGTGGGCAGATGTTCGAGGCCAAGAATCGTGTGGACGCCGTGGACAAGCTCAAGCAGCACTACCTCAGGAGGCACATCACGTGAGGTACAGCTTCGTGCTCCACGGGCCGTTCATCCACGAGATCCCGAGCAGCACTCTCCGCAGCATCTACTTCATCGAGCCGGGGCATCAGCTCCACAGCTCGTGCCCGTGCAAGCCGGAACACCAGGGCACCTACTACAGCCACCACAGCATCAAGGAAGAAGAATCATGACCGACGAGCAGCAGCTCCCCACCGTGAGCTTCGCCACCCCCTGGCGTACAGGCCGGGTGCTCATCCGCATCACCCACAAGGAGCTGGGCAGCGTCTACTTCGTCCGCAGTGTGCATCTGCGCTCCACAGGGCTCGTGCTTCGCCTGGCAAGCGCCACACGGCCTCACCTGACCCGACTGGACTCCTACCTGGAAGTGCCCAACGGCCTCACCAGCGACTGGACGGCGGAGAACGTCATCAGCGAGGAAGCGTACCGAGCAGCATGACCGAGGAAGTGCGAGTCAGCATCGCTGCCCTGTTCATCTTCGGAGGCATCCAGGTCTTCGGGATGGCCGTGGGATGGACGCTTCGAGGCATCAACGACCGAGCCAAGGACCGAAAGAAGAATTCATGAGCCACAACGCCTACGACGAGCGCATGCGCCGCGACCACATCCCACCCACGCCCCCGCAGCCTCGCAAGATGGTCGTCTCCGTGCAGCTCCCCAAGGCCAGCACCGACACCCTGAAGAACCTCAGTCAGGAGCTGCACAAGAGCCACGCCACCATCGTGCAGGAGGCCCTGTGGCTCTTCGAGCTGGCATGGCAGGCGCAGGAGAACGGCGGGGTGCTCACCATCCAGGGGGATGGGCCGGACAAGAGCATCCACATCAGGAAGCTCCCTGAGGCGATCTAAGGCCCTAGGACCTCAGAACAGACAGACACACGGCGAGCGCCGTTTCTCCCGCCCTAGGCCCCCTAGAAGGGCTTACAGCAGCATGTGGGGGATATCGGCGCTCGCCGCAGTCGTCTCTGCCTTGAAATTGGTCCAACGGGTTTCCCTCAGGAGTTGACACATGACAACTCCGTCCCGCATACTAGACACATGAGCAGCACAGCGATCACCGCCTTCATCACCGCCGCAGTCATCGCGGGCATCCCGGCCCTGTTCATCTTCGTCATCACGGTCGTCCCGACCTTCGTCAAGGAGCAGCTCATCGCTCGCGGCGTCATCAGCGCCTTCTACGTCGAGAAGAAGCGCAAGTAACCCTCAGGGGGTCCTGACCGACCTCCCCCCCCCCCAGCAGTACACGAGCCCCCAGGGGCAGCTAGGAGCCACACCGTGCACGTCTTCGTCGTCACCCACCACACCTCGGACAGCCTGGGCGACCACGTCTCCGTGGATTCGGTGCATGGCACCCAGGGGCTCGCTGAGGCCCGCGTGCGCGAGCTGGACGCAGGGCACGGCTACGGGGAATTCGATGAGCTGTTCCTGGCCCCCGTGCTCACCGTTCACGAGAAGCGCGTTCTCGCTGAGCTGGAGGCCTAGGCCATGAGCCGGTTCGAGAAGTTCGTCCTGGGCTTCTGCATCCTGTGGGGCGTAGTTGCCATCGTCGGCACCGTCTACGCCATCGTCATCGCCGTGCAGCAGTACTACAGCTAGGGGGCCGCTGTCGGCGCTCGCCGCATGCGGTGCAGCACTAGGGCGAAAAAAAGTTCCTTCCCCGGAATCTAGGGGATCTTGGAGTTGACATCTGACAACTCCATCCCACATACTGGACCTATGAGCAGCCAGGTCGTCACCGCATTCGTCGCAGCACTGATCGCCGCGGGCGGACCGGCCATCCTCTACTTCGTCATCATCGAGCTTCCCGAGGCTGTCCGCAGCTTCTTCTCTCGCCGCTAAGCCCCCAGGGGCCGTCAGGAGCACATCATGAGCACCGTCTTCGTCGTCACCCGCTACGACACCTACCAGGACACCAAGAACGTCCACTCCGTGCACAGCACCGAGGAAGCCGCCAAGGCCGCACAGGACGCCATCGACGCCTCCCTTGGCCAGCACGCGTTTTACGACTCCTTCGAGTTGGACGCCTCTCAGGAGGCCGCTCCTGAGAAGGCCCTCACCTGGGGCTACTACATGGAGCTGGGCCTGCGTGGGGACACCTACGAGGGCACGGGCTACGCCAGTGACACCGAGGCGGCTTCGGCCATGAACGCGGCTCGTGCCGGACGCCCGGCGCAGCGAATCTGGATCGGCACCTACGAGGGCTACATCGCCCCCACCACCTTGGGCCTGCTCGTCCAGGTCCCCGCAGAGGAGGTCTAGGCCGTGTGGCAGCTGCCTCCCGCCTTCAAGATCGGGGACCGCGTGATTCTTGTTCCGCCGACCCTGAGTACCCCGGGCATCGTCATGGACTACGCGGGCTACAACCAGAAGGGCCGAGTGCACACCGTCGTCGTTCGCAACATCCTTACCGGACGCGTCACCACCTACCGTGAGGACGCCCTCACCCCCGCCCCTGAGGAGGCCTGAAACATGAATCTCTTCCCCACTGACGTGCACCAGTTCGCTGAGGCCGCACAGGGCGACAAGTGCTACTACTGCCACCGCCCCTATGGGGGCCTCATCCATGACGTGCAGCCCGGAGACACCCCCGAGCAGGTACAGGCCGCACAGAAGCTCTACTACGCCCTACAGGGCCGACAGGAGGCCTAGAGCCATGCCGTACACACCCAAGCCCATCACGAGCTGGCAGCGCCTCACGCTGGCCTGTGGCTGCACCAAGGACATCAGCAACCGCAACGACGACCGCTACGAGGTTCACGAGGACTACTACTGCGAGACCCTGTCCGGCATTCACCCGAAGGTGCACGGGCTCGTCATCGTGACCGCAGAGGAGGACCTCAGCGGGAGCGACGTCGTAGGCACGGTGCTCATCGAGGCGGGCCTGGAGTTCGTGCGGTTCCGGGCCGGGGATGCAGCACTTCTCTACAGGGGCGGCGCCAAGCCCATCACCAAGGAGCAGTGGGAGGCAATCAAGGCCCTGTGATACGGTGCAACCACCGTGTCAGGACACGAGCCCCTAGGGAGACCTGGGGGCTTTCGTGCATCCAGGGGCGGATGTCGGCGCTCGCAGAAGATCTTTGGACGGGTTTCCCTCAGGAGTTGACACATGACAACTCCCTCCCGCATACTGGACCTATGAGCAGCTCAGTCATCACCGCCTTCATCACCGCCCTTGCCGCCGCTGGCGCCCCCGCGGTCATGTACTTCGCGGTTGTGGAGCTGCCCGCCATGGTTCGCGACTTCTTCGCTCGCCGCTAAGACCCCCGACAGACAGGAGCACGACATGGACACCGCACTGGCCGACGAGTACCGCGCCACAGCCACCCGTGCCCGTGAGAGGGCCAATGAGCTGGAACTCCGGATGTGGAAGCTCAGGGACATGGCCGACCACCTGGACGCCGCCGCTGACGCCATCGACAAGATGGAGGCCTGACATGCCGGGCACTGCACTCACCGTCCACCAGACCTCGAACCTGAAGTACTGGTACCTCAAGGCAGGGGACCGCATCCTCTACCGCGTCTTCGACACCGCAGCCGAAGCAGAGGCGCACGCAGCCGAACTCGACAAGCCCAAGGAGGCCATCTGACATGGGCTCCGACACCATCTCCCTGTTCCTCATCGCAGGCATCCTCTTCCTGACGGCCTTCATCGTCGTCCCCAAGCCCTAGCTCCACCCCTGAAACAAGAATTCGGAGACACCATGAAGCAGCTCATCGACGCCGACCACAGCGTTTACCTGACCCCGGGCAACAGTGCCGTCGTGCGCAGCACCAAGGACGGCCTCTGGCATGTCACCCTGGGCACGGACTACACGGGCACCTTCGCCAGCCGCAAGGACGCGGAGGAGGCCGCTCAGAAGGCCCTGGAGGACTGGGACGACGCCCGTGCCAAGGTCGCCGCTCAGAACGCCCTCCAGGCCGTCAAGGAGATCCTGGCGCCCGTCATCGCCATGGACGCCTTCGACCCCCAGGCCCTGAGCAAGCAGGAGCAGGCCACGCTCACTCTGGCCAAGCTCCTCCACAAGGCCATCATCGACAACGGGGCGGGCTGAGATGGCCTCCCTGGAAGAGATGAAGGCCGACCTGGAGAAGCGGGGCTACAAGCACATCCCCGAGACGGCTACGAGCATCCGCGTAGGGGACCGCATCCGGCACACCTCCCACAGGTACCCCGACGCCTTCCGCAAGGGCACTGCGACCGTGCTGGCCATCCTGCGCAACGAGGGCTCGACCTGGGAGCAGAGCTACAACAAGCACGACGTGGAGCTGATCGTCCAGCACGACTGGAGGGATGCCACTGAGGTCACCCAGTGGGCCGACTACCACTGCGCCGCCATCGGAGGGGACCTGTGAGCGCCCCCGAGTACCTGGACTGGGACGACAAGAATCTGACGAACCAGACCGCCGAGGTACGAACCGCCTTCGTGCGTTCCGGCGCCCTCTTCGACTACACGGCACAGGAACGCAGGAACCAGTTCGACATCTGGCTGGGCAAGGTCATCGAGCAGAGCCACGAGGCAGAGAAGGAGCCGGAACGATGAAGGTCTTCGCACTGATGGGGCACGATTCCCAAGGCGCGCCTGTACTGATCGCCGTGCACGCCACCAAGGCCTCCGCTGAAGCCCAAGCTGAGTACCTCAAGTTGGAGGAGAACGGCTGGATCGGCTGGCATGTCTCGAAGCTGACGCTCCAGGACAACCCCATCCCTCGCGAGGCCTACATAGACGAGGTCCTGAGCGCCCTGAAGACGACCTGGCACAAGAATCAGAGCCTCCCCCTGGGGCAGCTCATCGTGGACGCCGCCAGCATGGCCAGCCAGAACCCGGTCTATGTGGTCTCGGACGCCGACATGCTCTCAGGGCTGAGGATTCTCGCATGAGCGCTCCCATCGTGGACCACTTCACCCGGCATGACGCCTCCATGCGCCGCCTGAAGCTCATCGAGGTCCTCTGCAACGGGGACGAATCACGCAAGACCTACAGGGCCTTCCCTGAGTACCGCGCACAGGAGGGCCAGCTCTGGACCCGCCTAGGAAAGTGGACCGCATGAACAAGAATCTGCGAGACCCCGAGTGGCTGTGGCACGTCGATCCCGAGACCGGCATCCTGTCGATCTATGACGAGGGTCTTCGCGACGCCGTGCAGAAGATGCTCAACGCCACCAACGACGAGCACGAGGCCGCTCTCGCCAAGAGCGAAGGGCTACGGACGATGTTGCTCAACACAGGTCGCCAGGTACTCGCGGAGCGCGATGAAGCCCGAGCCGCTCTCAAGAAGGCGGAGGAAGAGTCCGACCAGTGGCTCCGGGACATCATCGCGCAGGCCAAGGACCGGATCGGTACTGCCGCCTTCGGTGGAGGTCCCTACGGCCCCACCGTGTCCCTCGTCAGGATCGTCTACGACATCCTCGATGACCCCCGCCTCAAGTACGCTCCGCCCACCATCCTGAGGACGGCGGAGGAGTTGCGAGCGCTTCCCCGTGACAGCGTGATTCTTGTGGACGGTGTGCCCTGGGTCTCGGACGGCTTTAGGAACTGGGTCATCGGAGGTTCCTCTCCGCTCGCTATCGCGGTCGCATCGAAGAGCCTTCTGTCAGGCGGCGCAACCGCGCGCGTCATCTACGTCCCGCCCACCAAGGAGTCAGCATGACCCGAGACGCAAGCCGCATCCCCGAGGTCCTGGAGGCCCTCAGGAAGGCCTGGGAAGCCAGCCCCGACCTCCGCCTAGGGCAGCTCATCACAGGCGCCGTAGACGCCTTCAGCCAGCGCGGGGGAACCATCTTCTACCTGGACGACGTCGACATGAAGCAGGCCCTGGAGAACGTCACCCCGGAACCCGAGCCCAAGCACGTGCACTCCTTCTGGACCGTGCAGTGGCTGGAGGAGGGGCTTCTCCAGGATTGCAGCGACTCCATGTGCCACGAGCGTCGGATGGTGCCGTACCGATGACCGTGAAGCGAGTGCGCTACCTCGACTGGGTGCCCATCATCTCTGAGGAGGACAAGCACGACTGGAAGCCCTACGCCAGCACCGAGCTGTCCGCCTACCAGTGGTGCCTTCACTGCCTGAAGGTCCGGCTGAAGCCCCGAGAGGAACCCACATGAACACCCAGAAGCCCGAGATCCCGAGCATCCAGGAGCAGATCGACGTCCTGCGCTCCATGGCGGGCGACTTCCGCATCGTCAAGCTCGGCCTTCAGGAGCCCGGCATGGACTACTCGTGGGACCGAGGTCAGGTGGTGTGCTGGTACGCCGCTGAGGCGCTGGAGCGCCAGCAGAAGGCCTCTCCTGAGCCCAAGCCGAGGGACGAATGGCAGGCCTTGGAGCATCAGGACTGGCTCGCCCGAGTAGATCGCGCGACGACCCCGTGGCATGCAGCCAAAAAGCTCACGCGCCGGGAGGCCTGGTTCGTCACCCGTGCCAAGGACGGTCGTCAGTGGTGGCACGAGAGCAACGGCAACCTCGTGCTGTACCGGACGGCTGAGGCAGCTCAGGTCAAGGCAGATGAGCTGAACGCTTCCGAGGTGTGATACGGTGCTACCACCGTGTCAGTGGCGGTAGCCCCCAGGCTGGTTCGACCTTGTCGCCTGGGGGCTTTGTCGTGTCGGCGCTCGCTGTAGGAGTTGACATCTGACAACCACTCCCGCATACTGGGCCTACGAGCAAGACCGACAGGCAGGAGCTACACCATGAAGCACACCCCGGGCCGCATGCAGGCCATCCTCAGCGAAGAGGAGCGCACCGAGGCCGCGCGCAAGGACAGCCACGTCCAGCCGGTCAAGGCCATCGAGCCCTACGAGGTCACCCGTCTTCAGGACTTCACCCGCTACGAGCTGGGCACCTTCGAGGCCACCGTCACGATGTTCGTTTCCGGCCTCTGGCGCGTCCGCCTGGAGAGCGAGACGGAGCGCCGCATCGAGATTGGTACCCCCGCCGTGCTGGACGCGCAGCGCGCCTACGGTACCCGTGAGAACGCCGAGGCGGCGGCCAAGCGCGCTCTCATCGAGCTGTACACCGCGGCTCTCGTCAAGTCGAATCCGCTCACCGAGGCCCTCGCGCAGCTCGACGCCGTCAAGAAGATTCTCGCCCTGGAGCTGATGGACCTCGGTGAGGGGTGGGTCCGCACCGAGCCGGGACGATTCCAGCTCGCGAATAGCATCGCCAAGGCCATCGGCTACGAGAAGAAGGCCTGACATGCCTTCGCTGACCGACGCCTACCACTGGGCCTACGACTCCAAGTACGTCCGGGGCAACCACGAGACCACGGTGACTCACACCGCCACGGGATGGGCGTACTCCCTGGACGGCGTGGCGCAGAGCAACTTCCGCGACAGGGTCACTGCCGAGGACCGCGCCTTCGAGGTTCTCCAGAAGACCTGCGCGCAGGACGGCTATGACCCCACGTACGGCCTCCCTCGCGATGTCCAGGGGCCTCGTCCCCTGTCCGTGGACGCTCTCGACGCCGTCAAGAAGGTCCTCCAGCGCGAGCTGAATACCACGGTCCAGAACGACGCCGACAAGCACCGCCGAGCCCTCGTGCGTGAGCTGGCCAAGATTCTTCTCCTGGAGGGCTGACATGGGCTTCTTCGAGCAGGTCCGCCCCCGAGGGACGGTCATCGCAGGAGTCAACGGTCCGACCGGGGATTCCGACATCGAGTACGACAGCGAGGAGCTGGAAGCAGCCGCTCGCGCAGCCAGGAAGGCCTGACATGGGCATCCGCAAGAACGTCTACCCCACTGCCACGATCTACACCGTGGTGTCTCCGCACGAGGTCAACATCCGTCAGTCCCCGCAGTGGGGATGGTCCCTCCGAGTGGACGGGGAGCTGAGTGGCTTCTACAAGACCCGGGACGAGGCCGAGGACGTCGGCTTCAGCATCCTTCGAGACGCACTGATGGAGGAACTGGCATGAGCGACGACCTCCTCTGGAAGGTCCCCGCAGCAGACGTGCGGGAGTACGACATCATGCTCGCGAACGAGGGTGACACCAAGGGCGCCTGGCGGGTCACCAAGACTGCGCGCCACGGCAAGACCAGCTACATCAACGCGGAGAGCGCAACGGGCGTGCGGCGCCTGTTCTTCATCGACGTCGAGGACGTCATCACCATCGTGAGAAGGGACATCTGATGCGCACCAAGGGCAAGAACGTGACCACCGACGCACTGGTGGTCGGGGACATCATCATCCTGGGCGTCAAGGAAAAGCGCTGGGAAGTGAGGTCCGTCACTCCCGCCCGTTTCATGCAGGAGGCACTCCGTGTCCATGTCAGGGAAATCGGGACGGGGTACGGAGAGATCTTCTTCTTCGACCGCAAGGCACTGATGACGCTCGCGCCCTCCGTGACCACCAAGGAGATGGCGGAGGCACAGCCCTTCGCAGAGTCGGCCATCAAGGAGACGGACCGCTTCTCTGGTCGGACCGAGTACAACCTGGGAATGCACAACGCTTCGGTGCAGCTCGACTCGGATGGGCGCTGGGTGAGCTTCCTGGACGGGGAGCCACTGGCCGACCACCTGGACCGGGCGCCCGCAGAAGACCTCGCCAAGGAAGCCCTGCGCTACCACCGGACCATCTACCTGGAGAAGCCCAAGGCGCCGAAGATCCCGGCTTCGGTCCAGCTCGACAAGCTGAACAAGATTCTGGGCGAAACCTTCGCGCTCCTGGAGGCTGCCGAGGGAGACCTCACTCAGCGGGAGCAGGGTGCACGCACGCTTGCCCGGCGCATCGTCCGGGAGCTGGGCATCACTGCGCTGGAGGGCAAGTAGCCGTGGAGTGGTTCTTCATCGGCCCCATCATCCTCATTGCCGTCGTGTGCCTGGGCGCTTTCTTCCTGGACAACGATCTCTAATCAGGAGTTGACATCTGACAACCACCTAGGGCACACTGAAGCCAACGACAGCGAGGAGCTACCCACCATGAGCCAGACCCGCACCACCCTCCGCCTCCCGAACATGACCTACATCAGCAGCGCGAGCGCCGACCACTTCGCCGTGGTCATGCAGAACGGCAGCGACTGGGACGTCTACCAGGACGGCAAGATCGTCAACCCGAGCGTCATCTTCCGCATCCGCTCGGACGCTGAGGACTGCGCCAACATGGCCCTGGACATGTTCGAGGTCGTCTGGGACGAGGTGAAGAGCTGATGTACCCGGCTACCGCCACCACTCAGGTGAACCCTCAGAAGTCCACGGTCCAGTCCGAGCACTACCTCGCAGAGATCACGGAAGAGTTCCGAGGCTGGGCCATCCACGTCAACAAGCAGTACCTGGGCACCTTCTGGAGCCGCACCCGTGCCGAGGAGTCCGCGCGTCGTCTTCTCCAGAAGTGGGAGGCGTCGCGTCTGCCGGAGAAGATTCCGGTCACCCTCCACAAGGGACTCACGTGCAGCATCCTGACCGCCAAGACCGGGACCCTCGTCGTCAAGGAGCCGCGGTTCAACATCGACACGATCTGGAACGTCCACGACGGCGCCGAGCTGGTGTCGTGGGCATGGACCCGCCAGGAGGCCGAGGACAAGGCCCGCGTCCTGCTTCAGGAGAGGAAGAGCTAGTGTCCGCCGCAGCCGACAGCCACCGCAACCTGGCCAAGATCTACAAGGGCAAGGCCGATCAGTTCCGCAAGCAGGCCGCTGAGCAGGACGAGATCGTGAAGCACCACCTCGCCATGGCCGACAAGATCGACGGGGTCGAGAACCTCGGTCACCTCACCTCCATCAGCACCAACCCCAACGGGACGATCTACTACACCAAGAACCACGAGGCAGCCGTGCGGCGCTCGCAGGGAAGCTCCGGTGACTCGTGGGAGGTCTACCTGGACCACCACTACACCGAGACGCACACGGACCGCTTGCTGGCCGAGGTCGTCGCCCTGGGCTTCATCGAGAAGGCGGAAGCCTAAACAAGAATTCCGGACCTACCTGGCACCGGATCAAGCGCCACCAGGCGCCGTACCGAAAGGACGCCCTCATGGGTAAGAACAAGAGCGAGACCAAGAACGTCAACCTGAAGAAGCTCGCGCGCGTCAACGCGAACGAGGACCGCAAGCAGGCCAACGTCGTCGCGCTCCGGGAGCTGGGCCTCACCGCCTACTCGGAGCGCCCGTCCAAGGCCCTGCGCCGCTCCAAGCGCGCGAACCTCACCCAGAACACGAGCGTGCGCTGGGACACCCCGAAGAAGCTCACGGCGCGGGAGCGCGCTCAGCTCCAGAGCAAGAAGTGAGCGACGCGGCGGTAGACACCCTCGTGCAGGGGGCCGTCCTCATCACGTTCCTCGTGCTCTTCTACCTCGCCTTCTTCCGAAACTGAGGTTCGTGCTACGTTCTCCTCAAAGCCCCGTCAGGATTCTCCAGGTCCTGACGGGGCTTCTTCGTTCCCTGAACTCAGGAGTTGACATATGACAACTCCCCATGAGAGGCTGTACTCAGCAGGGAGAGAGAAGCTCTCCCACTCGAAAGGACACAGCTCATGCTCGCTCTCGCCATCTACTCGGCCCCCGGTATCGCCATCCTCGCCTGGTCGGTCGCGGACAAGATCCGCTTCAACCTCCGCAAGAGCGCCTGAGCATGGACATCAAGAGCATCCGCGACGACCTCGTCACCACCAACGAGCTGGGCGATGGGTCGCGGGAGTACTACATCGACAGCCAGGACCGGCTCTGCGTGGACCTCTACGAGGATCCCAACGACGGTCAGAAGCTCACCGGGTCCTTCGTCATCAACATCACCTTCGAGAAGAACTGACATGGTCCTGCGCAACATCGTCACCCACCACCTCTGGAGTGGAGGCAGCTATCTCGACCAGGACGGCAAGCAGACCCTCGTCTCGCCCTGGTGCTTCGAGTCTGTTCACAAGCTCTGCTCCGGGCGCATCATCCTCGGAGCCGGAGCCTTCCAGAAGTCCACGCGCCCCAAGTGCGACTGCCAGTGCCACAACAAGAATCCGGAGAAGTGACCATGAACCGCCTCGCCACCGCCGAAGAGATGCGGAAGGAAGTCCGAGCCGCTGAGGAGATCGTCACCCGCGCCGAAGCGACGTTGGAGCGCACGCGGAAGTACCTCACGCGCCAGAAGGAGGCTCTCCGCCTCGCAGAGAACCGCGAGCGCCTGGAGCGGGGCAACGTCTGCGGTGCCACTTGGAGGGGCCACACTTGCATCCGGGAGTTCGAGCACGGGATTCGACACGACGGCTGGGCTCACCACGACACCCAGACCATGTGGGCCGCTGACGCGAGCTGATGGACTTCACCGAGACCGCTCGGTCAATGGTCGAGCAAGGGCAGATCTCCGCGCGGGCCTACAGCGAGGTGCTGACTGCCTACGAGAAGAAAGAGCTACAGCAGCAACACATCCCGCGGGGTCAGTGGTACACCGTCGTAGACGGCAATCTGAGCTACCAGATCTTCGAGGAGTGGCCGAGACCTCAGGACGAGCCCTACGTCGCTCCCTGGGGCACCTGGGACCCTGCCAGACCCGCTCTGAGCGTGGTGGTCTCGGAAGCTCGCAAGGGCACCCGCGGCGGAGAGATGAAACTGCTCTACCGGCACTACGCCCGGATGCACAGTGTGCAGGACGCTGTCCCTCGCAAGCCCTCGCTCCTGAAGCGGCTGGCAAACAAGATTCGACAGGAAGTAGAAGAATGACCCGCAACGCAGCAGACCTCGCCGCCACCGTCGCTGAGCTGGAGGAGGTCGCGCGCCTTCTCGGTGAGCTGGGCGTCACCGACCAGGGTCCTCGCTCTCTCGGAGGGCTCATCGGTCGTGCCACCAAGGCGCTGAAGGACACCATCCCGCAGGAGTGGGTGATCGGCTGGGTTGGTCGCTACCCCAACGGGGACAAGTACGAGGGTCTCATCCAGGACGACCTGGAGCAGGCCGAGGACAACGTCCGCATGTGGAACGAGATGGACCGCTACGACGATGACGTAGACCCTGAGGACCGGGTCACCTACGCCGTCGAGCGGCGCCGTCCTGAGATCCCGGCTGGACCTTGGGAGCCCTACCCTGTCTGCGGGACCGATGTCCCTGGCACCGTTCCGTCCTGGGCCGGTGAAGACCAGATCGACCCCTGCCGGTGCATTCGACCGCAGGGTCACGCCGGACAGCATCAGTGCAGCCACTACAAGGAGAAGAAGTGACCGAGAACAAGAATCTCATCGAACCCGGCATGCGGGTCACCTGGAACGAGACCGGGGAGAAGCTCTTCGGCAAGACGGACAACTCCGCCCTCGTGACGGGCATCGACGCCGTCAGCCCGGGCCACACCGGTCCGGCAGCTCACCTCCTCTGGGAGAGCGGCCAGGAGACCTGGGCCTCGCTGTCCTGCCTCAAGCAGGTCGAGGAGTGACCCGCAAGCGTCGCGGAGAGATGACGGCGGAAGAGCGCGTCTGGGACAACGAGCGCAACAAGCGCCGCAAGGCCCGCAAGCTCTACCGCGGGTGCCCCTGCCTGTGCCACGAGTTCGTCGGCGGCTCCGTCCATCGAGGACAGACCTGCGTCTGCAACGGAGGAGAGGGAGTTGTCAGATGACAACTCCTGTGGCAGACTGAACCCATGAGCATCCCCAACAGCATCAAGGTCACCAGCGAGAACGCGAACTACGTGGACCTCACCCACACCGACGCCATCGAGCCCGTCACCGCGGGCATCTACCGCAGCCGACTGTCCAACCTGTGGGCCGTCTTCCTGGACGGCGACCGGCTGACCGAGTACACCATGCCCAAGGAAGAGGCCTTGCAGTTCGCGTCCGACGAGCTGGTGCGGCGCCGCACCCTGGACTACAACGACATCTACCGCCTGGCAGTGGAGACCTTCCCCGCTGGTGAGTACACCAGCACCGGGACCCTCCTCGTCCTGCGCGAGGCGTTCACCAAGGGCTACATCGCCGCCAAGCAGGGAAAGCGAGCTGAGTGACATGGCACGAGGACTGACCCGCAGGGAGCGCGAGGAAGAAGAACGTCGCCTGGCCGAGATCGAGCGCCAGAAGGACCCCGACATCATCGACACTCCGAAGGAGATGGCCGAGTTCGAGGACTTCTCCAAGCGCTGGACGGCCATCCTCAAAGAGGGGTGGGACCGGCAGTGGCTCGTCTCCTACGGCTATGACCCGCCTCCGAATCTGTACTCCCCGCACGCTCGTGAGAGTGACCGAGTGCGCCACCTCGAACACCAGAAGTGGGCGCAGGAGCAGGAAGCCAAGCGCCAGAAGGAGCAGCGTGCTCGTGACCTGTCCGAGAAGGCAGCGGAGCGTGCTCGTCAAGAGACCTACAGAAGGGCGATGCAGTGATCGGCCTGGAGGGGTGCCCCTTCTGCAAGCGCATCGAGGCGAAGGAGTACGACCGGCGCTGGGGCGACGCGGTCACGTTCGAGCCTCTGAACCCTGTGACGCCTGGGCATCGCCTGTTCCTCCCGGTGACACACATCGACCCGAGGAACGCCGCGCCCTTCCTCGAAGACGTGTTCAAGCTCGCCTACCAGTGGGCGTGGGGGGACTTCAATTTCATCCTCAACGCGGGCGCCGACGCGTCACAGTCCATCGAGCACACTCATCTTCACCTCGTGCCCCGGCGCAAGGACGACGGCCTCATGCTTCCGTGGAGTTGACATCTGACAACTCCCATGGTTAGCTCTACTCAGGTCAACAAGCACAAGGAGCACACCATGAACAGGGACTACGAGACGCACCCGTCCTTCGGCGCCATCACCATCGGACGCGCGCAGGCTTCGCCCGGCGTCCCGCTCTTCCAGAGCGACCTGAAGCACCACGACATCATCCGCCTGACCGTGCACACGGCGGTGCGCAAGCGGGACCTGAACCACGACTACGTCCACCCGGAGAAGCCCATCATCGAGGTGGAGATGTCGCTGGCGCAGTGGGCCGCGGTCATCAGCTCGCAGGGCATCGGCTCGGGCACGCCGGTCACGCTCTCGTACATCCAGGGCCAGGGCCGCATCGAGGAGCCCCCGTTCGAGCCGCGCATCGAGGAGTCCATCAAGGAGGTCGAGAACAGCACGGCCAAGCTCGTGGAGGGCATCGCTCGTGCACTCGCCGTCCTGGAGGACGCCATCGAGACCAAGCGTGGCGTCAAGGCCACCCGCGACGCTCTGCGCACTCTGAAGCTGAAGGTGGACCAGGCCAAGGGCAACCAGAGCTTCGCCGTCCGGTCGATGGCCAACGCCGCTGAGAAGCTGGTCGGCAACGCCAAGGCCGACATCGAGATGGCCGTGCTGAACGCTCAGCGCCTCACGGGTGGGCAGGCTTCCATCGAGGCGCCCGAGGTCCGCCAGCAGGAGCTGACGGCCGCTGAGGTCATCGAGAACGACGGTCACGGGTGGGACGACTGATGCCCACCAAGCTCGTCCAGTCCCAGGCTGAGGTCATCGCGCTTCAGCCTGGGACCCTCCTCCGCGACAGCGAGGGCAACGCCTACCGAGCCGTGCCGTGGCGCCCCGAGTACCTCCGCAAGGAGCTGGGCTTCCTCATCGTCATGGAGACCGAAGGCGACCGGAGCGCTGTCGCCGCCAACCAGATCCCCTTCCCCCTCTTCATCCTCTGGGAGCCCGACGCATCATGAGCAACTTCAGCCGAGCCGAAGAACTCGAACCGAGCATGGACAACGAGGAGTGGCAGTACGGCGTAGCCGAGGACAAGATCGCCGTTGAGCGTGGCACCGCGGTCTGGTTCGAGTCCGGCTGGGACGCCCTCAACTGGATGAAGGAGTTCGGAGGGCCTGAGTCGGAAGTCCGGCGCCGCCTTCGTCCTCGTGGTGTCGGCCCTTCGCAGCCGATGGAGCGTCGCATCCCCGAGGGCTGGGTCTACAAGCGCATCCAGGTCACGGTGGAGATCGAGGTGCCTCGTCCGCCCGACGACACCGGGGAGAACCTGGAGTTCTACTACAACGAGGGCACGTGGTGCGCAGAGAACCTCCCCGACCTCATCGAGGAGCATCAGTACCGCGTGGGTCACCGCGACTCGTGCATGACCCGTCGTCCGGTCATCAAGGCGCTGGACTAACAAGAATCCAGGAAGCCATCTAGCTCAGTGTCGCAGGACGTACAATGCCGTACATGTCCTCCACTGACGATCTTCCTCCGTGCCCTGCACCGTGGATCCCCCCTCAGGGGTACGAGCCCACGGCTCCCGAGCGCATCGCTGTGGTTCTCGGCCATGCGGTCGAGTCCTTCAACAAGAATCACAAGATGCCCGTCTCGGACATCCTCGACGCGCTCGACGGTGAGACCGCCCGCGTCTGGACCACCAAGACCCACGCCCTCGTGCTCACGCGCGGAAGCCAGAAGTTCGAGTTCACCGATCCCGACCTGAACGTCACCCTCGAAGCAGGGGACGTTTTCGAGGCGGTGGCCCTGTGAAGACTCTCGAACAGCTCACGACGCGCACCTTCCGCTCGTACCAGAGCAGCTCGCGCAACGGCGTCAAGGTCAAGCGCGCGCAGCTCCACCACGGAGCCACCACCAGCGCCATCAACATGCGCGACATGATGGTCTCCGGCTCCCGCCAGGTGTCGGCCAACCGCATCTGCACGGTGGACGGTGAGTTCTGGGACATCGTAGATGCCTCTCTGCGCGCCTGGACTTCCGCCGACGCCGCCTACGACCGCGAGTCCTTCACCGTCGAGACGCAGAACCTCTCTACCAACGGGTGGACCATCTCCCGCGCCTCGCACGAGGCTCTCGCGCAGCTCTGTGCCGCGCTGTCCGTCAAGTACGGCTGGGGGCGCCTGAACCGCTCCGGGCCGTTCTCCACCTGGAACGTGGTCGGTCACCGCGAGATCTTCCAGTTCCTCGGTCGGTCCTACGCGACGGCGTGCCCCGGAGGCATGGACCTCGAATGGATCGTCAAGCGCGGCAACGAGATCCTCGATGGCCGCGACAGCATCGACACCCCTCCCGTCGTCATCATCAAGAAGGAAGACATCGACATCATGGACGCTGAGACCCGCTCGTACTTCGACAACCGGTTCGGTCGCATCGAAGGCCGCATCGACACCCTGGAGGAGAAGGCGAACGACGGCCTCCAGGACCACGACAACATCGGGAACCACGTCACCCGCATCTCGAACGAGGCCGAGGCTCGCATCATCGACGTGACCACGCGCGAGGGCAAGGGTGCGCGCGCGTACCAGTGCATCATCACGCGCCGCACCGTGGTCATCAGCGAGAAGGGTCAGTGGTGGCGCGACTTCACCAACGCCGCCAACCCGGTGGCCGAGGTGGATCAGCTCGCAGCTCAGGGCTGGTGCCAGAAGGACATTCAGATGCGCACCAAGGAGGACTTCGAGTACCTCGCTCGCAACGCCAACCGGACCTTCCTTCAGGCCAACCCCCTGCCCTACACCCTGACGGGCGAGAAGCCCCCGGCGCCGCCGACCGCGGGCGGCGTGCTGTCCTAGAAATTCTTCTTTGAAGGCCCCCTCTGGATTCGTCTGGAGGGGGCCTTCAGTGTTGCATACGAGTTGACATCTGACAACCACTGAGGCATGCTGGCGACATGACCGACAACGAGAACATCGACCAGATCCTCAACCCGGGCGCCGTCATGGAGGCGTTCGAGCACCTGGAGAAGAACGAGCACGTGGACGAGGCCTCCGCCGTCATCCTGATGGCCGCTCGCGCGTACGCGGACATGGCCGTGGAGTTCGGCTACGAGTCCTCTGTGCCCAACGTCTTCCTCGCCACCTCGAACCTGATCGCCGTGGACCTCATGGAGAAGGCGCGGCCCACCAAGCAGCTCTACTACCGGATCGCCCCGCAGTGGACCGTCATGCCGGAGAAGCCCAGTGCCTGAGGTCATCTTCCTTCCGGGAGCAGGGCCTCAGACCGAGGAAGAGATTCTCCAGGAACTCATCGACAAGCTGGACCGCGCGGCGCTCATGTCGTGCTCGGACCCTAGCCGCGTCCTCATGACGCTCTACGGCCAGGCATCCGCCGCGCTGAAGCACCTTCGAGAGAAGAGCAACTGATGACCCGTTCCATCACGAGTGCCGCAGAGCTGAAGGCTCTCCCCGAGGGGGCCGTCGTCCTCGACGCCCAAGAAGACGTGTGGCAGCGTCGGGGAGGTGAATGGTGCTCCTACGAATCCGCGCCCGAGATCTCAGAAGTCCTGGCCAAGCGCTACTCCCCCTTCGAGGTCCTGTCCCCTTCTGGCGAAGACGAGATCCCGGACATCGTCACTCCTTCCGTCATCGAGCTGGCCAGGTGGCTCACTGAGCACAACTACAGCCCGGGTGAGCCCGACGTAGCCCAGAAGGCTCTCAACGCGCTGAAGGCCCTTCAGAAGGCCGTAGACGAGCCCGTGGTAGCGGAGCTGGATGAGACGTCCGACATCGGCTTTGAACTGGCCCTGCGCATCGCCGCGGTGACCAATGCCGCGCGCGCCTGGGGCGTTCTCGCCGGAGCCGGGGGTGCTGAGCGAGGGGTCGAGATCCTGACGCAGTCCCTCAACACCCGCGCGGAGTGGCTCAACGAGTACCTGGAGGCTACCTTCGGCGTCTCCCTTCCGGAGCTGTAGCCATGATGTCGTTCGATGAAACCATGGACAGCGTCAGGCAGCAGCACGGGCGTGACCAGGACGCCGTGGGCCTGTGCGACCACTGTGGGGAAGAGCTTCCCTGCCTCGCACTCCAGGCAGTCTCTTGGGCTGAGTACGAGCACCACCGTGCACGGCGCTTCCTGAAGACAAATCGGGAGGGCTGGACCCTGGCCAACAACCTCAGGCGTCAGCGGCTCGCGCTCCTGGAGATCATCACGGGCTTCATCGAGCCGAGCGACCTTCCCCTCTGGAAGCGCATCGGCAACCAGCGGCTCGCCATCCGTGACGAGATCCGCACGCGCGGGATGTACGAGCGCATCACCACCTCGACTCGCGAGGAGAACAAGAATCTGCGCAAGCGGATCGAAGAGCTGGAGGCTCAGAAGAGTGAATGACACCGAGAAGATCGAGCGCTCTATCGAGCAGCTCGCCATCTACTCCTTCCTGCACGACCAGCACGTCTGGGGTCGGCGCGGTGAGGTCCAGGAGGACGGCAAGGTCCGAGACCTGCCCTGGGAGGACGCGGGCATCATGGCGCAGGAGCAGTACCGGCAGGACGCCACCATGACCGTGGGTGTCATGCTGAAGCTCGGCTGGAACCCGCCCGCATGAGGCTCCTCATCGTGCTGGCGGTCGCAGCCATCGCCGCCTTCGTCTGGTTCAAGCCCGGACGCTGACCGAAAGAAGAATCATGGCTCTCGAACACATCTACCGGATGCGCCCCGACGGCTCCGAGGGCAACCTCGTGGCTCGCATCGACCCGCTGGACGTTGACTACCTCATCACCATCCAGGCAGCTCGGGACGACAACTGGGTCATCATCGCCAACCCGTCTTTCGCCGCTCCGGACTTCACTCTGGAGGAGTGGAAGGACGCCACCCCCTTCGACAATCGCTACTACCGCAACGAACGCGGCTAACCGAAAGGAGCCCTCATGGGCTTGAAGAAGTTCCTCGACCAGCACGGGATCGAGGTCATCGAGACGGATGCCGGAATCCATCTGCGCTCCAAGCAGGTGCCGTTGGTGACCAAGGTCCGGACCGTGGATGAGGTGATTCAGGAGAAGCAGGACCGCGCCCAGGCAATTCGGCAGAGCCTTCACTACGGCGCCGAGGCATCCCGCCTCTTCGACGGCGTGCCCAAGAGCTTCCCGGGTGACGGTGTGCCCGAGGGCAAGATCGACTGGGGCACTGAGACCATCCCGCAGGAGGACTCCGTGGCGCCTCCGGTCAAGCGCGGCATCCTCATCGGCCTGGGAGGTCGTCTCCGCCACGGCAAGGACGAGGTGGCTGACGCCCTGGTGGGTCAGTACGAGTTCCAGAAGTACGGCATGAGCGACCCGCTCAACGAGGCGCTCCTGACCCTCAACCCCATCGTGGTCGCCACCACCAAGCTCGACCAGGGCGGGGAGAGCGACCGGGTCGTCTCGGAGAAGGTCTACTACCGCGACCTGCACGCCAGGGTCGGCTACGTCGAGGCGAAGAAGAATCCGGAGGTGCGGCGCCTGCTTCAGATGCTGGGCACGGATGTGGGCCGCAAGATGATCGACCCGGACATCTGGGTCAAGATCGCTCGCGAGCGCATCGAGAAGTCGCTGTCCGAGGGCAAGAACGTCGTCATCACGGCCATCCGGTTCCCCAACGAGGTGAGCATGGTCGAGAAGCTGGGCGGGGCGCTGGTCTGGGTCCACCGGCCTGGCAAGGAGTTCGAGCCGTCCAAGGACGCACACGCCAGTGAGACGAGCGTGAACATCCAGAACTTCCCCATCACGCTCCACAACGACGGGGAGCTGAACCAGATCCCCTTCCTGGCGGAGACGGCCTTCAAGTTCATCAAGGACAACATCCGTCCCGAGGGCTACACGGGAGGTTTCGGCTACTCCTTCTCGGCCAAGAAGCTCTTCGATGACATCCAGAAGGTGGCCAAGAAGCTCAACGGCGCGGCGGTGGGCATCGACCTCGAAGGCAAGGTCACGCTCGCGGTGCCGAAGGGGACCCTCTACGGCAAGTCGAGTGACACCCGGAGGATGCCCCGGGGCTTCAGCATCATCGGGGACTAGCTCACCCTCTCGAAGGCCCTCTGTCGTGTGGCAGGGGGCCTTCGTTGTGAGTTGACATATGACAACCCCCATGGGAAGCTGGAGCCATGGACACGATCAACAAGAAGCTCACGGAGGCTCTGGAGGGCGTTCTGTGCAGGCACTGCGGCGGTGGCCCCATCGTGGTCGAGAACCGCTTCGAGGCCAAGGACATCGGAGAGTTCTCTCTCGCAGGCGTTCAGATGAAGTTCTCGGGAGGCTTCTGGCCCTGGGCCAAGTGCCTGAACTGCGGCCACCAGTCGAGGGGTCAGGTCGAAGCATGAGCGGCGCGTTCTGGCTGGGCTACTTCACCGTCCCCCTCCTGCTCCTCGGGATCTGCCTGGTGTGGGGCGCCTACTCCATCGCCTCCAACCTCTGGAACAAGATTCACGTCGCCTGGTGCGTCAAGGTGCCGCTGGCCAAGGACAAGGCTCGCGTGGACATCGTTGACGGCAAGCTGGAGATCGACTCGTCCGACAGCTACGTCACCTCGGCCAACCTCATCCGAGACGCACTCCTGGAGAGCCCCAAGCTCTACTCGATGCACGGGCTCGGATGGCGCATCATGCTGGTGCGCGACATCCGGGACAAGAAGTGACCTCCATCGTCTACGTCCACGGTCAGCCCATCATCATCGGCGCTACCGACCAGACCCTCATCTTCAAGGACTCCTCATGGCAACGCACGCGGTCATCTTTGACGTCGATGGCACCCTGGCTGACGTCAGTGGTGTCCGCCATTACGTCATCCCTCGATTCATCGAGCGAGACGGACGCCTTCGGCCTGCGGGGAAGAACTTCGAGAAGTTCCACGCCGGGGCCTCTCTGGTCCACCCCGTCCCTGGAGTAGTCGAGGCAGCTCAGGCCCTGCACAAGGCGGGCTTCGTCATCGTCGTCATGACCTCGCGCAAGCAGCGCTGGGAGTTCCAGACCATCCAGTGGCTCAACAAGTGGCAGGTGCCGTGGCACCTCTTGGCCATGCGGGACGACGCCGACGAGCGCAAGGACAACCTCGTGAAAGAGGACCTCCTGAACAAGATTCACGAGCGCTTCCCCGAGCTGAAGGTCCACCTGGCCTTCGATGACAACCCGACCGTCATCGCTCTCTGGCGCCGTCTGGGCATCCCCGTGGTGCGCGTGCCCGGCTGGATCGAGGACTGATGCTGGAACTTCTGGCCCAGTCGGTTGTCTTCTCGGGGATTATTGCGGCGGGGTTGACTGGCTTTGTAATTCATCAAAAAGCCAGTCAACCCCGAGCAAGAAATAAAGCAATAGCCGAGGCAGAACATGAGCAGTTGAAATCCACCATGACTGCCATGTTTCACGAGAAGCAGAAGAGTCAAGCCGACCTATACGAGATGCACACTCAGCTTGCGCGAAACACGGAGAACCGGAAAAAGGTTCAAGTAGCGCTTCAAGAGCTAGATGACAAGCTCGCTCAGGAACGCGTGGAGAAGTACCGACTGGAAGCAGAGCTGGCTGAGCTTCGTTTGAAGGCTCGCAGGGAGAACAAGACCTACGTCTCTCCCGTGGGTCACTTCGACATCCCGGAAGGTACTCCCCCAGGGCTTGTATCTCGGGACGAAACCGGTCGCATCACCAACTTCGCTCCCGAGGTGCCCGCCCTCCGTGTCAACGACGGGATTCACCCGAACAAGCCGACCTACCAGCTCATCGCGGACGAGGACGCTCTCTTCTACACGCTCCAGAACGAACTCCTGGCGCTGAAGACTCCTCCGAGCAAGAAGCCCGCCCCTCCCATCTACGGCTCCAAGCCGGACACCACTCCCGCACACACCGTGCTGGACGAACCTCAGAAGGACGACATGAACCCCGACATCATCTCCAAGGAGGACCTCTGCATGGCGCTGGGCATCTCCCTCCACGGTGACCCTCAGCTCTCCGTGGAGCACCAGAAGGACGGCTCGTCCATCCTCACCTTCGTGCAGACCAAGGGCGCGGCGCCGGTCCGCGCTCGCATCAACCTGGAGATCCTCGATGCCTAAGGCGCGCGTCTCCCACTGGCTCACGGAGGTCCGCACGGTGCACTCCCGTGCTATTAGCGCTCTGCGGGCCATGGACTACCTGGAGAAACCAGGTGTGGTCGAGCAGATGTCCAAGTACTACCCCGACGAGCAGTGGCCAGACGAGCTGGCTCAGGACATGCGGGCCGACCTCGAACAGGTGGTCTTCCTCCTGGAGCCCTACAGCAAGGAAGCGATGAAGGGGAGTTGACATCTGACAACTCTTCCCGTAACGTCTCTCTCATGAGCGACTTCAAGGCCCGGCTGAGGCTGGCCAAGCACCTTCTCCGCGGCAATGCCGTCCTGTACGGCGTGCACTTCTCTCAGCACGTGGAGCTGGCCGGGAAGATCTCGGGCGCTCCCATCGAAACCGAGGAGTGCTTCTTCGAGGAGGGCGTCAGCTCTCTGGAAGATGGTCACTACGACCTCTCCTCGGGAGCCGTTCGAGTCAGGAAGGAAGAAGCATGACCCCCGAAGAGAAGCTCGCGGAGATCCTCCGCATGCTCGACCAGCACGACTCCCTGGAGCGCGACGAGGTCGAGATCTCCACCCATGGCGGGTGGGTCTCGCTCCGAGACTTCATCCAGGACAACTGACCACCCACAACGAAAGAAGAATCATGGGCAACGACTCCTGGCGCGATGAGCGCCGAGAACTGAACCGCGTCGGTCGCTGGGGCATCGGGTGGTGGATCGTCATCGTCGTGGTGGGGCTCCTCATCAGCGGCGCCGTCTGGGGCCTGACCGTCGCTCTCTCCGGCCCCCGGGGTCAGGGTGACGCGATCATCGAGAAGAACTCGGCCGAGAACTGGGTCGCGGCTCAGGCTGGCTTCGAGCGCGACTACCAGGAGATCCTCACCACCGACCTGAAGATCACGAACGCCTACCAGGCGTGGCAGGCCGACACGGAGGACAAGACCCTTCAGACGAACTACGAGGGTCTGAAGAGCTACTGCCTCAGCAAGGTCTCCAGCTACAACGCCGACGCTCGGTCCTTCCTCTCGCAGGACTTCCGCTCGGCCGACCTCCCGTCCGAGATCCCCCTCACCAACTCCACCACCGACTGCAAGGAATGACTATGAAGCTGAACCGCATCGGAATGCTCACCGCGGGAGCCATCGTGGCCTCGCTCGCCCTCTCGGGGTGCGTGACCGACCCGGACGCCACCGCGGCGTACGACAAGCGCCAGGAGCAGCAGAAGGAGACCACGCTGAACGACTCCATCGCGCTGGACAACCTGAAGAAGAAGCGCGATCTGGAGAACGACCCGAACAAGGTCCGGTACATCTACCTGATGAACTTCGGCCAGATCGTCGGCTACTACGTCTCGGTCGGCAACATCACGTCGAACGCGTCGCAGATGGCGCCTGAGCAGGAGATCGTGCGCCGGACCGAGGCTTCCGACGCCCTCGTGGTCGATTCGGCCTCCGACGACGGCACGTTCGGTGCGGGGGACCCCGGAATCTTCTTCTTCACCTCGGACGGAACCATGGTGGTCACCTCTCTCGACTACATCCAGTCGGACCAGCCGCTCGCCATCGACGTTCCCCGCCTCGATCCCCAGTAGTGAACGCTGAATCAATCGTGCGGGACCTCGTTATGTGGCAGCTCAGGCTTCGTAAGCCTCAGGCCGTCATCAACAACGGGGTCCCGTACCCGGAGCTTCGTGCTCTGGAGCCCATCCCCGAATTCGGACAGGGTCGCCTCGTCGTCATGTCCGAACTGACCTGGAACATGCTCGTGGAGAAAGTAGGACTGGAAGAGATGCTCAAGCGAATGACGGTCCCTGAGGGGGAGTACGGCCTGGTGCCGGAAGACGTCAAGGACGACCTGGACTGGAAGCTCTTCAGTGCCGGGACCACCATCTACATCGGCACTGACGGCGTCCGAGTGACCCGGGCTCGCTCCATCCAGGAGGCCAAGGACCTTCTCTGGAGCTACCTCCTGGTCCGTGAGGGCTCCTACGAGGCCGCACGCGCCGCTCTGCCGACCGATGAGCAGTGGGCAGGAGCACGGCGTCGCTGGACCCGTGCCAGCCGCTTGTACGACCGCTGGGCGCCGGGGCGAATCCGCGTCATCATCCTCGACCCGAAGAAGGCATCGTGACCATCCAGATCTACGAACTCTCCTACCTCCAGGTCCAGAACATCGGGGAGTACCTCGCCGCGCTGAACTCGGTGGACTCCGAGGACGTGACCCCCTTCGATGACAAGAAGGCCTTCGGCAGTGGCTACTACGCCGCCATCGTCGGAGTCATCCCGGTCCAGTCCGACGCTTCCGGCGCCGACGAGCTTCTCGGCTGGCTGGTGCGTGGTGACCACGAGTGGGGTTTCACCCAGGACCCCGCCCGAGCGAGCCAGGATCCTTCGCTCTACAGCATCAGCACGCCGCTGAAGCCTCCGTTCGCGTCCCAGCCTCTGCCGTCGCCGTGAGCAGGCCTGACGCTGACGGCATCCTCGTCAAGGAGATCCTGATTGCCCCGAGGCTTCTCGTGGAGCAGGAGAACTGGGGCGAGATGCAGAACTTCGCACTGGTCATCACGTGGCGGGGTGTCCAGGAAGACGAGGGTGACCGAGCCCGAGGAGGCTACGGCGTCCAGGGTGGGCAGTTCAAGTGGCTCTCGCGTACGGGCAAGTGGGCTTCGTACGTCGAGCCTTACCAGCAGTGGCAGTACCGCTGGGCCACCATCGAGGAGGCCATGAAGGTGGCGCTCGAACACCGCGACGACATCAGGGTCAACGGCAAGACGTACTCCGAGTGGTACGGCAACATGAATCAGGAGCAGAGCAATGGCTAAGCACGACGGCACCGAGTTCGAGAACGGCGATCAGGTCCGCGTCAAGAAGACGCGGGAGGTCCTCTTCCTCTTCGACATCAACGACAAGAGCGCGAAGGAGCGCGAAGAGGCGGACGAGTACTGGAGTGAGGCGGCGCGCGACCTCGACACCTACGAGGGCATGCGGGACATCGACAGCCCCGACGATGTCGAGCTGGTCACCAAGGCCAAGGACGTCATCCCGGCCAAGGTCCCCACGCTGGCGGAGCTGTCCGAGTACGTCTCCAGCGCCCTGCACAGCGGCTTCGGCCCGCTCACCGTGGACGAGTCCGACATCGGAACGAACCCCAACGGCAAGGTCGAGTTCTACGGGCGCAGCGCCACGGGCAAGCGCTTCGGTGCGCTCATCACCATCTCCGAGGTTGTGGCTACAGACTTCTGAGATGACCGAAGCTACACACTCTTCAAGAGCTGTCCTCGTCCAGAGGCTGGAAGTCCTCAACCGCTATCTCGGCTCGCCTCTCATCGCAGAAGCGATTGCTGAGCTTCAGGTCAGAGACGCTGGTTTCCAGCGCGGGGCCACTCAGGCACTCCAGTCTGTGTGGGCCAGTGGACAACCTCTTGGAAACGTTCCTAAGACCGTGGGCGTCCGTATCTCTAGCAGCAAGATTCGCCGGATTGCGGACGCCCTTGGTGCGCATCCCTCCGCTGTCAGCGACCTCAATCGAGGCAGCGCTTACCAGAAGAGTCAACAGTGATAGTCGTCACCTACCTGCGCGAGGGCAACGTAGACCCCGTGCTCGCGTTCTGCCCCACCACCGAAGGGCTCAGGGTTACTCTCGACTACATCGAGGCCAAGCCTGGGCTCACCCTCCTCAACCTGAAGGAAGCATCATGACCAAGAAGAAGCCCGTCAAGATCATCGACACCGCGCTCTCCACCAAGGACTCGCCGTACTTCCCCAAGACCCTGGAGGGCGCCGAGCAGCCCGAGGAGGGCTTCGAGACGGAGCAGGAGGCGGCGGAGTGGTTCGATGAGGCGAACATCCAGCACGTCTCCTTCGGCAAGCTCAACGCCGAGGGCTCCCGGTTCATCTTCCTCAAGGTCTGACGTGATCGAGGCCGATGAGCAGATTCTTCTTGGGACGCTGACGAGGCACGACCTCATGATCGCGTCCCAAGAGAACCTCAATTTCATCAGCTTGCTGGAGCGGCTCGGTCGCATCGAGGTCTGGGAGCGGAACAACTTCCCCAGCGGTGAGGAATACCGCATCCTGACCAAGACCCCGTGCATCACCGGCCTCAGGTAGTTGACATCTGACAACTCTGGACCTAGCCTGGCACCATGTCGAAGAGGAAAGCGCAGCGTCACCTGGAGAGCAAGTTCCGTGTCTCTCCCATGGACGAGAACGCCATCAAGCAGAAGCTCGCGCATCAGGCCAAGGAGGCAGAGCGCGAGCGAGAACTACAGGGCTACGCGATGCTCCTCGCGCGCCAAGCAGCCGCCCGCATGGGCACCGCATCCTGGGAGGTATTCCGATGAAGGCCAAGGCCACCGCCGACTACGCCAAGTACCGCGCCGAGCTGAAGGCGGCAACCGACGCCCTTGGTGTCCGGCCCGTCTCGGACGTCCGTCAGGAGCTGCACGACCAGCTCATCACCCGGCTCACCAGCAATGTCGATCCCGCGTTCTCCGACGAGGAGGCAGAGAAGATTCTGGCCTACTACGTCGCTCTCTCCCGCCAGGACTCCAAGGAGTCCCCGTGACCTGGGAGCTAGTCGGCGCCGCTATCGCGGTGTTCTACATCCTCGTGCTCGTCCCCTTCGCCCTCATCGTGGCCACAGTGAGCTTCATGCGCTACTTCCTCCCCACCACCACAACAAGAATCGAGGCTCCGCGTGAGCAGTTCTACTCCGACCGGCGCTAAGTCGATCAGCGCCAACAAGTACGCCCGCGTCATCGAGCGCGTGACCGGCGTGACCCAGTACGGGCGCGGGTGCATCATGCTCGACATCGAAGGTCCCCTCGTGACGGAGAAGGAGATCCGCGGCTTCGGCCTGGAGCCCTACTTCTCCGAGAACCCCAAGCTCTCGTACATCAAGGGCGTCGTCGGGGAGAAGAACGCGCACGTGACCCTCCTCTACGGGCTCCTGGACACTGGTGAGGACTGGAAGGAGGCGGTGGACGCTGTGCTGGAGGAGTGGATCACCCCGCTCACCATCCAGATCGATGAGATCTCGACCTTCCCGTCCACGAACGAGGGGGAGGACTACACCGTCCTCATCGGCAAGGTCCAGGTCACGGACGATCTCCTGGAGGGCCGGGCTCTCCTGAGCTTCCTGCCGCACATCAACACCTTCACCGACTACTCCCCGCACGTCACCCTCGCGTACATCAAGGGCAAGGAGGAGGACGTGCGCGCGTCCGAGGCCTTCAAGGAGGCTCAGATCTTCCTTCTCTCCGAGACCGAGCTGAACGTCATCGGCCTGAACTACGGGCGCTGACTCCACCTCGTTCGACCAAACGCCCATCGGCTGGCCCTGTGCCCCGGTGGGCGTTTGCCGTATCCGGGAGTTGACATATGACAACCACCCAGGCAGACTGTAGGCATGAGCACACAGAAGGTATGGGTCGTCATCGAGACGATTGGAGAGTACGACTACCTGGACACCGCGGTAGTCGGCGCCGCCGCCTCCGAAGAGCTGGCGGAAGAGTTCGCGCAGAAGCACCGGAGGGCCTCGTTCATCAAGGACGTGGGTGAGGCGTACCAGAACTGGAACCGCTTCCGGCAGAGCGTCCGAGACAACGTCGTCTCTTCCAAGCGCGCGGCGGAGGTCTATGCCATCCGCGGGTTGGACTGGAACAACTTCTTCACCTTCCATGCGGAAGTGTTCCGCCCCGAAGAGAGCGAAATCGTGGTCCAAGAGCTGGACCTCATCACGACAGGAGGCCACTGATGGCTAAGAAGCAGTTCACCCCGACCGAAGAGTTGATCCTGGAGGTCCTCGTCGCTCGCACCCGTCTCGGAGAAGGTCTCTGGACCTTCGAGGGTAGGAACGCCGTCGCCCTCAGCTCCCTGGAGGAGAAGGGTTACATCCGCACGATGCACGGCGTGACCGAGAACACGATTCGCGCCGTTCTGACCAAGATGGCCACCGCCGAGTTCCTCTCTCCGAATTACCGCCCGCCCATCATCAAGCAGGTCAAGAGCAGCCTCCTCTCGCAGCTCGAAGAGATGTGCCTCGATGGAGGCAACTTCATCACCCACCGCCAGATCGTGAAGCTCCGCAAGGCGGTGGAGGAGTCGTGACCCACTACAGCGACAACCCCGGCCACGTCCGCGCCGACTTCTTCAAGGAGTCCGGCAAGTGGTACATGACCGAGACCATCAACATGGAGCCCTACTACAACGAGCTGGACATCTTCGTCGCCGTGAAGAAGGCCCTCGTTGACTCCGGTCGAGGAGATACGACCCTCATGGTCGTCGTCCTGGAGCCCTACCACCGCAACGCCTACCCCGTCTGCATCCCCGCGCGGGACTGACCACAACAAGAATCTGGAGAACCACATGATCGTTCTGTCCGACATGGACGGCGTCCTCGCCAACTGGGACAAGCACTACGGCGAGATGCTCGCCTTCCACTTCCCTGACGCGGTGCAGGTCCCCTACGAGGAGCGCCCCTTCATGGACCCCAACAGGAGCCACTCCGAGCAGGAGGAACTCATCCGCACCCTTCCTGGCTACTACCTGGCACTGGAGCCCATCCCGGGCGGCCTGGAAGCTCTGGAGGAGCTGGAGGCGAACGGCCACGAGGTCTTCATCTGCTCCGTGCCCTCCCTCGGGAACATCTCCTGCGCCAGCGACAAGTACGTCTGGCTGGCCGAGCACTTCGGTGAGAAGTGGGCCAAGAAGCTCATCCTCACCAAGGACAAGACCCTGGTTCTGGGCGACATCCTCGTGGACGACAAGCCGGGTCACCTCATCACCGGCGCCAACCCGCACCCGACGTGGACCCACGTGCTCTTCGACCAGCCCTACAACCACGCCTTCGACGCCGAGTTCCGCATGCGCGGCTGGGACGAGCAGGGCGTCATCTACGAGGCGCTGGCGGTGCGGAACCAGCCCGTGGACTTCTGATGGCCCGTCCTCACACCTACGACCTCGCAACCGTCGTGAGACTGACGAAGCGGGGCCTGTCGGCCAGTGAGATCGGACGGCGTCTCGATGTCTCTGCTCGGACCATCGAGCGAGCACGAGACGCCGCGGGGCTGGCTCAGACCCGGAACCTACCGCCCTTCGAGGAGAGGCTGGCCATCGCTCAGCGCATCTACGAGGACGGCGGGGCACTCAAGCATGCGCAGGAACTGGCTCACATCGGAGCGAAGCACCTGCGGAAGCTCTTCCCTGACTGGGAGCCTTGGGATCAGAAGCAGGTCAGCGACATCGGCAACATCGCCCGGTCAGTGGCGCAGCTCCCCAACCGCCTCTACTGACAAACAAGAATCGCCCCTCTGGCCGAAGCTGGAGGGGCGATTCTTGTTGTGCGGGCTAGAAGCCGTTGAGTGCTTCTTCCAGGGCTTCGTCCATCTCGCTGGGACGAGCCTGCTCCGCCTCGTAGTTGAGGCGCTCCTGCTCGTAGTCGCGCTCAGGCGTCACCTCCTGGTCCTCGACAGCCACCTCGGTGACCTCGACGGGGATGCTGTGAGTCTCGACCGGCGCCGACTCGGTGTACGGCGTCATCGCGACCTGAGCGGCCACCTTGCGGAAGGTGACCATGTGGTCGATGAGCTGGATGAGCGCGCCCTGGTCCACCGTGAGGATGGGCTGGTTGTCGCGGTAGAGCGAGATGCGGCGCTCGCCCTTGATGTCGATGATGGCCAGGGCGTGGTCGGGCAGGACCTCGTCCTGGAAGACGATGGTGGGCTCAGACATGATTCTTCTTTCTCTAGCTTCGGAAGGGGTTGTCGGGACTCATCTGCTGGCAGATGCCGATGAAGACGTCGCTGTGCACGAGCACGGACATCCTCTTGGTCTTGGTGTCGGTGCCCAGGCGGAAGACGACCTCCTCGCCCTGTACGGCCACCAGAAGCTCCAGGAGGTGCCGGTGATTCAGACACACGTTCTTGGAGCCTGAGCCGCTGTACTGGACGTCCAGGGTCTCGTAGGCACTGTTGCCGACTGCACGGTCACTAGCGCTTGTCGCCAGCGACCACTCTCCCTCTGCGTCCTTGGTGACGTCGAGGAAGAAGCTGGCGTAGTCGGGATCGGCGTTGACCCTGATGCGCTTGATGGCCTGGATGAGTTCGAGGCGGTTCACCAGGAGCTGGTCCTTGTTCTGGAAGGCAGGTCCCAGAAGGATCGCCTCCAGGTCCGGGAAGCCGACCATGAGCCGCTGAGCGATGATGCGGTCCTCCCCGATCTCGAAGAGGAGGTGCATGTCGTTGGAGCCGAGCTGGAAAAACTCGGCGTCCGCGGCCTCCAGCCCTCGGATCAGCTCGTCCACCACCTTGATGGGGATCTCCACGTCGAGAGCCTCGTCCAGCTCCTCCACGCGGACCTGATGCACGCGCGAGCCATCGCAGCCGGTGACCTTCTGGTTGCGCACCTGAATCTGCATCAGGGAGAACCGAGACGAGTTCGTAGCCGCAGCGAGCTTGGCCACCTTCAGGGCACGCAGGAAGGGCTTCAGAGGCACTCCGGAGGTCTTGATGTCCGAGACGTCGGGGAAGGGCGGGAGATCGACTCCTGCGGGCGCCTGGACGGTCCAGACCGCTCTGCCCGAGCGGATGGTGACGGTGTGGCCGATGACGTCCAGCCGGAGCGTCTTCTCCTTGGTCAGGATGAGCTTGAGGATGTCGAGGATCTTCCGACCGGGCAGGAGCACCTCGCCGGGCTTGGTGATCTTGAAGCCAGCGACGACGGCAGAGAGGGCCTTCTCCGAGTCCAGCGCTGTGACCTCGACGTACGAGGAGGTCGTCGCCGTGCTCGCCACCGCGGACAGCTTGGTGTAGATGGTGCCCGGGATGACCTCCTTCTGAGGAGCGATGGCCACCGCGCGCTCGAAGGCCTGCGCGAGAGTCTCAGCCGAACCCGAGATGGACAGCCGGGAGTCAATGGGGACGATCTCCGGGATGAGTTCCGGGTCGCCCTCCTCCACCAGGAGGTCGGAGTAGTCGTTCAAGAGGCGTCCTCCAGGTAGCGCTCGGCGTCGGCCAGCGCTCCTTCCAGAGCCTTCTCCAGCTCTGCGCGCTTGGCCCGGATCTCGTCCGCCGTGGTGACGCCGAACTGGTCGAGAAGCTCAGCCCGAGCCTTCTCCAGACTCTCGCTGGCGTTCTCCTTGCGGAGCTGTGCCCGACCCTGGAGGGTGTTCTGCTGGCTGATGCGCGACTTGATGTCGGCCAGTTGCTCTTGGATGCCCATGGCTGTTCTACGCACGAGGCCTGGTCAGAGCAAGGAGACTCGACCCCGACCGATGGAGCCCTGAGGGGAAAACTTCGAGCACGCGTGCTTGACGTTGCAGAAGCCGCACTCAGCGTTGTCCGAGCGCGGGGCGTTGTCGCCACTCCAGATCCCGTTGGCCATCCGGACGATGCGCTGGAGCATGCCGGAGCGCTCCTCGTCCGTGACCTCGTGCGGGAAGAATTCTTGTTTGACGAGGGGCTGCATCAGACCGGTCAGCGTGGTCTTCTTCTGGTTCATCGAGAGGTTGACGAGGTCGTAGAAGATGAGCTGGCCGAGCGTCTTGCGCCAGTAGTTCGCGTCCCGGGTCACCTTCAGGTCGTAGATCTGCCAGGTGTCGTCCTCGGGCCGGTGCACGATGAAGTCCATGGCGCCGTTGAGGATGATGGTGCCGAAGCCACCCCTGCCGTCCGGGATGGACAGCGGCACGCGGAAGCGCATGTCGGCCTGGTACTCGTACGGGAGGAGCTTGTGCACCAGCTCGCCTTCGAGCTTGGTGGCTGCCTCGATGCACGTGGCCGTGACGGTCGCCTTGTCGGCCTTGTCTCGCCAGCGGAGGAGCCCGCCGCTCTCGATGATCTTCTTCTCTTCGCGGTCGATGTACTCGCGGACCATGTCCGGCATCCGACCGAGATTCTTCTCCGGCTCGTTCTGGAGCCAGTCCCGGGAGATGCGGTCAACGACCGTGCCGGGGAAGTAGTTGCGCTGGTCTTCGAGCGAGGCTCGCTTGCCGGAGCGCTGGAGGAAAGCCTTCTGATGGCACGTCTCCCAGGTCTTCAGAGAGGACCACGAGATCCGTAGGGGCTCCAAGCGACCGCACTCCTTGCATAGTGCCCGTGCTGCCATGCGCACGAGTCTATGTGTTCTACGCCGCTGAACGGCGGGAGGCAACCTGGCCGGTGAGACGGTCCAGTTCACGCTGGGAGCAGACCTGATTCTGCTCCTGAGCGGCGACGTACTCGAAGAGGGACTGGACGAGCAACTCGACGTCCTCGCGCTTCTTCGGAATCTTGGGCACCGGGATGGTGCCGGTATCTGCCCGGTGCTTGCCAAGTCCCATGCGGTCCTCCAGAGTTCAGGACCCGGTCTATCGGGTTTGCTCGGCAAGCACCAGGGCAGATGCCTAGAACTTCTAGCGGAACATCTTCTTGATGCGGTCCGCGTGCTCCTTGATGTAGTCCAGAGACACCGTGGCTCGCTCGCGCCCATTCCAGCCGTACTCGGACTTGATGGAGTCGATGAAGCCGGACAGGTCGCCCTCGGTGGGCTGAAGGTCCAGCGTCGGCTTCTGGTGGGCGACCTTGCCGTCCTTGACGATGAACTCGACGGCGGCAGGAGCGGCCCCCTCCTCCGGGAAGAGCTGAGCCTGGAGGTTCAGGTACGGGAAGGCATCAGCGATGACCTCCCAGTCCGACAGGACCTCGGTGACACTCGGCCACTTGCCGATGTTGTCCCTGGAGCTGCCGACCGTGCCGTCCCAGTTGATCCAGCCAGCCGGGCCGTAGATGTAGGCGGAACCGAGCCGGGAATTGCTGAGGTACGAAAGGCCGATTCGACCCAGGGAGTCCCAGACCGCCAGCTCTGCGTGGTACGAGTCCAGTCCGTGGGAGTCGTCGGGCAGACCCAGGACCACGCGAAGCGCGGCGTCCCACTCCCGGTCGTTGGTGCCGTAGTAGAAGCCGTTCGTGCGGATGATGATCTCCGCGGCCTGGTCAGGAGTCACGGACTCCCCGGCCACGACGAGGCGGGGCCACTTCCCCAGGTCGGGGTAGGGGTACAGCTCTTCGATGTCTTCGGTCATGATTCTTCTTTTCTGTTAGGGGCGGCTGACACCTGTCAAGATGCCAGCCGCCCAAGGGGGTGGAACTACCTACTTGACGAGGCCGACGTTCGCACGGATCTGGCGGAGGTTGAGGTGCTGGTCCTCCAGGTAGTACCCGTCCTCCCAGACCGTCCGCAGCTCGTTGCGGTCGGACAGCTCGTCCTCGGTCGCCCGGGTGAGGCCGTCCACCAGCTCGTACTCACCCTCGCTGTTGATGACGACGGCCACGCGCGAACGGGCGCTCCGCTTCAGACCGCTGTCCGTGATCGGGTCCTTGTAGATGGCCTGCTCGACACCGTTGATGTCCTGGGTCCACGTGCTCTTCATCGCGAAGCCGAACGTGTCCCGGGTGTTGTACTGGTAGGTGTAGCTGCCCACGCCCGCGACCCAGTTGATGCTGGCGAAGCCCTTGGCCTTCAGGCGGGCGTTGATCTGCTCGGCCCGCTCGTAGGTGATCGCGTCGCCGTAGATGGCACCGATGTGCTCGTCCAGGACCTTGTAGCCCTGCTCGGACTTGGTGCCTCCGAAGACCTCCCAGAGAAGCTCGATGACACCCTTCTCCTCCGGCGTGCGGTAGTCCTCCACGACCTCGCCCGTGCGCAGGTCCGTCTTGTAGCCGAAGCCCGCGGTGAGCGTGCCGCAGAGGATGTCCACCGGGTCGCCCGAGTCCGGACGGATGACCAGCTTGCCCTCACGGGCCAGGATCTTCTCCTTCAGGTTCGGGAGGATGACCGTGAGCACGTTCCAGAGGTCCCAGGTGTCCGAGACAGCCGAGAAGATGCCCGTGGGGTACAGCTCCAGGAGGCGCTCGAAGGTGGCCTGCTCGTCGCCCTCGTCGTTGCCACCGGCGCACATGACACTGTGCTCGGTCGCCGGGACCGAACCGCCGATCATGTAGTCGTCGCCCTCCGGACCCCAGACCGTGTAGTACTGGTCCAGCCAGTCGATGCTGGGCATGGAGTCCGTGCCGAGGAACGACAGGAGGTGCCCGGCGCCGACGCGCTCAGCGGCCTCGATTCCCGCGTCACCACGGAACGAGAAGTCGTGGCCCTGGAAGTCCACGGTCGCCGTCTGGCCGGTCGTCTCCAGCGCGTCCCGGTCCAGGAGCTTGCGGAAGCGGCGCGCGAGGGTGGCAGCGGTCATGCCCTGCCAGATCTCCGACGACATCGGGGTCTCGATGTAGTTCACGAGCCAGTAGAACTCGGCCACCGTGTTCTCGACGGTGAACATCGGCACCCGCAGCGGGACCTCCTTGCCCTCCGGCAGGGCGTTGAAGCGCAGCGGGAGGTAGCCCAGCTCCCAGAGGGCGGCGATGTGATCCACACCGATGCTGTTGGGTCCCACGTAGGCGTCGATGAACTCCTGGTAGCGCTTGGTCACGACCTCCTTGGGGGAGCGGAAGAACACGTCCCACTGCTCGGTGAGGTAGTTCTGGAGGAAGGCCTGGAGCCCGAAGAAGGTCACGTGCGTGACGTCGTCCAGGCGGCTGCCGCGGGGCGTCCAGTTCGCCTGGATGAAGGCGGTGCCCTCGGGGTACTGGCGGCGGTGATCGAGCTTGTAGCCGTCCGTGCGGATGAGGGGGCGGATGGGGGCGTAGCGGTTCATTAGTTGTGTCCTTCGTTCATGAGGTACTGGTTGAAGATGGGGAGGGTCTCGCGCACGATGACGTCGTGCGGGTTGGGGAGGTACCAGCTCTTGTCCACTCCGGGGTGGCTGTCGGTCGTGTAGATCGTGCCGAAGCTGTTCCTGAGGTCGTCGTAGCCCCTGGAGAAGATTCCGTGGGTCACCCAGAGATCGAGACGCTCAGGAGCGAGACGCAGCACGGAGGCCAGGCCGATGAAGGTCCCCCCGCCGTCGCAGATGTCGTCCACGATGAGAAAGCGACCGTCACCCTCACGCAGTGCGTTCCAGCCCTCAGGAGCCTCGAAGCCGGAGAGCTTGCCGGTGGCGAAGTCACGGGACTTGCCCGCGTAGAACACCTCCAGCTCCAGCTCAGCGCCAGCGGCCTCAGCACGTGCGTGCGAGCCCTTGTCCGGGGCGATGATGCCGCGGTAGGGGAGGACACCGTCCTGGTGCGGGAGGAGCTTCCGCATGTACTTCTGGATGGGCAGGACCTTCAGGTTGTAGAGGTGGCTCGGCATCCGCTCGGAGTGCGGATCCAGCGTCACGATCTCGTCCAGGTCCATCTCGTTGAAGAGCTTGGCGTAGACCCAGGCACCCTCGGGGCGTCCTCGGTCAGAACGGGCTCCGGGGAGGTAGGGCAGAAGAAGAATCTTCTGGAACCCGCCGTCGAAGTAGTTGTCCCAGACAGCGAGGTCGATGATGTCCTGCGGGTCGGCACCTCGGAGAAGAGCGACCTGAGGGCCGCCCACCTCGATGCCGTTCGTCGCCACCATGTAGCGCTCGCCGCCCGGGTAGGACTTGGACTCGACGTTCTGCGGGACCAGGCCCGCTTCGGTCAGTGCGAAGTAGTTGATCGTCATGTGCCGAGCTTGGCATGGGAGTTGTCATATGTCAACTACATCCAGGCACAGAAAAAGCCCCCGTAGGGGCTAGTTCTGTCAGGCGAAGGAGATCGAGAGGCCATAGTCCTTCCGGTTGACCACGTACCTCCCACTGTTCTCCAGGAGGTCCTTCGTCTTCTGAGGCAGGTCGTCGTAGTACTTGGAGGGGAAGTAGATGGACCCGTGAGCGGTCAGAAGCCGGTCGAGGCTGTACTGCTGAGGGTCCGGCTTGTCACTGTCCATGCGAGGTACTCCAGAGATTGATGCAAGCGCATCGTAACCCGATTGGGGGTCACTATGTAGCGGGTTGTGCGACAAGCGTCGGATTGTCCCGCTTCCACTTGTCGTACTCGCAGTCGAGATCCAGAGCGAGCTGGGTCTTGCCCTCCTTCTGGGCACGGCGGATGAGGAACTGGTACTCGTTCTCGATGGCGGTCATGCTCACGCCGCCGCCTCGCAGTGGTCCGTGCCCGGAACCAGGGGACTGCGGTCGTGGGTCAGGCACCCGGCGAAGTAGCCCGGGTGGTCGGACTGAGCGAGAGTGACGATGTTGCATTCGGACACAGAGGTCTCCTAGTTCGGTGCGGAGGGGTGAAGAAGAATCTACTCCACCGGCCAGAACTCACCCCGGTCGATGTCGAAGTCCTGGTGCCAGCTCTTGACGTCGTCCAGGGTGTTGCTGAGGTCCACCGCCATCGCTGCCTGCTCGATGAAGCTCTTGGCTTCGAGGAGCCCATCGGTCTCGGAGACGAGCTGCTCGAAGAGGTCCTGCGGGATGGCGATGTAACGCCCCGGAGCCGTGCCGAACTTGCTCGCGTTGACGATGGTGGCATGAAAGGAGATCGGGACAGGGTTGATCGGTGCCAGGGTCATGAGACGTCCTCCAGGACCTCGATGGCTCGCTCGCGGACGGGCTTGTCCACGTGTTCGAGCTTCTTGATGTGGTTCACAACAGACTCGGTGCTGCTGATGGCCAGCGTGGTGCTGCCGACCTCCGAGAGGAACTGGTCCAGGCTGAGCTTCTCGTGCTTGGCCTCAGCGATCTCGGTCTTCTTGAAGACCTCCGAGCCCGGGCGGTGTGGCACCGGCAGGGACTTGAAGCCCTTGCCCTCGGTCCAGAGGGTGACCTGGATCTTGCGCTCGAAGTTGTACTCGTGCGCGGACCCGCGGCTGAGCGCTCCGACGTTGGCGTACTGCACTCCGTCCGAGAAGAAGAATCCGTGGTCCTCGTGGATGTGGCCGTACGCGAGCGAGCCCGTGTTGCCCATGGCGGCGGAGATGCCGTCCTCACCCTTGGTCGGGATGTGGTCGAACTCGTTCTCCTGCCCCGGAGGGTAGAGCGGCGCGTGCGTGATCGCCAGGCTGTCGGTGAGGTTGCGCTCCGCGTCCACCCAGTCCTCCTCACCGATGGTGGGGTTGCCGAGCGTGGTACCGCCCTCGCGCCAGCCCTTGAAGGCGTCCATGCGCACGTCGGGGTGGTGCCAGCGCTGCTGCCAGGAGACACCGAAGATGGGCAGGGTCTCGTGCCAGCCGTCGAGGAAGGTCGCGGCGCCGGACGCCAGGAGCACACCGAGCGGCTGCTGGTCGAACAGGGTGTCCATCCGGTCCTGCGTGAGGTCGTGGTTGCCCGCGATCACAAGAAGATTCTTGTAGAGCTTGGCCACCTCGATGGTGCGCAGCACGAGCTTGTGCGACGAGCGCAGGGGCTGCTTGTGGTGGAACACGTCACCCGCCCACACCACGGCGTCCGCACTGAGGTCCTTCTCCAGCTTGGCGACGTACGCCAGCATCTCGAACAACTCCTCGACGTAGCCCTCGTGCACGCTCGACGGAGGACGGTCGGTGAGGTGGATGTCGTTGACGACGATGATCCTGGCGGTCATGGCTGCTCTCAGTCGTAGTTCGGGAAGGACGGTGACCCGGGATGCGTCTCGGGCTCTTCCTCGGGAGGTGGAGGCTCGAACTTCAGAAGTGGGTTGGGGACGTACCTGGAGACGAACTCTTCCTTGACCGGAGGCGCCTTCGACGTGAAGTCCCACGGAGGGGCGTTCTTCGGCTCGGTCCTGGCCTTCGGTTTCTTGTTCCTCTTGGCGGGCTGCCCCAGCGACTTGAACTGAGGGTCAGCGTCCTTGGGCTTCACCCGGCTGAGGCCACCGATGCTCTCCCAGTAGTTGACCGCCGTCCGGCAGAAGGCGCACTGGCACGTCGGCATGTCGTCGCCCTTGGCCTGATTACAGAACGCACAGGACGTGATGAGGTTCAGCATGGAGTCCGTGCCACCGAGCGCCTTGGGGACGATGTGGTCCCAGGTGCGATTCTTGTCAGCGAAAACCGGGATGCCACAGTAGTGGCACGTGAAACCGTGGCGGGAGGGTGCCTTCGCCCTCTTGATGCTCATGACTGTTCTACGAGGAAGAGTCCTGCTCACGCAGGATCGTTTCCGCGATCTCCTGGCCATGGAACTTCTGCTCGTTGTTGACCACTTCCAGGAGCTTGTAGAGGAGCACCGCAGCGCCGTCGCTGTACAGGTGCTGCACCACGTGCATCGTCACGTTGCCGGTATTGAAGTCCTGGTACGTGATCTTGTAGCGGTGCGTCTCCTCGTAGCCCTTCAGGCTCTCCAGCCTCCTGGCCACCCAGTGGGCGATGACGTGGTCGTTGACCTTCAGGTCTCCGCTGAGCATGGTCGGTTCTCCTACCTGAGCCGGTTCAGCTCGGTCTCGATGAGGTCACGTTCTGCGTTGGACAGCCCCGCGGCGATGGTCCGGATGGAGTCGAACACCTCCTGGGACCGAGCGAGCTGCTGCTTGTACGGCTTGGAGATGGTCTCGATGATGGTCGTCATGCGAGAGGCAACGGCCTCCGCGACGCCTTCGTCTACGAGGCGGTCGAATTCTTCTTGGGTCAGCTCCGTCATGCAGACGAACCTAACGGACGATCACCAAGGTGTGCTCGTCCTCGTACGAGTAGCTGTAGTCGTTCCAGGCCACGTATGCCGAGCCCTCCTTGTGACCGACGACGAGACCGTTGAGGCCTGCGCGATCAGCCCGGAGGCTGGTGACCTTGGCGTGGAGGGGGACGGGGAATGCGGTGAGAGTGCTCATGAATTGAGCTTCTCATGGGAGTTGTCAGATGTCAACTCCACGGGCCTCGCTGCACTGCGGGTCTTGGCGGCACTGCCTGAGAGGGCCTGACGCAGCGCGTAGTAGAACCTCACGAGGTCCCGAGTCTCGACGTTGAATTCAAACGGCGAAGCGCCCTGAGACGTCATGGTGATCTTCCAACCGTGCCGGGTGACGGCCAGGGTCGGGATCCACGTCTCAGGGCGCTTCTGGGGGCTCACAGGCTACCGTTCTCGACCTTCTTCAGGGAGAGGGTCTTGCTCGTCTTGAAGAACTTCTCCGCCGTGGTGGCGCCGAGCTGCTTGCGGATGGCCGCGGCGTCCGGCGCCGACTTGTACAGCTCGGGGAAGTCCTCCACACCGTACGCCGCCTGGAACTCCTTCGCATCCAGACGCGAGGTGAGGCCGATGGTGACCGAGACCTCCTCGTAGACGTAGGTCTTCTTCTCCGCCTCGAAGGCCTCCTTGATGCGGTCGGTCAGCTCCTTGTGCTCGGCCTCCAGCTTGTCGAGGCCGACCTTCAGCTTCAGCGCTCGGTCGAGGTCCGCCTGGGTGATGCCCTGGGGAAGTGCCATGGTGTGCTCCTGTGTGCTCGTGGTGACTTGGTACCTCCAAGGTATCAGAAGAGTTGACAGATGACAACTCCATCGGTCATGGTGACGGCATGACCTTCATCGACTTCCTCACCATCTGCTTCATCGCAGCCTTCCTCCTCAGCGCGCTCATCCTGGGCCTCGGCATCCGGGAGATGGTCCGTGGGAACCGGCCCCTGCCCGCCCTCCACGAGCAGATCGACTGGACCTCGCGTGCGGAGGTGACATCTGACCACTCCCAGTGATACCCTGGGCTAGAAGCCCCCTGGATGATCTGTGCCCCCACACTTCTGTGCAAACCAGGGGGCTTCTTCATGCCCGCTTGCGTTTCGCGGATGCTCCGGGTTAGCCTGCTCGCGCACAGATGTGTGGGGGGCGACAGCTCAGCCACTCCAAGCTCGATTCCCAGTCAGACTCCCGGACCAAGTTCCCGGAGGACACGGACGAAGAGGTTGGACAGGCCTCTCCTACCTCGTGAAGACGATGGCGTCTCACGTTGTCCCCAGGAAGCGAAAGCTGGCCTGGGGGGTAGGGGGGCTCTGCCCAACATCCAGCTCTTCAAACCCGTCTCCTCCACGAACCAAGTTCTTTCAAGATCAAGAACAAGATCTTGAATCAAGAGGCCAGAGCTATGCCCTAAGCTGGCGGAGCTGGGTCACCTTCCTGCTCAGCGAAGATGTGGGTCCGAGTGGCTTGTCCTGCCTTGCTGCTAACAGGGATCGAGGACCCACATCTTGGCCACGACTTAGAGTCACCGGACCCTGACTCGAACTACCCGAGGGGGCTCAAGATGGCCGACAACACTTGCCGCAAGTCCGGAGGTGCTCCGCGTGGCTGGTACTGCACCCGTCTCCTCGGACACCCGGGACCGTGCGCCGCTCGACCCACTCGCTGGAAGAAGCTCCAGCTCTGGTTCAAGGGCACGCCCATCTGAGGTGCTACCGTGTGAGCGTTCCGCCACAGAACTCGCCCCCCGTTACGACGGACCGGGAAGAAGGCCCTCAGAACTCAGCCGGACGGTTGGACTGGGGGCCTTCGCCTTGCTACGTTGAGTGCTCCGAGAGCGGATGGCGATCTTCTCCCGGCCACCGGCTAGACCACGCGAAGGCCCTCGTTCACTCAGGTGTTCGGGGGCCTTCTTCATGCGTAGAACAGTCATGACCCAAGACCTCGCCGCCCTGACCCGGGCCATCAGCTCTCGCTCCCGCGTGCTGGACCAGCGTGCCGGTGAAGCCCGTGCCACCATCAACCGCGTGAAGGCTGTCCGAGCAGAGATCACTCAGCTCAGTGCTGACATCGAGATTCTGGACCGCACCACCGTGCTCCTGACCTCCCTCGGTGAAGAGCAGCAGGTCAAGGCACAGCAGACCATCGAGGAGCTGGTCACCCGTGGGCTCCAGAAGATCTTCGATGAGACGCTGAGCTTCCACATCCTCCAGACCACTCGTGCCAAGGCTGCCTCGGTCGAGTTCGTCGTGCGCTCCACCTACGACAACGGCACCGTCGTGGACACTCCCGCGCTGGACGCCCGGGGCGGTGGCCTGGCCGTCGTGATCGGCTTCCTCCTGCGCCTGGTGGTCATGCTCCTTCGCGGAGGCACCTCACAGGACAACATCCTCGTGCTGGACGAGACCTTCGCCATGGTCAGTGCCGAGTACCTGGAGACGCTGGGGGAGTTCCTGCGGGAGATCGTGGACAAGACCGGGGTGCAGATCGTCATGGTCACGCACCAGAACGAGTTCTTGGACTACGCCGACAAGGCGTACCGCTTCAGCAAGACCGATGGACAGACCCAGGTGGCAGAGGTTGCTTAGCTCGATGACGACTACCGGCACTCCCAGCAAGGTCCTTCGACTCGCCGCTGAGCGGGGGGCGCACCCCGACTGCATCGCAGCCGACTACGAGGGTGCCTGTGTCTTCTGCCGGGCTACGATGCACCAGGCCCTGGCCGACACGTACGGCCACCTCGGCTTCATGGACTCGGTCCTGGCCATCATGGAAGACCTGGAAGAAGATTCACGTGGCTGAGGCGAAGATCAGGTACCGGACCCGCGAAGGGTACTTCAGCACTGCCTACGTGGTCATCACGGGCAACAAGGCTGTCGGCACCAACAAGTACACGGACCTCCCCGTCGAGGTCGTCTGGGATTTCGTAGAGGATGCGTGGCAGGAGTGAGTGAGTCTCTCGCACTGAAGTACCGGCCTCGGGAGTTCACCGACATGATCGGCCAGCGCCTCACCGCCGTCGTGCTGGAGCAGATGGTCAAGGTCAACAAGATTCCTACCGGGCTCCTCTTCTCCGGCATCCACGGCTCCGGCAAGACCAGCGCCGCGCGCATCCTCGCTGCCAAGGTCACCCAGGGCACGGGCGCTGAAGTCGGTCTCCGCGTGCTGGAGCTGGACGCCGCGTCCAACGGCACCGTGGGCGACATCCGCAACCTCATCGAGACCCTGCGCTACGACGTCGGCTCCGAGCACCGGGTGGTCATCTTGGACGAGGCGCACTCCATGACGAGGGAGGCGTTCAACGCGCTCCTCAAGACGCTGGAGGAGCCCCCTGCGGGCACCATCTTCATCCTGAACACCACGGAGCCGGAGAAAATCCCCGACACCGTCAAGAGCCGCCTGATGGAGTTCGAGTTCAGCCGGGTGGCACCCGCCGAGATCCTCGACCGGCTCGCTCTCATCGCCAAGCGCGAGGGCATCGCGGTGGAGCTGGACCTCTTGGAGATCCTCTCGGATCGCGCGGGCGGCTCGGTGCGCAACGCCATCGTGCTCCTGGACCAGATCTCCATGGCGGGCATCAGCACGAAAGAAGAATTCCAGGAGCTGGCCGGGGACAAGGACACCGCTCCCCCACTCCTGTTCGCCTTCCTCACGGGCGACATCGGCGCCGCCTACCAGGCGCTGGAGGTGCAGATGCGGCTGACGGGTGACCCCTCTCGCATCTCCTCCGCACTGGTGACCTGCCTCCGGGACCTCCTCGTGCTTCGCTCAGGAGGGTCGCTGAAGGCGCGAGGGCTCGCGCTCCAGTACCGGGTCCAGCTCTCCCACAAGCTCTCTTCGGAGCAGATTTTGGAGGCGCTGAAGCTCCTGTGGGACCTGAAGACTAAGACGAGGCCTTCGGATGACGCGCTGGAGAATCTCGAACTCGTAGTCGGACTTCTCACTAAGGTTCTGGCCAGTCGAATCAAGGAAAAAGAGCCGGTCACGGTCTATTCCACTCATACCTCGGAAAAGCAGCTCTCTCTTTCCGACCTCCAGTAGTGCTTGCTAGTAAGGGGTATGACTGCTCGCGATCCTGATGGACCTCCCCAGGACGAACTGGCATTCCTGTATCAGTACGACACTGAGCTGCCTCAGGAAGTCGATGAGTGGAACGCCATCTACGACGGTCTCATCGCGCAGATGAAGCGGGAGGCCTCCGGGACTCCGATGACGACGGTGCAGAACCTCCTCATCGAGCGCATCGCTCGCTCCTACGTGGACCTGCGCCGCGGTGAAGTCGGTGGCATGACCATCCGCGACCGCAAGGAGCTGACCGCTCTCTGGATCTCGATGACGACGGAGTTCAACAAGCTCCTGAAGCTCACCGAGGATCAGCGCCTCGAAGACTTCAAGTCCGCCAGCGTGGACATCTTCTTCGGCGTGCTGGACAGCATCGAGGACCCCGTCACTCGACGGTCGCTGTTGCTCTCCACCAAGGAGAAGTTCGCAGCCCTGGAAAACAACTAAGGAGACATCATGACCATCAGCTTCGATTCCGGCATCGTCAAGGTCCTGAAGGACGGCACCCAGGTGCTGAGCCACTACCTCGACAAGGGCGAGAAGATGCTCGACGGGCGTACCTACGCCGAGGTCGAGAAGGACCTGGGCAAGCAGGCGCAGGGCGAGGTCTCCAGCGTCGAGCAGCGTCCGGGCGAGGGCGCCGACGCCACCGAGACCAAGGACGAGCAGGGCGCCGCTTCCGAGAAGGAGCAGCAGGACGCCGCCGCCAAGGCGAAGGCCGACGCGGACGCCGCAGCCGCTGCCAAGGCCAAGGCGGACGCCGACAAGGCCAAGCAGGGCACCAAGTAACCATGTCTGACCGCGAGGACATGGGCCTCGTCCTTCTTCTGGCCGGGGGTGGGGGTTGTTCACTCGACTCCTCCCCCGGCAAGAACTGGGTCGAGAATTCGGGCGGACTTCCCGACTACATCTGCCGGATCGCCAAGTCGATCTCCAAGGGTGGGAAGTCCAAATCCGCTGCCATCGCCATCGCTGTCTCTCGTGTCAAGGCATGGGCGGCGGGTGGCGACGACGTGGACGCGGACACTCGCGCGAAGGCTGGAAAGGCCGTCGCGGAGTGGGAAGCGCTCAAGGCCAAGAACAAGGCCCGCAAGGTGGTCAAGGCCTCTCGCATCGACGGGTCCGGCTACCTCCAGCTCTCGAACACCGACGACTCGTTCAACACCGAGATCGTCAAGACGGCCTGGCGACAGGCCACCGACGAGGCGCGCAAGTACGCCCGTGCTCAGGCCAAGGCTCAGGGCCTGGGTTACGACTCCTACGAGTCGGTCCCCTACAGCTACATCCGTGAGCTGTGGACGGACTACATCATCGTGGAGGTCGAGGGCAACCAGTCGAACTTCCTGAAGGTGCCGTTCACCGTCAGTGGCAACGCGGTCTCCTTCGGGGACCCGACCGCCGTCAAGGTCGCCTACGTGCCCGTCGAGTCCATCGCGCTGTCCTCCAATGAGCGGCAGCTCCTGGGGTCGCTCCTGACCCCGCCCTCCGTCGCGGATCAGGTTCGCGCACTGATGCAGAAGTAGGACTACGTGGCTCGGTCATTCGATGACCTGTTCGCAGAGAGGGAAGCGGTTCGCACCACTTCCCTCTCTGACGTGTTCTCGGAAGAGCCCGTCCGACTGGAGGTCTTCGTCAGCGACAAGAAGTTCCTGGCGCAGCCCAAGCTCTCCGAGATCCAGTACGCGGCCCTGCGCAACATCGAGCGCGTCTACATGCCGGACCTCTACCCGCGCATGGCCGAGGCCTTCGACCCCTACTGGGGCGAGATCCGGCGCCTGACGAACCTCATCACGCTCCAGTGGGGGAAGGGCTCCGGCAAGGACCACATCTGCCGTCTGGCGTCCCTGCGCATCGCCTACCTCCTCATGTGCCTGAAGTCCCCGCAGTCCTACTTCGGGACGCCTGAGCAGGACTCCATCCACATGCTTAACATCGCATCGAGCGCGTCGCAGGCCGACACCGCCTTCTTCCGCCCCATGATCCGTGCGGTCAACAACAGTCCGTGGTTCCGGGACAAGGCCGAGCCCAAGCAGGGCTTCATCGCCTACGACAAGAACATCGAAGCCATCTCCGGCCACTCCGACTCGGAGACCCAGGAGGGTGGAAACCTCATCCTCGCGGTGCTCGATGAGATCGATGCGTTCAAGACCAAGGAAGAGCTGTCGCGCCACAACCCCAAGGCCGTGCGTGACTCTCCTCGCTCCGCTGAGTCCATCCTCAAGATGACTCGTACGTCGAGCACCACGCGATTCCCTGTCGTCTACAAGAACGTGCGCATCTCCTACCCGCGCTACCAGGGCTCCACCATCCAGAAGCTCACGGCTGAGGGCCAGCGCGACGTGGACGCCTACGGTGACACCTCGCGCCACTTCGTCTCCGGTCCCTTCGCCACGTGGGAGGTCAACCCCCTCCGCAAGAAGGAGGACTTCGACACCGAGTTCCGTGAGGACCCGGTCATGTCCAAGGCCATGTACATGTGCCAGCCCTCCCGGGCCACGGACGCCTACTTCCGCAACATGCCCGCCATCCGTTCGTGCGTCATCGAGGGGGAGCAGCCCATCACGGTGGAGTACAAGCTCCGCACCCTGCGCAGCGACCTGACCGGGAATCTTGTTCAGACCTGGCAGGCCGAGTTCACCATCGCTCCGTGGTTCAAGCCCATCGCAGGGGCTCAGTACGCCATGCACGGTGACCTCGCGCTTCGCGGTGACCGTGCAGGCATCTCCATGTCTCACATCAAGCGCTGGGAGGATCGTCCGGAGACAGTCACTCTCGATGACGGCTCGGAGATCCAGGAGTACAACTCGGTCCCCATCGTGGAGAACGACTTCGTTCTCGCGCTGGAGTCCAAGCTCAACGAGACCCCTTCTCGCGAGATTCAGATTCGATGGGCGCGAGAGCTGGCTTACGAGCTGTACAAGCTCGGATTCCACATCGCCATGTTCTCCTTCGACGGCTTCCAGTCCGCTGACTCGATGCAGATTCTGAATCAGCGTGGCATCGAGACCAAGAAGATTTCCGCCGACGTCAACGACGACGTCTGGAAGGCACTGCGGGATGTCGGCTACGACGACCGCCTCGTGCTCAAGTTCAATCAGCTCCTCTTCGATGAGCTGGAAGCCCTCTCCAAGATTCCCGGTGGCAAGGTTGACCACCCGCCTTCGGGATCCAAGGACCTGGCGGATGCACTCGCGTGCTCTATCCTGGGGGCTATCGAGGTTGGTGGACAGGAAGACCCGACAGGGGAAGCCTTCTCCAGCGGCGAGAAGATCTTTGAAGTCGGAGACGCGCTCTCCATGCCTGATGGCTTCGATGATTGGTCCATGGCTTCGAGTGACCATCTCGGACTTCCAGTAGGCATGAAGGGATCTGGTTTCGGTGGCTACTGACGACGTCAAGAAGAAGAATGAGCTGGCAGTCGTAGACCAGGAGGAAGCGACTGAGTCTCCCGAGGTGGCCGAGCGTCCCCTGCCCGTAGAGCTGGGTATCGAGATCGGTGTCGAGAGCAATCTCCCCTTCTCGACCCACTACACCCCTCCGATGGGCTCGCGCCGCAACATCCGGGACGACCTCTACGAGACCATCCGGGAGACCTACGGCCAGGACTTCGGCCCGACTCCTCGTGACCTCGTCTCCATGCGGCGCCAGGACGGCCAGGCACGTGCCCTGTACCGCCTCCTGACGCTGCCTGTGAAGGCCGCGCTGGCGTCCTCGACCTTCCTCCCCGCCGAGGGTGGAGAGGCCGAGCAGGAGTACATCGAGCAGGTCTTCAACCTCCCGCCCGAGCACGGCGGCATGAGTGTCACCTTCTCGCACTTCATGAGCCAGCTCCTCATGGGTCTCTTCGACGGCTTTGCAGCCTTCGAGCAGGTCTACTGGATGCCGACCTTCGGCCCGCTGTCCGGCAAGTACACCCTCAAGAAGCTCGCGTACCGGCCCTCCGAGACCATCACCTTCGTTACGGACCAGGGCGGCTCCTTCGCAGGCTTCCGCCAGCGTGCTTTCCAGCACGGCAAGCAGATCGACGCGTTCATCCCGGTCGAGAACTGCTTCTACTACGCGGCGCAGGAGGAGGAGCGCAAGTTCTATGGTGTGAGCTTCTTCCAGTCGGCGTACTACCACTACGACAAGAAGATGAAGATCTACTTCACCGCGCACCTCGCAGCCCAGCGCGCCGCGGTCGGTACTCGCATCGGCACCTATCCGGCTGCCGCAGGACCCACGTCCAAGGCCGTCTTCAAGCAGGCCCTCTCCGAGGTCGCCTTCGCGCAGTTCATGATGATGCCCGAGGGCTACAAGGTCGAGTCGCTCAAGGAGAGCGGGTCTTTCGACTTCCTGAACTACATCAACCACCACAACTCGCAGATGTCCAAGTCGGTGCTCGCGAACTTCTTCGACTCGGACACGGGTGGTGGCTCTGCCGACGCTTCTCTCGTCAACTTCGGTCAGCCCGGTGACGAGATGTTCACCCTGATGCTTCGTGGCGTCATGGACGACATCGCGAACTCCATCAACCACTACATCATCCCGCGGCTCATCGACTGGAACTTCGAGGGCGGCAAGTACCCGACCTTCACGTGGGCCAGCTTCACCGACGAGCAGCGCTCGATCATCGCGGATACCTTCAAGACGCTCTCCACGGCAGGCCAGTCCATGACGGTCACGCCGGAGTTCATGCGTGCTCTGGAGATCCACATGGCCGACGAGATGGGCCTGGAGGTGGACTACGAGGCCGTCGAGGAGCGCGAGGCCGAGGAGAAGGCTCAGCAGGAAGAGATGATGGCGCAGCAGCAGGCTGCCATGGACGCGCAGAACCAGCCCGTGGACGAGGAAGAGCCGGTGGACCCCGCCGACCAGTTCGAGACCTCCGCAGGCTTCTCGAACACCGAGTCCTCCGACGAGATGGTCAAGCTCGCTCGCGGCATGCTGGACGAGGCCGAGCTGGAGCTGTCGCGCCGGGTGGCCACCAAGGAGGGCTCCGATAAGTTCGGTGCTCCCATCGGCACGCTCATCACCGAGGACAACATCGCGAAGGCGGAGAAGAACACCAAGCGCAAGGTCACCCTCGTGCGCCTCATCTCCCTCCAGGCTCAGATCGACGCGGCCAACGAACTCGGCAACGAGCTTGCGGCCAAGGCGGCGCAGGACTCCTTCAACGAGGCCATGACGGAGTACACGGGTGGTCGCAACGTCGAGTACGTCAAGGAGCAGCTTCGCGCTCTGACCGGCAAGAAGTAGATCGTGGTGTCCTTCAGTCAGCAGATGGAGGACTCCAGGACGGCACACCTCGCGGTGACCGCTCTGGACGAGGCCGCGCGCCTTCAGATTGCCGCCGCCTACCTGGCGTGGGATGCCGGGGAGCTGAACGCTCAGACGGTCCGTCACCGGCTTGAGGCCATCGTCCGCATGTCGTACCGCGCAGCCTCTCAAGTGGGCGCAGAGGCGGCACAGAGGGCCGCAGGAGACATCCCAGGCTGGAAGCCCAAGGCCGTCTTCAACAACGACTACCTCCAGGACCTCCTCAAGGACGTCCGGCGCAACCTCCGGGAGTACAAGGCCTCCAAGCGCACGGACGCGGACCGGCGCCGAGCAGTGCTCTACACGCAGCACAGCGCCGGGGTGGCGGCACAGCGAGCGTTCACGGACTCCACCATCGAGAGCTACGCCAACGTCGAGGCCCTGGGCTACGAGGTCATCAAGATCTGGCTGGCCAACTTCGTGGACAACACTCCCTGCCAGCACTGCCGTGACCTGCATGGCACTCGTGTGGGTCTCCGTGAGCCCTTCAAGGTGCCGACCAAGACCCTCAAGATCTACCGGGACCTCCAGGGTCCGCCCCGTCACCCTCGCTGCCACTGCTATCTCTGCGTCCTCGTGGTCAACCTGGAGAACGCGTTCGAGGAGATCGAGCCGCTCAAGCCGCCGACTACAGCTCCCGTGACGATGACTACTCAAGAGGTCAAGAAGATTCCTGCCAAGGTCTTCTCGTCCATCGTCGGAGTGCTCAAGAAGATTCAGAAGACTCTCAAGGGAGCACCGTGATCCAGACGTACTCGCTTCGATTCTTCTTCGACAGTGTTCAGTCAGCAGCTCAGGCCTTGGAGATAGTTCTTCTTGATGCCCGCTCCACGCCTAGGAACTACCGGATCACAGGCCTGTCCGCACAGCAGATTCTTCAGTCAGGAATTCTTCTTGCTGGGGAACTGGATGAGGTAGCCGCTAAGCTGAAGACCGTGCCAGGAGCCGTCTGGTACAACGAGTAGGGACCATCGTGAATCTTTCTCCGGTTGAGCTGGCTCAGCTCCAGGACCTGGACATCATCGAGCTGGCGAACAAGATTCGCAAGGTTCGTACTCCGGAGGGCGCCAAGAAGTACGGCGTCCCCATCGGCACCGTCATCACCAAGGACATGGAGGACAAGCTCCAGGGCAAGTCCGGGTCGGGCGCCCCGGCTTCCACCATCCAGTCTGGCGCCAACAACTTCGGCTCCAACTCGGGCTCGTCGGCCACCCCCAAGGGTGCTGCCCCTGCTCCGGCCAACTCCCTCAACGCGCAGGGCCAGACCAAGAACAGCCGACCCAAGGTCGAGAAGGAGCAGCAGCAGCTCAAGGGCCAGGGCGGACAGCCCGCAGGCTCCAGCGCTGCCCAGCAGACCGCCGTGGCTGACGCCGTGCAGGCCAACCTGACGGTGACCGACTCCACCATCTCCGGCCCGCTCAAGTTCTCGGTCGGTTCGGCCCAGTACTCCGCGCCCTCGGGCTCTGTGCTCATCAAGTCGAAGAAGGGCACGGGCGGTGGCGCCTACGTCCGCACTCCGGACGGCACCATCCACGCCTTCAACCAGGAGGGTGAGATCACTCTCCCCGACAACCTGGGCGACATCCTCTCGCTGAAGTTCACCAAGAACTTCAAGAGCGACGCCAAGTACGCCAAGGCGGAGTTCGACAACGACGACACCGAGACCTTCCCGGAGCTGGCCGCAGGCGCGGTGCTCCAGTCGGACGGCCAGGACATGTTCACCAAGGGTGAGGATGGCTTCTGGACCCACAAGGACATCGACATCAGCCTCACTGACGAGGACCTGGCGCCGATGTTCGAGAGCGGTGAGCTGACGCTCAAGGAGACGCCGGTCGGCTTCAACGAGGCAGGCAAGGCCGACTTCAAGAACATGTCCAAGGACGAGTTCAAGGACTACCTCTACTCGAAGAAGGAGGGCGACAAGCTCTACCTCAACGGGACCGAGGTCGTCTTCAACGGAGAGAGCTGGCTGAGCGAGAACGGTGCGGACTTCTCCGAGGATGAGATGGTCGTCTTCCGCAGCAAGGTCACTGAGGAGCCCAACACCGAGGAAGCTGGTGCTCCGAGTGCCACTCCTGAGGCCAACAAGAACACGCTCAAGGTGGGCGACCTCGTCAGCACGCCCGAGGAAGAGAAGAATCTTCCGGTCGGCGCTGTCATGGACGTCCGCCTCGGTGGCGGGAAGAAGAAGACTCCGCACACCAAGACCTCCGAGGGAAAGTGGACGGAGCCTGGAGGCAGTGCTGTAGAGACCCTGGGGTACAACCTCTCCATGGGGCACGTCACGGTCAAGAGCCTTCCGGAGGACTCGAACAGCTCTGCTCCCGACCCCACTACTGCCGTGGACCTTCCGGCGCCGGGCTCTCCTCTGGCTGAGGAGACGAAGGTCAAGTCGCTGGACAACATCGCTGGCTACCCCGTGGGCACCAAGCTCCAGTTCACGCTGCCTTCGGTCGGTGGTTCGGAAGGCTTCTCCGACACTTACACCAAGATCGGGGACAACCAGTGGGCCAGTGCTGACCCCACGTTCAAGGACACTCCGGTCTCCGATTCTTCTTTCAAGAGCGCGATTGACCAGGGTCTCCTGACTGAGGTCTCTGTCCCAGAAGCCCCTGACCCGGACTACACCCTCACTCCTCAGGACCTGATGGAGATGAAGGACGGCGACGGCATCGACGTCGGCGGAGAGTTCTACGTCAAGAGCAACGGTGTGTGGCTCGACTCGTCTGGCTCGGACAACGACGACGAGGCGTTCGCTGAAGACCTCGAAGAGGGCAACGTCGAGAAGATCAACGACGTGCTCGCGGCGGAGGCGCTGGAGATCGCTCTGGAGGCCAAGGCTCAGTTCGAGGAGAACGAGCGTCAGATCAAGAAGCAGCAGCAGGCCGAGAAGAAGGCCGCTGAGGAGGAGTACCAGACCCAGGCACAGCTCCAGGCGAACATCGAGAAGCAGCAGGCTGAGGCCGCCGCCAAGAAGAAGGCTGACCAGGAGAAGGCTGCCGCCGACGCCGCCAAGGCCGCAGCAGAAGCCGAGGTCGCGGCTCAGGCTGCCAAGACGGCCAAGTACCAGCAGGACCTCGCCAAGGCCAATGCCGAGCAGCCCAAGGTGGGCAAGATTCTCGTCACCGTGGAGGAGATGGACTCGCTCTCCACGGGCACCAAGGTCAAGTACACCTCTATCGCAGGCGCTTCCACGGAGTACGTGCACCAGTCGGATGGTTCCTGGCTCTCTGACTCCGGCACCGTCGCCTACACCAATTCCTTCTACGCCGCGGTCAACACCGATCTGGTCTCCATCTCGGCACTGCCGGACACGAGCCCGGCGCCGGAGCCGCAGAAGAGCGGCGACGACGGAACCTTCCTGATTGGTGGCAAGCCGTACTCCGCCAAGGAGGTCAAGCGGCTTCACGCAGTGCTGTCGATGCACCACGGTCCCGTTTCGCTCGGAATGAAGATCCTTCCGGACAGTCCGTTCGCTGACAAGAACGCGATGGACGAGCTGAAGGCACTGGCTCTCGCGGACTTCCCCAAGCTGGGGATCAAGCCCGGTATCGTCGCGTACCTCAAGAACATCATGGACAACCAGAAGTCCGAGAAGTCGGTGCCGACTCCCTCTTCGGATGGCGACTTCCAGGTCAACGGGAAGGTTTTCAGCTCGGACGACTTCCAGGAGGCTCTGACCTCTCTGGAAGACCACCCCGGCTTCCAGATCTCCTACGGTCTCAAGGCCGTGCCCAACAACCCTTTCGTGGACAAGGACAACCAGGGTGCGCTGAAGCAGCTCGCTCAGGATGCGTTCCCCAACCTCAAGCCCAAGCCCGCGGTCGTGGCCTACCTCAAGAAGCAGCTCGGCTACCAGGACGAGGAGGAGAGCGCCCAGGAGAGCGAGGGTGCCTCGACGGGTACTTCCATCTACTTCGGCTCCCGCACGCCCAAGAGCGGCGTCCAGGGAGTGGACGGTGGAGAGTTCGACCAGGCCGACGTGGAGTCCGCCATCGCCATCCTCCAGAACTACCCGGGCAAGCTCTACAAGAACGAGCTGAACAAGCAGGGCAACCCGCTGGGTGCTCTCGACCCCAACGCCATCGTCGGCTTCCACAAGGACAAGCTGGAGGGCAAGGCCGCGTACATCAAGCTCCTCCAGACCAAGCTCGACAAGTCCAAGACCAAGACGCCGATGGTCGCGCCCGAGGTCCCGGACGTCAACGCTGACTGGGTGGACCCGAACGCACCGGAGGAGAACAAGAATCTTGTTCCTCCGGGAGGCTTCAAGGACCTCGCCGTGGGATCCGAGGTCTCGCTCAACTTCCCGGCCAGTCCCGAGATGGATCCGCAGCCCTACCTCAAGGTCTCGGACAACGAGTGGAAGAACACTCTCTACAACACCGTCCACTCTGAGGACGACCTCGTGGTCGCTCAGGAGTACGCCAACGGCTCTGAGTTCTCCATCACCAAGGTCGGTGCGCCCGCGGCGCCCGAGAAGATCGGTACCGTGGACGACCCGATGTCGGTCGAGGACGTCAAGAACCAGGGCATCGGTGCTCAGGTCCAGACCGTGAGCAAGAGCGGAAAGACCATCACCTTCACCAAGGTCAGTGAAGTTTCCTGGGACGGTGACAACCCCGATTACCTGGACATGGATTCGGCGGCTATCGAGATTCTCGCCAAGAAGAATCAGGTCCAGCTCATCAAGCCCGCGGAAGAGTCTTCGGGTGAGAAGTCCGACGAGGAGAAGGCCACTGACCTCAAGGCTGAGCTTTTCGCCTACCCCGCGGGCACCAAGGCCAAGCTCAATCTCCTCAGCGAGACGGTCACCAAGCAGGAGGACGGCTCCTGGAAGTCCGACAAGGGCACCACGTACCCCGAGGGTGCCCTTGAGAACGGCTGGGATGGTCTGGGCGGGGAGTTCATCAGCTCGCCCACTCCCGAGCCTTCTCAGGCTTCCAAGGACACCGGCAAGGCTCTGGAGCTGGATGGCTACCCGGTCGGGCACAAGGTCTTTTCTCAATTCGGAGATATCACCCTCACCAAGGAGTCGGATGATTCCTGGAAGCACAGCGATGGCACGATGCTTACCTCGTTCCAGCTCGCTGGTCTCTGGGATGCTTACCAGTTCGAGCACATCGGTTCCGACACGGCTTCCCCGAACGAGAAGCCTCTCGCGGAGGACATCAACTTCTGGACCTCCAGCATCGACTACTCCAGTGACTGGATGGAGCTTGAGGGGACCATTGACGAGCTGCCGGTGGGCACCATTCTCAAGAACGAACTGGGGTCTTCGATGCAGAAGAAGTCTGAGTTCGAGTGGGTGTTCGAGGGAGGCACTCCGACCAACATCGCGCACAACTCGACCACCATCGCGCAGGACTGGGAAGTGGACCCCTGGACTGTCGAGAAGGTCGGAGACGGTCTCTACGTCGAGCCGCTGCCGAAGAACAACGTCACGGACTTCTTCGCGAGCCTTCAGGGCCTCAACACCCCTAACGCGGCTACGGCTACTCCCGAGACTCCTGCCGCCAAGAAGCCGACCGAGTTCGGTGAGCCCATGACGGCGGACGACTTCCTCACGCAGCCGGTGGGCTCGGTCATGCAGCTCGCTGACGACAGTGGCTTCTACACCAAGGCGATCAACGGCACGTGGGAGGACCTGGACGACGGACACGTCCTCACGACGGCCAACGTCGCCACGCTCGTCTCCAACGAGGGTGCTCTCCTCTTCGAGGTGGGCAAGCCGGACGTGCCGGACTACGCCGCAGCTCCCGGTGCTGTCCAGAGCAAGCAGACCGGTGACCCTGACACCAGCCCCAACATCAACGAGTCCGGTCTCACGCCGGGCAAGTACTCGACGGAGAACGGCAAGGCCTACATGGTCGTCTCCGCCAACGGCTCCGGTGTCTACGTGACCTCCAAGGGTGAAGTCACTGCCATCAACGCGGCCAAGGTCAAGGCGAACCACAAGGCGGGAATGACCACCTACGGTGGCGTCGTGGAGAACCCCCCGGTGCCTTCTTCGGAGAGCACTGTCGAGGCGACCAAGAAGAAGGTCGTCAACGACGTCATCCCGAGCGGTACCTACTACAACGGTCCGTCGAACGACCCCAAGTCCACGGTCTACATCGTGGATGGGGACGCGGTGAAGATCTACAAGAACGGCGCCGAGCCCAAGGTCGGCAAGCAGTCTTCGATCCAGTCGGTCTTCAAGAAGGGCCAGCTCCTCGACCAGCAGGGCAACTCCATCTTCCCGAAGGATTACACCGGCTCTGTCTCGCTCCTGGGACAGGAGACCACGATTCCGGCCCTCATCCTCGCGCAGAAGGCCATCGACAACCACACGGGCTCCGCATTCGATTCCAAGCTCCAGTACAGCATCAAGCAAGCCGGTGTCTTCTACGAGGGCCAGGTCGATCTGGAGACCTTCAAGGCCAACATCGACTCCATGCTCAAGGACGTGGACAAGAGCGACCCGGACACGGGCGCTGCCAACCTCTTCGAGTGGGATGGTCTCGGCAACGCGACCTTCCCTGAGTCCATGGTCGGAGTCAACAAGGGCTACAAGATCTCTGAGTACAACGCCTTCATCAAGCAGGCGTCGCTCTCCATCGGCGGTGGCAACATCATCGGTCAGCACACGAACGCGATGTCCAAGACCCAGAAGGGTCAGTGGATCAACGCGTTCAACAACGGTGATTTCAAGGCCATGTATCAGATCGAGGTCGCCGCGGCTGCCTCGAAGAATCTTCCTCACGCTGCCGGTTACCTTCACCCGGGCTATGAGGGAAGTCCCTCGACCAACAAGGTGCAGTGGGGCGCCGCTGTTCCCGGTGAGATTCCTGCCGGTGTCAAGGTGGACAAGTTCAAGCTGCCGGAGACCCTGAGCTGGTCGAACCCCAATGAAATTCCCAAGGAGGTAGTCGATAACTACCTCGTCGCGGCTCAGATGCAGAACCCCGAGTACCTGACTCTCGCTGAGCGTCGTCAGTGGGCAACTAGCCACTACAACGCCTCGATTGCCTACAACCCGGCTTCTCCCACGAACACCGTGAACAAGCTCTCGCTCCAGGCTCAGTCGCTGAAGGCATCCGGCGCCGCTCCTCTCACCGACTCTCCCAAGTGGACTGAGATCGAGACGATGGAGAAGCCCAAGCTCTACGTGAACCTCTTCGAGCAGAGCAAGTTCCCCACCGAAGGCTGGACGGCTACTGCCGCGGAGCAGTGGTACGAGGACAACAAGGCGGAGCTGGACGACTACGTCACGAACAACTCGACGGCCAAGGAACAGGGCATCACCACCAAGTCGCTCAGCCTCAACAAGTACGTGACGCAGCAGTACGTCAAGATGTACTTCGAGGACAAGGAGAGCGCTGCCGCCGCTGAGGCGCTCATCCCCGTCTACACCAAGGACCCCACCCAGACGGTCAAGGGTTCGACCAACCCGGTGCACCAGTACACCGACCAGTTCGGTAACAAGTACTTCTTCAAGCCGCGCGCCGACACCAAGCTGGACAAGTACCGCTCCGAGGTCGAGCACATGGGCAACGAGATGTCCCGTGCTCTGGGCTTCAACGCATCCAAGTCCAGCCTCCAGACCCTCAACGGTCAGTACGGCCAGCTCCAGTCCGACGCTGGTGGCGTCGGTGACCTTATGAACGCCGACTACTCCAAGCAGTCGCTGACGACCCTGAAGGACGTCGCCGCGGAGCACATCCTGGACTGGTTCCTGGACAACGACGACACCAAGGGCGACAACGTCCGGGTCATGGCCAACGGTCATGTCGTCGGTATCGACAAGGGTCGCGCCTTCAAGAGCTACGGCGCATGGAAGGGTCTCTCCGGAGACGCTGCCATGAACTCGAACGCCAACACCGTCTACAGCCAGATGTACGCAGCGATCAAGTCCGGGAAGATTTCCAAGGCGGACGCCGACGAGATCTACAAGGCGACGCACGCTCGCGCCCTGAAGATGCAGAAGTTCAGCGACGCCCGCCTCGATGCACTTCTCGACCAGGGCATGGCCAACCGCACGAGCTACGACGTGCCCTACAAGCTCTCGGACGGCACCTACGCTTCGGACTCGCTGGATGGCCTGAAGATGGCTGTCAAGGACCGCAGGGACCGTCTGGCGGAGGACTTCGACTCCATGTGGTCGAAGATCTACCAGCAGGCCGGGTACGGAGATCTTCCGGAGCCCGAGGTGTCCCCGCTGGGAGACGTCATCTCCGGACTCGGTCACGAGAAGCTCCACACGGAGGTCTTCGAGGCGAACACCCACGGCAAGTCCACGCTCATCAACAGCTCCAGCGTCGTCGGCGGCACCGTGCACCTCTGGGTGGAGAAGAACAAGAAGGCCGACAAGCTCCAGGTCAAGGGAGAGATGTACGTCGGTGACCTGAAGCAGCAGGAGCTTCTGGGATTCTTCTCCAAGCACACCGAAGGTCTTTCCGACGAGAAGATGCAGAGCGGATTCAACTCCGACGAGTTCGGTGAAGGAATCGTCAACGCGGCCAAGACGATCAATCACCACGCGCTCGATCAGAAGTACAACATGTCCACGGTCAACAACTTCTTCGGCATCGAGAAGAACATCGACAAGGACCTGGATGCCTGGACTCCGAACCTGGAGGCCAACTCCACGTTCATGAACGAGCCCGCCTACAAGTTCCCCTCGGGCACCCTTGTGCCCATGGTTCACGTGGACCAGTACAAGCTCATGCTGGACTACTACAAGCCGAAGGCTGCCTCTGTCTCGGCTGCCTACGACAGCCAGGGCAAGGTTGCGATCATCGAGCCTTACTCTCCGCTGAGCCTTCCCGTGAAGGACATGGAGGAGCAGTACGGCAAGACCGATGGTTCTTCTCTCGTCAAGCTCTCGAACAACTCGTTCCTCTACAAGGACTCCGCCAACAGCTCCGTCTCCACGGTCTCGGAGAAGGAAGCCATGGCCCTCATGGACAACGGGGCCGACCCGGGATGGTCTTCCGTCTCGGCTCCCAAGGTGGTCACTCCCAACCTGCCGTACACCGTCAAGCTCAACGAGAAGACTCACGAGAAGGTTGCTGCCTACGACAGCCGACTCAACCTGAAGGTCGAGATGGAAGCGAGCGTCGGACAGAACGGCGCCCGTGGCAAGGAGTTCGAGATCACTCTCGACACGGGTGAGAAGATCTACTGGCGCAACGCGGGCCAGACCGGTACGGCGATGGGCCAGCACGGCAAGCTCACGTTCGTCATGCCGGATGCCGGGGACTCCCAGTCGTCGCAGGCCTCGATGGCGCGTATCCAGAACGTGCTCAGCGACCTGGGCATCGACAACGAGCCCGCCGACGACACCACCGCTCGCAACATCTACTGGCGCGAGATGTACGGCGTCATGATGAACCGCAAGCACAAGCCGAACTCCCCCAACGAGCGGGCTCAGAAGGCCATCCAGGCGAAGATCGCTGAGATCAAGAGCACCGAGAGGAAGTTCATCGAGGAGTTCGGTCGTCTCGTCTCTCCTGAGGAGGAGAACGAGTTCTGGACCAAGGTCTACTCGGATGAGTGGCCTAAGGAGGTTGCCAACCTCTTGCAGACCGAGGGCTACCTTCCCAAGTACGACCACCTCAACATTCAGAACTCTGAGCTGGAGTCGGGTAAGCCGTACTGGGATCGCTTCGACGTCTCGGATGACGAGTACGAGGACGCGGTGCTCTACCACGAGAGTTCCAGCACCACTGAGACCATCATCGAAAGCGGTGGGCTCTTCTCGGGTGAGGAGCGCGTGCGTCAGCTCGGCTTCATCGCGACGCCTAGTGGGCTGTACGGTTCGACTTCCCCTCTCCAGGACCAGAGCAACGGTTCGTCTCATGTCATCTACACCCGGGTCCGCAAGGTGGGCACCGCTGTTCCGTCCAACGTGCCCTACGTCGTGGACCCCAAGCTCATGAAGCGCACGCGCATGTATGCGCTTCCCACTGACCTGTACGGCATCCTCTCGGCTCGAAAGGGCAAGTCGCTCTCCGGCGTCAAGGATGTGGTGGAGGAGTTCAATGGCAACTCCAAGAACGAGGTCATGCCTCCCAACGCTGTGTCGGTCCTCGACGGGATGATGGTGATTCTCTTCGACAACGCCGCGGAACGGAACGCCATGATTCAGCGCCTGAAGGAGCTGAGCATCGAGCAGATTCGCGGAGTGCCTGTCGAAGATAGACTCGTCATGCGGGTGGATGCCCAGAAGGCAATCAAGAAGATCAAGGAGTCGGGCAACTGATGAACGTCACTGAAAAGAAGATTTCAGACTTCTTCGGACCGGCTCTTCGAGTCCTCTCCGACCGGAGCAACCTGGACGCCATCGTCGTCTGGAAGCTCCGTGAGGATGAGGGGGAGGTCTTCCTGGACCTCTGGCCTCACCCCTCTCAGGTCATCTCGCTGGTCCTTCCCGACGACATCGAGGAGACCGAGGGTCGCTGGACCTTCTCGGCTGAGGGCACTCGCTGGCAGTTCCGGGCCTTCCCTGGCGCCAAGGAGTTCGCGCACGCGTTCAAGAAGGCGCAGCGCAACCGTGGCTAAGTACCTTCTGCACCAGGCCCGCAGTGGCGAAGTCCTCGGTGTGTGGTTCGAGAACGATTCGGCCTACGTGCCCACCCTCCAGGGAGACCGTGCTCAGACCTACGGTCAGGCAGTCATGGACTCGCGGGGTCCGGCCACGGAGTGGGACGACTACGCCGAGCAGCTCGCCAACAAGTCCCCGGCGCCGAACTACATGTGGGACCAGTTCAGCCACTACTCCACAGTCCTCTCAGAAGTTCTCGCTGGCGCACGACAGGCCACCGAGAAGCCTGAAACGGGAGAAGACGAATAGCCGCCTATCGTCACCATGAAGCCCGCCCCTCTATCCACTAGAGAGGCGGGCTTCGCTCGTTAGAAAGTTGGTTGCTAGTAGTGAGTATGAACGGCCTTGCGATTCTCCCGACTTCAGGGGAGAGCTTTGTGAAGCTGTCGCGCTCCAAGTCGGGCACGACCTTCAAGAAGCACATCCTGACGAAGGGCGACCTCCTCTACCCCGACGTGGTCGGTGGCAAGGTCGTGATTGACGACGCGTTCTTCGCGCAGCTCACGGCGAACTTCAACTCCAAGGTCTGCTCTCACGTGCAGATCCCGGTGGCTGGCGCGAACAATGAGCACACGGAAGACCCTGACCGGAATGTCGGTGAGGTCATCGGGCTCTCTGTCGATGGCGACAAGATGTACGCCATTCTCGACGTCCGCGACGAGAAGGCTGCACCCAAGTTCGGCAAGACGTACCTCGGTGCTTCGGCCATGCTGCACCTCAACTACACCGATACTCGCGACGGGAAGAAGAAGGGTCCGACCCTCCTCCACGTCGCCGTAACCAACCGGCCCCACATCGTGGACCTGGAGGATTACGAACTGCTCGCGGCATCCGCTGGGGGCAAGGAACAGGCCGTTTTTCTGACTGCCGCTCGAAAGGAAACTTCCATGGACCTGGATGCCCTCATCGCCGCCCTCAAGGACGAGCACGGGATCGACGTTCCCGCCCTCCAGCTCTCCGCCGCTGAGGCCGAGGGTGCCGTGAAGCTCTCCAACGGCCTCCGCGACGCGCTGGTCAACAACGGCTTCGTCAAGCTCTCCGCCGACCAGGAGGTGGGCGCCGACGAGATCCTCGGTGCCGTCGCGGACCTCGCCACCAGCAAGGTCGAGCTGTCCAACCGTCTCGACGTGCTGGAGCGCACCTCGAAGGAGGACGCCGCCAAGGCGCACGTCGAGGACCTCGTCTCCAAGGGCTTCATCGCCCCGGTCCAGCGGGACGCCATGGTCGAGCTTCGCCTCTCCAACACGGACCTCTTCGACAAGCTCATCCCGGAGAAGCCCCTCGTCAAGCTCTCGGGCGGGGAGTCGGGCTTCAACTTCCCGGGTGAGACCCGCGACGAGGCGAACGACGCGGAGATCGCGCGGCTCTCGAACATGGCCAAGGACCTCGGCATCGTCATCGCCTGAGCCTCGGCTTCCCAAGACAACATCAGCTAGGTAGAAGGAGACAGAGAAATGGCCATCGAGTACCCCGGGAACGCGATTCCCAACGCAGGCTTCCGCACCGGCAACCGGGTGGTGGACGACGAGCTTCTCGTCTCGACCAACGGCGGCTTCACCCAGAAGGGTGTGACGCTCAAGGCCGGTCAGGGCATCCTGCCGCTGGGCACGATCCTGGCGCGCGAGACCGCCTCGAAGAAGTACGTCAAGTACGCCGCGACCGGTGGCGCCGCGGGTGCCAACGTCGCTCGTGGCATCCTCCGCTCCACGGTGGACACCGGCTCCGACGCCGCTGGCCAGGAGTACCTCAACAACATCGTCATCCGCGGCATCCTGAACCTCACCAAGGTCAAGACCGCGAACTCGGGCGTGGACCTCGCGACCATCCTCGGTGCTCGCACCGACGACGTGTGGAACACCTTCACGTTCTAGTACGTCCCTCTACCTTGGGATGCTGAGGGTGCGGTTCTCGCTTAGAAGCAGTGAGAACCAATCCCTGGGTCGCTCAAGGCTCTTAGGTCAGCCAAGTGAATCCTCTCGAAGGATTGGTGCAGACCGGGCTCACAAGAGTCGCTGATTCCTAGCAGTAGGCAACGATAAGGAGAACTCCGGTGCCTGACATTCCCCTCCTCCAGCCCCTGGCATTCCGCTCGGTGGTCGAGAAGTTCACCGCCCCGGAGAGCCTGGAGATGCTGTCCCGCATCCCCAAGACTCCGTGGCCCTTCCCCACCATCCAGTGGGAGATCATCCGCGGTTCGCGTGCCATCGCGCGCCCGAACGTGCCCAACAGCGAGGCGCACATCGTCCCGCGCCTCGGTCGCGAGACCGTGTCGGGTAGCTTCCTCTACCTGCGCGAGAAGAAGGTCTTCCAGCCGACGACCCTCTACTGGATCCGCCAGGCTGCCAGCAACGTGGGCGACCTGACCATCCAGAACCGCGCCGAGCAGATGATCCTGCGCGAGGTCAACGACCTCAACGTCCGGTTCGACAACTTCGCGGAGTACTCCATCTGGCAGGCCCTCCAGGGGCGCCTCGTCGTGGACTCCGCGGACGTGCAGGTCGATGTGGACTACAAGTTCCTCAACTCGCACAAGCCGGTCACGGGTACCCCGTGGGCTCAGGCCACGCCGGAGCAGATCATCGGTGACGTGATCTCCTTCAAGCGCCTCATCCAGAAGGATGGCCGCGTCGCCGCGGTGGATGCCTACACCTCGGAGAAGGCCATCCAGGACATCTTCAACTCGTTCGCGTTCCGCTCGTCGGGCACCGCGGGCTCCCTCCCCGCCGCGGGTCTCCTGTCGGACCGTGCCAAGGACGAGTACTACCGCTCCGGTACGCTCCCCGGCTTCATGGGCCTCAACTGGAAGCCGCAGGAGGCCGTCTACGACGCCACCGGCGCGGCCTACACGGCGAACCCGACCGACCCCAACCAGGAGGCCAAGTTCCTCCCGGAGAACAAGCTCATCCTCGCGAACCTGACGGACAACCGTCCGTTCGAGATGTTCGTCGGCCCGACCGCCGACACCGAGAACACCCAGGGCTCGACGGGCAAGTTCGCCAAGAACTGGGAGGAGAAGGACCCGTCCGGCCGGGTTTATCTCCTTGAGTGGAACTTCATCCCTGCCATCACGGCACCCGAGCAGATCGTCTCCGCGACCATCGGCTAGGTTCCACACCTCCACTGAAGAGGCCACGATTCGCAGTTGGATCGTGGCCTCTTCGGCGTAGTACAGGTATGAAAACCTGCACCAAGTGTTTGATTCCCAAGGAACCCACCGAGTTCTACCCCACTACTGGCGGGCGCAGCAGAACGCTAAGGCTGATGGCCCAGTGCAAGGAATGCACCAAGGCTCTGACGTCAGCTAGGCAGAAGACCGAGCAAGGCAAGGTCAACGCTCGCCGCGCCAAGCTCCGCCACCTCTACAACATCTCTTTGGAGCAGTACGACGAGATGTTGGAAGCGCAGGGAGGGTGCTGCAAGCTCTGTGGAATCGACACTCCTGCCCCTCGACAGAACTTCTCGGTGGACCATGACCACACGTGCTGCCCGGGTGGAACTAGGAGCTGTGGCAAGTGCGTGCGAGGACTTCTCTGCCTTCGGTGCAACAACGCCCTGGGTTGGTTCGAGACGCACAAGAAGGCGGTCACGGAGTACACGCTGTAACCTAGACCTTGGCTTCATCTCTGGGTCACACAGGTACAAGATTGGAATGCACCATGGCTGACGACTTCACTCAGGATCTCGATTCCCTCCTGGACAACTCCCCCGCTCCTGCCGCGCCGGTCAAGCGTGGCCCGGGGCGTCCGCCCAAGTCACGCGAGACCAACCCCACCGAGCCGGTTCCGGTCCCGACCATCGAGGCGGCTCAGGCGGAGGCGGACAAGCGCTACACGTCTCCCCCCACCACGCCGGACGGTCAGGTCGTGGAGGTCGAGGACCCGGAGGACGCTCGTCTGCGCCAGCTCCAGGAGGCTCTCTCGCTCGCTCCGGTGACCTCCCCCGCCGTCCGCCCCGTGCCGGTGGAGCAGCTCACCCCCAAGCAGCGTCAGATCCGGGAGATGGAGGACCAGCTCGCCGCTCGGACCTCCAACGCTCTCGCCAGCGCCGAGCCGGTCTACGACACCGCGGACGGTGAGAACAAGATTCTCATCCACTTCCTCGCGGACGGCTTCACCGCTCAGGGTCAGACCTGGCTCACCGGCCAGGAGATCGAGTTCGTCGTGGGCTCGGTGGCCTACGAGCAGACCAAGGACCGCTTCGGCAACTCCTGGCTCGACGCCGCCGACGACGAGGGTGAGCAGTACCGCAAGTACGGCAAGGTCATGTTCCGCCGCGGCCCGTGGCGTGGCGCCCGCTACGACGACATCATCGCGACCGAGGACCAGCGCCGCGGGCGCGCGGCTCCGGTCCTGCGCTAACACCCAGAGGAGAGTGGCCTGATGGCCGATTACCCCACCCTTGCCGCCAAGGATGTCGCTGACTACTCAGGCCGTGAAGCAGACACGTACCTGGACTTCATCGAGCAGGCGGTCAAGCAGGCCACTCTCCTCTTCAAGATCGGCACGTGCCTGAAGTCCTTCCCGGACGACCCCGGCCATGCCGAGCTGGCGACCTACGGCATCCTCGCCATGGCCGACGCCATCTACCTCGCACAGCCCTACCAGGCCGTGCTCTCGAACCCGTTCAACAACGAGACCATCGGCTCGTACTCCTACAGCAAGCTCACGTCGGCCATCTCGAACAGCCTCCCCACGGGGATCACGTTCTTCGACATGGCCCTCCAGCTCCTGGGTCAGTGCGACATCGAGGTCTCGGAGATCGAGTCGGGCGGCATCTACATCTTCAACGCGGGCAACGCCGTGCTCGGGACCAACCGGGTCGGCTACTCCGAGTACCTGACTCCGGTCGAGATCCAGAATCTTGTTTCGTGGTCCGGTCAGGATCCGGTGGAGGGCTACCGCGCATGATGCACCTCTTCGCCTCGAAGGTCCGTGCCGAGGAACTCGTCATTACTCCTCAGGAGGGCCGGGCGGAGTACTCCTGGAAGAAGGTCGGTCCGTCCTTCATGTGCCGCATCGACCCCAACTTCATCCGCCCTGGCAAGGACGTGCAGGCCGTTGTGGAGGCAGGACGGGCGCCGGACCGGGTAGCGCTCATGTTCTGTGCTCAGACGGCTCCTGTGGGCGCTGGGCGCCGCATCGTGACCGAAGGCGGACCCATCCAGGGCGTCTTCGAGATCCGAGCCATCCCGGACATCGCTGTCGGCTACTCCACGGGCCACCACATCGAGGTCCAGCTCATCGAGACCAACCAGGAGCTGGACGGCTTCTTCCCCGCCGCTGACGGTCAGCCCTCTGCCGCGGTGCCCCAGAACGCTGACGACGACGGCGTGAGCCCCGAGGACCTCTACGGAGACGTCTAGTGATCCGGGTCGAGTCCGACTGGTCAGAGGTGGACCGGGAGCTGGACCGAGTCGAGATGCTGCCAGGGCCTGGAGGCACCGCCAAGCTCGACGGTGTGCTCAAGATGCACGAGACTCTCGTCAAGCTCAGCGTGCACGTGGACACCGGCTCGCTCAAGGCCTCCGTCAAGAGCAAGTCCGAGACCTTCATCGACAAGTGGATCGGTGAGGTCGAGGCTGGTGGAGTTTCCACAGGTGTGAACAACCCTGTGGACTACGCCATCTACGAGAAGCGCCGCGGAGGCGGTCACGACTTCTTCGGGAACCTTCACATGATGCAGAGCGTCATGGTCGATGCAATCAAGGAGATCCTGCACCCATGACCGACATCCTCACGGCATGCCGCCGCATGATGCTCAGTGACCAGCCGCTCATGACTCTTCTGGGCACTGGTGCTCAGTCCGCTCAGAACACCACCTCGTGGGACCACTGGCTCTTCAACGACACCCCCAAGATCCGCATCGAGAACACCGAGCAGTCGATGATCGTCCTCACCAATGCGGGTGGCTGGGCTTCTCCCAATCAGCACAACACCATGCGATTCCCTCGCCTGTGCGTCGATGCCTGGTCGGACCCCACTCGCGCCATTGACGGCTCTCCCAAGCTCGATGACGCCAAGGACAAGATCGAGGCCATCTTCAACGAGGTCAATCGACTTCTGCATCGGACCAAGAATTCGATTCCCGATCCGGCCAATCCCGGTCAGTCCATGCCGCTGATGTGGGGAACTCCCGCAGAGCTTCTCGCACACACCGGACTTCGGCTCAGCGGGTCACAGGCTCTCGACTCGGAACCGGCACTCAGTCCTGTCTCGGGCGGCAATGGTGCTTGGATGGGTCGCAAGTACTTCGGCATCACGCTCTAACTCAAGAACAAGAATTAGGAGGGCTCTGACCCCATGCGCATTCTTCTCCGCTCCCCCTTCAGCCCGTACTCCGGCTACGGCAACGACGGCATCGGGATGGCTCAGGCTCTCATCCGGGCTGGCCATGACGTCTTCGTGCAGGGCACCAGTGTCCAGGCGCCGCTGCCCAAGGACGTGGCTGACCTCTTCACCAAGCCGCTGGAGCCTCCGTTCGATCTCGCCATCATCCACGAGAACCCCAAGGGCCTCTCGATCCCTCCTGAGGTGCGAGCGAACACCACGACCGTCATCGGTTGGACCATGTGGGAGTACTCCAACATGCGCAACGCGGAGGGTCGCTCCACCTTCCGGGAGAAGTTCAAGGACTTCGACATCCTCTTCGGCTACGACCAGCCCTCCGTGGACGGCCTGGCAGAGTTCGCAGGAGACGTCCCCACCCGGGTGCTCCAGGGTGGCTTCATGGCGGAGCAGTGGGAGCCCATCGAGCGGGACTGGCACGAGGGGCGCTTCGGCTTCTGCATGAACGGGATGCTGGCCGACCGCAAGAATCCCTTCGTCGCCATCCAGGCCTTCGGGGAGCTGAAGGACGAGCACCCGGACTTCGAGCTGGCAGAGCTGCACCTGAAGACTCAGACCAACTTCCTGCACCCGCTCCTGGAGGAGCGCTACGACCGACTGCGCATCCACCTCGCCACGTGGCCCCAGGACGTCCTGAAGGGCTTCTACGGCAAGCAGCACGTCCTCCTCGCCCCGTCGCGCGGAGAGGGTCTCAACGTGCCCGCTCTGGAGTTCCAGGCCACAGGTGGCGTCGTCATCGGTACGAACTGGGGAGGGCAGTCGCAGTGGCTCCACCCGAGCTACTCCTACCCGCTGAACTACCAGCTCATCGCACAGGACCCCAAGTTCCCCACGTCCCTCAACGCCGAAGCCGACATCTCGCACTTGAAGCAGCTCATGCTCCACGCGTTCCGCAACCGCTTCGAGGTCGAGAACAAGGGCGCCGTCGCCTCGCAGATCATCCCGAGTTCGCTCTCCTGGGACGCCGTCATGCGTCGCTTCTTCGACAAGATGAAGGACACCCTCAAGTGAACTCCGTAGACGTGCGCTGTCCGTACAACCACGCGAGGCTCTTCGGAAAGCTCATGCTCTCCGATAATCGGCCTCGTATCGACTCCGAGAGCAATCTCATGGAGTACGCCTGTGCGGATTGCAAGAAGCACTACGTCCGCAATGGAAGGACTATTCGGCTTGTCCTCCACCGCTACAACTTCCTCGGTGAGTTGATCGAAACGGTCGATGAAGAGGGCAACCTTCTCTGAGACCCCTACTGCTTGCTAGTAAGGGGGACAGAAGGTTGCTGCCTAGGCGGCTACGAGTCACCACGGACTTACAGAAGGAGTAGCTGCCATGGCAAGCACGATCACCGAGGGATTCAGCCTCTCTCACGCCGCGATCCTGAACGGCACCACGGGTGCGGAGGAGGCTGTCGGCGACATCTACGGCATCCGCTCCGGCTCGATGGAGCTGGACACGGACTCGTACGACAACACGGGTGACGACAGCATCCTGTCCACGTGGTACTGGTTCAACCGGGCCACCCTGACCATCCAGTCGGGCTACGTGCCGTTCGAGACCATCGCGCTCCTCTCGGGCTCGAAGGTGACCAGCTCGGGGGCCGCCCCGAACGACGTCATCTCGATGCCGCTGTGGGAGACCCGTCAGAACAACACGACCCCGCGCCCGGTGCTCGTGCGCGTCCCGGCCAAGGACCACAACGGCGTCCTGCGCACGCTGGACTTCGTCCTCTTCAAGGTCCAGTTCCAGCCGTTCTCGTTCGACGGCCCTTCCTACAAGGAAGGCCTCCTCCTGAACTACACGGGCACCGCGCTCAGCTCGGCCACGGACGAGAAGGGCCAGCCGGTCCTCGACTCCCAGACGGGCCAGCCGACCAAGGCCATCGGTCGCATGCTCTCGCGACCGGCCTGAGCCGAGCAGGTAAGCTGAGCAATCAGCAAGCCCCTGTCATCTAGTCAAGGAGACGAGTCGCGTGACGACCAAGAGCACCAAGCAGACCCAGACCGACATCGAGGCTCTCGTCCCGGAGCCGGAAGTGTTCACCCTCACTTCCGGCTCCGTGGTGCGTATCAAGCCCCTTCGCACTCTGGAGCTGCTCAAGCTCCTCAAGGTGCTCACCCGCGGCATCGGTCCGAACCTCGACCTCGTCAACTTCGATGAGGACTCGGATTCGGCTGCCTTCGCTCAGCAGCTCATCCTCGTCATCACCTCCGCCATCCCCGAGGCGCCTGAGGAGATGTTCGACTTCATCCGCTCCATGGTTCGCCCGGAGACGGACTGGATCGAGCGCCCTCTCACCAAGGAGCAGCGTGCTTCCAACGCGCAGCTCCAGGAGGATCTCGACTTCGAGCTTCAGAACCCGGAGATCGAGGACACCATCGACATCGTGTCCAAGATCATCGAGAACGAGGCGGAGGACTTGCAGGGCCTGGGAAAAAAGGTAGTCGCCGTCTACAAGACGACGGCGGGCCGTCTCGGAGCGAAGAACTCCTCCTCCAAGACCTCGTAGCTCTCGACCCCGGGAATCTTCTTGGTTCCTACAGCGAGATGTTCGACCTCATCTCCAGCGAGTACGGCTGGTCAGATAAGAAGATTCTGAAGCTCCGCATCCGCAGGCTTCGCCAGATCATCGCAGCCATCTCCCGTAGACGGTACTTCGAGGATCGCAAGGTCAAGTCCCTCGCCTCATGGCAGACCCGCATGACTGCGCAGTACATCGCAGCGGGCTACATGATCGCAGAGGGCAAGGAGAACGAGGGCCTGGCTATGGCTCAGGTCCTCGCCTTCGATGAGATCGAGAAGCAACAACTGGAAGAACTGTCCCGAGCAGCTAAGGACATTCCTCTGGAAGACTCTGTCAAGGCCGGGTCGTTCGAGCGAATGATGGGCCTCATGTCTACCCGAGGCGGATTCCAGAAGTAGGAGAAGTCAGCAATGGCCGACAACGAGACGCGAGTGCTCTATAAGGCCATTGCTGACTTCTCTGCGCTGAAGCGCGCTGCCGCCGCGGCGAAGGCTGACCTTGCTGCCCTCAGGGCCGAGGAAGCCGCCACCAACACCGCGTCCGTCGATGGCGCGAAGAAGGCCGACTCCGCGCGCTCCAACTCCGCCAAGCGGATCAAGGAGGTCACGCAGGCCAACAAGGAGAGCAAGGAGGTCGCTGAAGAAGCGGCCGAGGCTTTCGACCACCAGACCGACGCGGTCATGGACGTGGCCAAGTCCATCCTCAAGGCGGTAGACGCCAAGCGGAAGGACGGCCAGGCCACCGCCACGGCCACCCGTGCAGCTCGTGACTTCACCAAGGCCTCCGAGAAGGCGGCGCAGGCCTCTTCCAAGTACGCGACCTCTCAGAACAAGAGTTCGGGTGGGCTCAAGAAGTTCATCGCGGACACCATCAAGGCCCGAACATCCATGGGCCAGGCAAGCGCGTCCTCCAGCGCGCTCCTGAAGAACCTGAACAAGTTCGCGAACTGGCGCCCCAAGCTGGTGCCGCCCTTCGTGGCGCTCGTGCCGATCATTGGTGCGGTCCTCGCTGCCGTGAACCCCCTCATCGGCCTTCTGGGGGCCGCAGGCGCCGCAGCCATCGGTTTCGCATCTTCCCTGGGCTCCCTTGCTGGAGCCGCTCTGGCGGTCCCTGGTGCCCTCGCAGCGGTGGCTACGGGTATCTCGTCGGTGATCGGAGCCTTCGGAGGCGTCGGCACGGTCTTCAAGGCCTTCGGTGCCATGAAGAAGGCTGGTGGCGGAGGCGGTGGTGGCGGCGGAGGCGGCGCTCCCAAGGACGACCGTGACCCCATCGAGGAAGCTCGCAAGCGCAAGCGTGCAGCCGAAGACATCATCAACGCTCAGATCGATCTGGGTCGCGCCTACGAGGACGCCGCCGAGGAGATCTCGGACGCACAGACCCGAGTGGACAAGGCCAACCGGGACGCCACCAAGGCACAGAAGGCCATCAACGACGCGCGCAAGGCCGCGCTCAAGAATCTTGTTGACCTCCGCGAAGAGGTCTCCCGCAACGCGCTCAACGAGGAGCGTGCTCTGGCGAACCTCCAGCAGGCTCGCGAGGAGTACAACAACGTCATGGCGGACCCCGCGTCCACCCGTGGCGACAAGATGGACGCCGCCGTCCGTGTCAAGGAAGCAGAAGCCGACCTCGCGGACACCCGCAAGGAGGGCATCGAGAACGTCGAAGCTCTGGCTGAGGCTGAGAAGAAGGGCGTGGACGGCGCCGACGATGTCGTAGACGCTCAGGAGTCCCTCACCGATGCTCTCGAAGAGCAGTCGGATGCCTACCGCGACCTCAAGCGTGCGCAGGAGGACCAGTCCCGCACTATCCAGTCGGCTCAGCGCAACCTGGAGGACGCCGAGCAGGCTCTCAAGGACCTGAACAAGGCCGCACAGGACGTCGGCGGCGGCGGAGGCGGAGGCGGCGCAGGAGCCATCGACGCGTTCAACGAGGCTCTCAACAAGCTCTCGCCGTCCGCGCGCAAGGTCGTGCTCGCGCTTCTGGCCATGGCACCCGCGTGGGAGGCCATGCGCAAGGGCGTCCAGGAGGCATTCTTCTCCGAGCTGGTGGACAGCATGGACGAGGTCGCGAGCCTCATTCCTGTGCTGGGCAACCTCTGGGGCAAGGCCGCAGGCGCCATGGGCCGCTTCATGGCCAAGGGCATCGAGATGATCGCCTCCGGTCCGTGGACCGATGACTTCGCCACCATTGCAGACCGCAACGTCGGGGTCATCGAGGGCCTGGGCGACATGGTGCTCTATCTCCTCGACGCCATGCGCAACGTCGTCATCGCGGCTGGTCCGTTCCTCCAGTGGATGGTGGACGGCCTCGCTGAGGGCGCCAAGAACTTCCGAGACCTGACCCAGGCGGGTCGAGACTCGGGCTCCATGGCGGACTACCTGGAGCGCGTCGCTGACCGTCTCTCGCAGTGGTGGCGCATCCTCAAGAACATCGTCATGACGGTGGTGAACTTCGGCTCCGCAGCGAGCGAGTTCGCAAGCTGGATGACTGACGGCTTCGAGAAGATGACCGCGGGCTGGCGTGAAGCCTCCGAGGCTGCCAAGGAGGAGGGCTCGCCCTTCAAGCAGTGGCTGGAGGATACCAAGCCGGTCATCACGGCGCTGAAGGAGATGTTCGGCACCTTCTTCGGTTGGTTCGCCCGGGAGGCCTCTGACAAGGGCAACCTGAAGCAGATCGAAGACATCATCACCAAGGTCACCACGGAGCTGGGACCTGCCGTTGGTGAGCTTCTAGACACCCTCTCCAAGACTGGTGTCGCTCCGGCTCTCGTGGATGCCATCACGGCCATCATCGAGTCGCTGAACAGCATCATGGGCAACGGTGGCGCCGAGGGCCTGAAGAACTTCTTCAAGGTCGTCGTCGGCTTCTTCGAGGCGCTCGCCAAGATCTCTGCGGCGCCCGGCGTCGGTGAGTTCATGGGCTTCCTCGTGGCCATGCTCGGACCCATCGCGGCTCTCTCCTTCATCGGCAAGTTCACGGGCCTCTTCAACCTCTTCGGCTGGCTCCTGCGCATGGGCGGCAGTGCTGGCGTGCTCAAGTTCCTGGGTGCTCTTGGAGGGCTCGCGGGCGGCGGCATCAAGTCGCTGGGCAACATGGTCTTCGGCGGCGGGGGCGGCGGTGGGAAGCCGGGAGCTGGAGCTGGTGGCAAGCCGGGTGGCGGTGCGGGCTTCGGCTCTGACTCGTACCTCTCGGGCGGCTACGACGGCAAGGGTGGCGACACCAAGAGCAGCCCCAAGTGGGTCCAGAACCTCAAGACGAACCTCAACAAGTCCCCCTCCTGGGTGGGCAAGCTGGGCGACAACATCAAGACCACGCCCAAGTGGGTCTCGGGTCTTGGTAGCGGGCTCAAGACCGTAGGAGGCGGTCTCCTCAAGGGTGGTGGCGTCGGTGCCATCGCCTCCATCGGTGGCGCCATCGCCGGAGACGCCATCAAGGGTGACGGTCAGGACGCCTCTCGCAACATCATGGGAGACCTCCTCGCGAACGTCGCCGCGGGTGCCGGAGCTGGAGCCTTCGTGGGCTCGGTCGTCCCGGGTGCCGGAACGGTGGCCGGTGGTGTCGTCGGTGGTGCTGCCGCGGGTGTCGCCACCGTGCTGGGTGCTGACCAGGATGACGTTGCCGAGGTCAACAAGAACCTGAACAACTTCCTGGAGGACGCGCAGTCCAACACCGGAAGCATGCAGTGGCTGGGCGACTTCAACGACAGCACTAACGGCATGATGGCCGACTTCTGGGACAACACCACTGGAATGATGGGGGACTTCCAGACCAATACCGATGGCATGTTCGATGACTTCGAGTCGAACACCACCGGCATGATGGACGACTTCTGGTCCAACACGGGAGGCATGCTCGATGACTTCGGTAGCAATACCGGAGGCATGATTGACGACTTCAATTCCAATACCGCTGGAATGATGGACGACTTCTGGTCGAACACCGGTGGCATGATGGACGACTTCAACTCGAACACCGCTGGGATGTTCGATGACTTCTTCGGCACCAACCTTCCCAACTTCCTGGACGATGCCGGAGCGAACTTCGAGAAGGCCGGAACCTGGATTCAGGACCGATTCTCTGATGTCGGCAGCTTTGCCAACGACCGTTTCACCGACGTCAAGAATGGCTTCGAGAACGCGAAGGACTGGGCGAAGGACAAGTTCACTGACGTCAAGGCTGGTTGGGACACCGCGAAGGACTGGGCGAAGGAGCGCTTCACTGACGTCAAGGCGGGCTGGGACAACGCGAAGGACTGGGCGAAGGAGCGCTTCACCGACGTCAAGGCTGGATTCGAGGACGCCAAGGAGTTTGCTAAGGAGCGCTTCACTGACGTCAAGGCGGGCTTCGAGAACGCGAAGGAGTGGGCTAAGGAGAAGTTCAGCGACGTCAAGGCTGGCTGGGATAACGCCAAGGACTTTGCCAAGGACCGCTTCACCGACGTCAAGAACGGGTGGGATAACGCTAAGAACTGGGCTCGGGACAAGTTCTCCGAGGTCAAGGCTGGCTGGGATAACGCCAAGGAGTTTGCTAAGGAGCGCTTCACCGATGTCAAGAATCAGTTCAACGACGCAAAGCAGTGGGCCAAGGACCGCTTCCAGGACGTCAAGAACGGCTTCGATGACGCCAAGCAGTACGCGAAGGATCGCTTCCAGGATGTGAAGGCTGGCTTCGATGACGCGAAGACCTACGCCAAGGATCGCTTCGGGGACATCGCGAACTTCTTCTCTCCGGTCGCTGACTTCGCCAACACGGTCTTCGGCAACATCGGGCAGGCTCTGGGCATCGCAGCGGGCAACGTCAACAACGCCGCCGCCAAGGCTGGTCAGGCCGCTACGAACGCCAACAACGCAGCCAACAACGCCGCAGCCGCAGCGTCCGCCGCGAATGCCCCGAAGGGCATGGGTCGTCCCGGAGTCAAGAACGCTCAGTCGGGTGGCTTCATCAGTGGCCAGTACCTGGCGTCTGGTGGCAAGGTGCTCCAGCAGCAGTTCAACAACCGCTTCGGCAAGATGCGCACTCGTGGCACGGACACCGTCCCCGCCATGCTGACCCCGGGTGAGTTCGTCGTGCGCCGGGACATCGTCAAGCGCATCGGTGCCGAGAATCTGGCTCGCCTGAACTCGGGTATCGGTTCCTACTCGGACCTCATGGCTGGCTACTTCAAGCAGCAGAGCGTGAGTGACAAGCAGAAGTCGGGAGCCTCGTCAGTCACGGTGGCCAAGCGCGCCAACGGCGACCAGAAGAACGTGGACGTCTTCTACCTCTCTGGAGGTGGGCTTCTCCCGGGCAACCGCGGCAGTGCCCCTGTCACGGGCTCCCTGTCGGCTCAGCGCCTCGCAGAGGCCGCTGCCAGCTCGTCGGCTGTCTACAACACGAACACCTCTGACAGCGGCCTGACCATCGAGCGCGTCGTCATCAACAACCCGCTGCCGGAGACCGCTTCTGAGTCCACCGCTTCCTCGATTCGGAAGCTCACCTACCTTCACGACTAGACTGATCTGACGCGCTTACAGGAGGGCATGACCCGTGGCGAACACCACCAACGAGTACTGGTCTTACGCCGGTGTCTCTCTTCAGACCTTCGCGTACAACATCCAGACCATCGGTGGCGACCGTATCGGTGTCCCGACCATCCGAGGCACTGACATCACGATCCCGTTCCGGGACGGCGACACCTTCATGCCCAAGGCCGCAGGGCCTCGCGTCATCTCGCTGGGCATGTGGGTCCAGGGCTCGGACACTGACGGCAACACGACAGCTCGCGGCACAGAAGAAGAATTTGACCGCAACTGGGCACGTCTCCGGAAGCTTTTCTGGGGCAGTCCGCGCAAGCAGTTCCCCCTCTCCAAGACGGTCTCCTACTGGAAGGCAGACGGCACCCGGGTCCCGGTGCGCGTCACAGCTCAGGCGTCCTTCTCCGGAGGGCTCTCCCCCACGATGACCGGGCGCAATCGTGGCCGGTTCACGGTGGACCTGCTTCTGACTGACCCCTGGTTCTACCCGGACGTCCCGCTCACCAAGAGCGTCCCCGTGGGATCCTCCTGGACCATTCCTGCCGAGCAGATGGGTGACGACCCGACCGACAACATCCGGATCTTCTTCCGAGGTACTTCGGTCAGCAGTCCCAATGTGCAGCTCGTGGCCAACTCTGAGTTCCCGCAGTCTCTCACCATGAGTCTTCTTGCCAATCTCGGCGGTGTCTCGATGGGCACTCAGGCCGAGGTCTATGTGAAGAGCGGCTACGTCTACGACCGCACCAACACTCGGTATCTCCCTTCCATCGTGTACCACACGGGAGCCAAGGCCTGGATGATGCTGGGGACCATGGACGACCAAGTGCTGAGGGTCTCATCTTCCGGATCCGGCAACAACTATGTCGCTGACTTCACGGTTTGGCCGAGGTACTTCTGATGGCTGGCGAAACTCGCGGTACTGGCATTGAGGTCAGCATCTTCAATGGGAATGACCCCTATGGGCTTCCCATTGTCACGCTGCCCAACGTCTCCGAGGTCAAGGGCCTCGATGAGATCAAGGGTCCGGGCGGTGGCTCCTTCCAGGTGCATCTCGATGACCCCGTTCTGGCGCGCTACCCCAACTGCCTGGACTACTACAACATCGTCCGTGTCTACAACGACGGCCTCTGCCTGGCCGCGTACGAGATCTCGGACATCAACAACATCCAGGTGGACAAGTCCGAGAACGCTTCGCGCTACCGGGAGGTCTCTGGGCAGGGTCTCCGAGGCTGGTTCCGCAACGCCACGGTGCAGCCCTACAAGGGACTCCGCCAGGACTCCTACACGACCCGAAACTTCAACTTCGCGTCCGAGGTCAACACTTGGTACAACCCCGCTGAGTGGACCAACCCCTGGGGTGGTACCAAGCAGAGCGACCCGCCTGAGATCAACAACTGGCCCTATGGTCCGGAGGACTGGCCGGACGCTCCGGACGCACGCTGGATCTGGGACCGCCCTTTCAGCGCGACGCAGCCTCAGGGTGATGTCTACTTCCGGTACACCCTCAGCGTCCCGTCCGAGGCAAAGTACTCGTTCTTCGTCGCAGCCGACGACACCTTCGACCTCTACGTGGACGCTCAGCTCCTGGCGGATCACCACGACAACAAGGTCTCCTGGTCTACGACGACTCAGGTGGACATCACGCTGGGTCCCGGCGATCACGTCGTGGGCTTCAAGGTCACCAACGACGCTCGTGGAGGCCGTGCGGGTCTCCTCTGTGCCATCTTCCGCTACGGCAACCCTGCCGAGCCCACAGCAGCGCAGCTCGTCGCTCAGACGGCTGGAGGCGACGGCTGGCGCTGCCTGGGCTACCCGGCCATCCCCCCGGCGTGGACTCCCGGTGAGGTCATGCTCACCCTCCTGGAGGAGGCTCGTGCCCGCGGCGTCGCCTTCGTGGACTGGATCACTCCCGACTTCACGCGCACTCACGACTCCAACGGAGAACTGTGGGATCGCAACGTCGAGTGGTCCTTCAAAGTGGGCACCGAGTACTACGACGTCATCACCAAGCTCGAAGAGCTGTCGTGCGACGTCTTCATCGACCCCGAACTCGGCACCTTGCAGATGTGGAAGGAGCGCTCCAAGAAGGAGGCTCCGGGGGACTACCCGCAGCAGCCCCAGTTCGAGCTGGGCAAGAACATCGGCAAGGCGACCGAGTCGGGTAAGGCCGACATCAAGACTCGATTCAACATCCTGACCGATGACGGTTGGGTGACGGAGATCGACTACATCGCGGAGAACAAGTACGGCATCCGTGAGGGAACCCTGGAGACCAACAACTCCAAGGCCTTCGCTAAGACCGTCGCCAAGGCGGCTTTCACCAAGCAGGGTGCTCCGGAAGACAGTGCTGCCCTCACCATCTTCCCCACGCCTGGCATGGTCCCCTTCAAGGACTACAAGGTTGGCGACTGGGTCATCGCTCCCGCCGCCAACGGCACAGGGACTCCTACCAAGCGCCGCATTGTCTCGCTGGCTTTCGTGGAAGACACCGCTGGCAACATCACGTACTCCGCTGAGTTCGACACCATCACGGAGAACCGACTTCAGAAGCTGGAGCGCTGGCTGGCCAACGCCACGGCTTCCGCCTCTTCTTCGTCTGGTGGCGGATCGTACGGCTCCGGTGGAGGAAGTAGCGCGGGCGCTCCGTCAGGAGGAGCAGTCAGCTCTCCTGCCAGCAACCGACGACCGAGCTTCCCCGTCAACTTCTCCGCACAGGGTGAGGCTGTCTGGGTCGAGAACCAGGCCGTGGGCTACGCCAACCTCCGCTGGGATCCGGTCTCCCTGGGTGTCGATGAGCAGCCCATTTCGGTCAGCGGCTACGAGGTTTGGGGACAGCGCGCGTTCGGCGCCGCGGACGCTTGGATGCGCCTGACCACGGTCACGACTACTTCGGCCATCATCAACAACCTGGCCCCGGGCGACCGGTGGTTCTTCCGCGTGCGCGCGATCTCCGCCCTCAAGTCGGGCATCTACTCCATCTACTCCACCGAGCGCATCGTCAACATCCCGCAGCCGGTGACGCGTCTCGACCGACCCACCAACGCCAACCTCACCTCCAAGTACGGTGTGCTCAACGTGCGCTGGGACGGTGCTCTGGTCAGCCTCGACGGACTGATCTGGCCTCCTCCTCAGTTCGACTACGTCTACGCCGCCTACTCGACTGAACTCAATGGCGCCTACACCCGTGCAGGTAGCTCGCTCACCGGCCAGGGAACTACTTCTCTGACGGACCTGGACGTCGGGACGGTCTACTACGTCAAGCTCTACGCGGTGGACCGTGCTGGCTTCGTCTCGCAGCCCTCCATCGCGCAGTCGCTCCAGGTCGTGGGCGTGGACCTGGGCAACCTCGACGGTGAGGTCGCTACCGCGATCAAGGCCGCAGAGGACGCCGCCAAGGCTGCCGCAGCGCTGGCCAGTGGCGCTCAGACGACCGCAGATGGCAAGGGGAAGATTTGGTACCTCCCCAGTGCCCCGGCGTCTCCTACGCCCTCCTACAACTTCTCCAACGACCTCTGGTTCGACACTTCCCACGGCAACCTCCCCATGCGCTGGGACGGCGTCAACGGCTGGGTGTCGGCTCAGGACCTCGCTGTCCGTGACGCTCTCGCTGCCGGGCAGACCGCGCTGACGACTGCCAACGGCAAGAACACCACGTGGTACCAGGACGAGGAGCCCGCGCGTCCTCAGGGCGGCTTCACCGTTGGTGACCTCTGGTTCGACACCAACGACGGCAACACGCCCTACGTCTTCGATGGAAACGACTGGGCTTCTGCCGCTGACGAACGTGCCCGTATCGCAGCCGAGGCCGCGAACTCCTCTGCCTCTGACGCCATCGAAGCAGCAGCCGCAGCCGTCGAGGCTGCCTCGCAGGCGCAGTCCACCGCGGACGGCAAGGGCGAGATCATCTACTCGGCCACGGCTCCTCCCGGGAACTTCTCGAATCTGTGGTTCGACCAGGCCAACGGCGCCAACACCCCCAAGCGCTGGGACGGCAACGGCTGGGTGGCCATCACAGACGCCGTGGCCTCCAACGCTCAGCTCGCGGCAGACGCTGCCGAGCTTGCTGCCAACAACGCCTCCAAGGCCGCCTCAGGCGCTCTCCTGGCTGCCAATGGGAAGAACACCGTCTACCGGTTCCCGCAGCGTCCTGCCACCCCTCAGGGCGGCTTCCGCATCAACGACACGTGGTTCGACACCGCCAACGGCAACGCCATCTACCTCTGGGATGGCGCGGACTGGACCTCAGCCGAGCTGGGCACGAGTGCCATCGCTGACCTGGCGATCACGAACGCCAAGATCGGCAACCTGGACGCCGCCAAGATCACCACCGGCATCCTCAACGCGGACCACATCGCGGCCAACAGCATCACGGTGGACAAGCTCACCATCGGCTCGTTCGACAACCTCATGCTCGACCCCGCCTTCGACCAGGGTGGCAAGAGCTGGACGCTGCCCCTGGGCGCGCTCATCACGCCGAACGTGGGCCGTCGCGCAGGCACCCCTGCGCTCGTCGTCTCGCACGGTTCTGCAACTCAGGTCATCCAGCAGAGCCCTTCCTTCAAGACCATCTCCGGTGGCGCCTCCTACCTCTTCACCGTCTGGATGAAGACCACCGTCAGCACGCCTGTCACGCTCGGTGTGACGTGGCGCCGGGCTACCGGCTCGAACATCTACGGCACCATCACGCCGGAGACTCTCATCGCGGGTCAGTGGACCAAGATCTCGCGGGTCGTGGACGCTCCTGAAGACGCCGTCGAGGCGAACTTCTACATCGAGATCGGCGCCAACCGCCCCTTCGGCACGTACACCATCGACTTCGTGGCGGTCACGCGCGCAGCCAACGGTGAGCTGATCGTTGACGGCTCCATCACCACGGGCAAGATCGTCTCGGGCGCCATCACCACGCGTGAGCTGAACGCTGACGCGGTCACCGCAGAGAAGATTCAGGCCGGTGCCATCGTCGCGGGCAAGATCGACGTCGGAGCCGTCACCGCTGACACCATCCAGGCTGGGGCGATCACCGCAGGGAAGATTCAGGCGGGCGCTGTCACCGCGGGCACCCTCGCAGCAGGAGCTGTCACCGCGGGCACCATCGCCGCGGGCGCCATCACGACGGAGAAGATTCAGGCCGGAGCCATCACGGCTCAGTCCGGCATCATCGGCTCGCTCGACGCAGGAGTCATCACCTCCGGCACGCTGAACGCTGGGCGCATCGCCGCCAACGCGATCACCTCCGACAAGATCGCGGCGGGTGCCATCACCGCGGGCAAGCTCGACGCCAACGCTGTCACGGCAGGCACCATCCAGGCCGGTGCGATCACGGCAGACAAGATCGGTGCTGCGCAGGTCACCGCGGGCAAGCTCAGCGCGGACTCGGTCGCAGCCGTCAACATCCAGGCCCTCGCGATCACCGCCGAGAAGATCGGTGCGGATGCCATCACGGCAAACAAGATTGCAGCGGGAGCTATCGAGACCGACAAGATCGCAGCAGGCGCCATCCAGGCTCAGCACCTGGATATCTCGGTAGGAGGCCGTGGAACCCAGATTAATCGGCTTGCCGCGCCTATCACAGACCGCAACTTCTGGACCCGAGTAAAGAACGGCACCATCAAGTTCAACAATGACATCTTCGGACTGAGTCGTAACTGGCAGTTCGCAAATGTCACCGCGGAAGGCATCATTCCGGGAACTACGACTGGTTCAGGGGGTCCTGGACTTGACACTATCGTTACGGACAGCCATCCCGTTCCTATTTCTCGTCAGCTTCGAGTAACGATCAATGGAGCATCGCTTACTGGTTCCGTTCTCAAGATCGCGTACTGGAAGGATGCGGAATTCACGATTATCGACACTGCCTTCCGTACTACCGTTTCAGAAGACCGCACTGTCTACTTCCCTTCCGACGCCAAGGGATGGTTCGCCTACCTCGATTCTCTGACGACGACTGCCACGCGCATCACTGCGCTGGAGATCTACGAGGTTGCCGGAGGACCTCCTGGTCAGGGCCGGATCAACATCGACCCCGCTGGTGTCACTGTCTACCGTGCGGACGACAGCAAGGCTGTCTTCATGGATCAGCTGGGCATTCACGGACGCACCAGCGCCGGAGACAGTACTTTCGACATTACGTCGCAGGGTATTTCGGTGTACCAGCAGGGCAACATCGAAGCGGCTCGAATGGGCTACGGGTCTCCGACCGGCTTCTCGATTCGTAACCCTACGACCAACTCTCTCCAGCCTCTCGCTTCTCACGTGTTCGGCACTGTAGCTACTCAGGCTTCTGGAATGGGTAGCTTCATCAGCAACCAGAACCACGCTAAGCGCTTTCTTCCGCTCAATATCGCCAGTGCTACTGCCACTTCCGTGTCTGGCCGTTTTCTGGTCACATGCAGCTTCCTGTATCAGATTCGACCGGGTACTCGTCTCTTTGTAGAGCTGTGCGCGTACTCTACTACTAACCCTCAGACCAATAATGCTGACAGAATTCTCATTGAATACGGTCTTGTTTCTGGCCCGTATGCCCAGGATGAGACTAAGGTCATGTACATGGGAGAAGGCGTGCAGACTATTCAGGGAATTCTTTATCTTCCCGTTGGACAGTCACGAGTTCTGGGATTTGACATGACTCTTCAGGCTGGTCAGTACGCAAACGACCCGAAGGACTCTTACCTCACCCTTCAGTCCATCTCCGCGGTCCCCGTGTAGTTGCTAGTAGGGGAGAGGAGAAGTTTCCTCCGCGATCCTGAGGAGCCTCGATGCCTGAGATTGACAAGAAGCGAGGTCCGATCCGGACCTTCTTCGGTCATCTGAACCTTCAGCACTGGGCCTGGATCAACTTCAAGCTCTCGCTTGGTGTTGCCTGGGCCTGGGCCATGCTGTCTTCCACCCCGGACACCATCGTCAGTGCTCTGTCTCCCGCGGTCATCCCGTACTGGACCATTCCGACCATGATCGGTGCGCTCATCTCGGTGGTCGGAATGCTGATGTACGCGCAGCCTCCGGGTCGCGTCAAGACCATCGGTGTGTCCATCGAGTTCGCGGGTCTATGCTTCTTCGCTATCGGTCCGCTGGTCTACTTCTTCACTCGAATCGCTCTCGCAAGCTCTACTCCGGGCAATCAGGGCGTACCGCTCATGATCTTCGCGTACTCCATGCTCTCGGTCATCGTCTTCCGGTTCATCGTCGTGATTCCTCGGGTCTGGTTCGAGGCGCATGATCCCCGGAAGGTGGACATCTGATGGAGCTTCTCCAGAGCCTGGCCACAGGCGCCATCGGAGCAGGCATCGTAGGTGGCTTCTTCGCCATCTTCCAGCTCATCCTCAACAAGAAGCTCCGGTCTCCCGCAGACCGGCAGACAGAGATCAAGACGGTCTTCGAGTTCCTCAACGGAACGATCATGGAGAACCGAGCTGATCGGGTGGCGAACGAAACCACCATCAAGACTCTCCGTGAGTACGCGGAGAAGCTCGAAAACGATGCACGGGCTGACCAGGAGCTGATCCGGGAGCTTCACGCTCAGATCTACGTCCTGGAGGAGCGCAACGCTCAGAAGGACCGCCGCATCCGGGAGCTGGAGTACGAGCTTCGCCGCTACGCCTCCATCATCATCCTGCCGAACACCCCCAACGAACCGCACATCCAGCAGCCGTAAGGAACAAGAATCATGATCCAGAAGTACGCCGCAGCCTTCCTGACCCTCGCGGTCACGGTGCTGACTGCCATCTCGGTCCTCCCGGACCCGACCATCACGCTGGACGTCGCGCTCCAGCTCGGCCTCCTCACGGTGGGCACCATCGGCACGCTCTTCCTCCCGCTCCTCAACGGGAGCTGGGCCGGTGGCCTCAAGACGGGCGTCAACATCTTCACCGCCCTCCTGTCCGCTCTCGTGCCGCTGACTGGCTACATCAACGAGGGCAAGTTCGAGACCGCGCAGCTCATCCTCGTGCTGATCGCCGTTCTGAACGCCGTGCTGTCCGAGCTGGGCGTCTACACCCGTCTCGACAAGGCCTCCGACTACGTGGCCAAGCACGAGGCAGGCGTCATCCAGGTCCCGTCCGTGGACCCGCTCGCCGTCAAGGCCGTCACCACGGTCTAGTGCAACCGGATTTGTTACACTCCCCGTGTGACAACTCCTGACTCCAAGTACCAGCCCTTGCTTGCCGAGGCGCGGTCCGCGTTCCTAGAGGATGCGAGCTACGTCATCGCCATCGCAAGGGCTGGTTCTTCGTTGGTCAAGAACGAGCCAACCTCTGTCGGCTCAGCACCGGACTCCCGCGTATAACAGTGGTGCAGAACTTCGACGTCCGAAACTACTCCGACCAGTCCAGGCGTCGAGTGGCCAACGCCCTCCGCCTGAAAGAAGATTTCAAGCTCCCTCACCTCGACGCATGGAACTACGCGCTCTGCCGCCAGCACGCTCAAGGCTGGCCGGAGGAGTTCTACGACGAGGCGACTCAGGAGGACGGCGTCCGCCTCGTGCGAGACCGTCCCAAGCCCGGCTGCCGCAAGTGCGGGATTCACTTCCGTGCTCACCAGCGGACCGGCATCGCCTGGCTCTACTTCGCCAAGCGCGCTCTCCTGGCTGACCCCATGGGCACCGGCAAGACCACCCACGCTGGCGGTCTACTCGCCATGCTCCAGCAGACCGGTGAGCTGGGCTACCGGTGGGAGAAGGACGAGCAGTTCGGCTCCCGAGGCCGGGCCATCATCATCCCTCGCGCCCCCGCTCTGATGCAGTGGTACACCGAGCTTCACCGCATGATGCCGGGCCTGGAAGTCATCATGGCGTCGGGTACCAAGTACTCGCGTCAGCAGGCCTACCTCTCGGGCTGGAAGGTGCTCCTCATCAGCCCACAGACGTTCCAGCGGGACGTGGACGACCTGATGAACTTCGACTACTCCGTGCTCATCACGGACGACATCGACGCCATTCGCAACCCGGAGACGCAGACGGCCTACAACCTGAAGCGCTTGGGCCGCAAGGCCGACCGCATGGTGGAGATGACGGGTACCCCGTTCCAGAAGAACATCAAGGAACTCTGGTCCACGCTCGACGCCATCGGTGGGCTGGAGGTTTTCGGGCCTCAGGAGACCTTCGAGAAGCGCTACACCAAGCGCGAGAACATCGCTGAGTACAGCCGCGACGGCAAGCTCCTGGGTCACCGCACCGTGACCACGTACAAGAACCTCGCGCAGGTCAAGGAGCTGATGGCGCCGATGGTTCTCCGGCGCAACGTCGAGGACCTCACGGACGTCAACCTGCCTCAGATCAACCCGAGCGACATCATGCTCGACCTCTACCCTCGCCAGCGCGCCAAGTACGAGGAGCTTCGCCGCGGAGTGCTCACGATCATGAAGGAGCAAGGCGCCGAGATCAAGCACGTCACGGCGCTGACGCAGCTCCACTACGGCGCTCAGATCTGTGGTGGACTCGCCACGCTCGGTGAGGATGACGGCCCCAACAGTTCGGTCAAGATGGACTGGCTCATGGCTCAGCTCATGCCGGGCGGTGAGCTGGAGGACGAGAAGGTCGTCGTCTTCGCCAACTACAAGAACACGGTCCGGGCTCTGCACAACCGCTTCAACGCCGCAGGCATCGGCTTCGAGACCGTGTGGGGTGAGGTCCGGGACAAGAACGCCCGTGCGCAGTCGCAGGAGCGCTTCTGGGAGGACAAGAAGTGCCGGGTGCTCATCGGTACTCAGGCCATCGAGCAGTCCCTGAATCTCCAGGTGGCTCGCCACCTCGTGAACGTGGACATGATTATGAACCCCGCTCGAATGGCGCAGCTCGCGGGTAGAATCCGTCGAGACGGGTCTGCTTACAAGCACGTCTTCGTCCACAACCTGTTGACCGTGAACACGCAGGAGGAACGGTACCTGCCTCTGTTGGAGCGCGAAGCCGCGCTCGCAAGCTACATGTGGGATGAGAACGACCAGCTCTTCCAGTCCCTTCGCCCTACCGACATGCTGAGGCTGATTACCGGATGAGTACAGAAGAAGATTTTGAGGATGACGAGAGCACCGTCACACCTCTGACCGAGGAGCAGAAGGCCCTCGTCACGAACAACATCAAGCTGGCCTACTTCCTGGGCCACATGCAGTTCGAGAAGATGCTCTCGGGCCACCAGACTCGCCACCGCAACGCCCTCACTCGCGACGAGGTGCTCCAGTTCGCACAGCACGGGCTCATCGCAGCAGCCCGCCGCTATCGGGACTACAGCGAGAAGAAGGGCTACACGGAGGACTCCATCAGAGCCGGGGACCGCTTCTCCGTCTTCGCCCGCCACAGCATCATCGGAGCCATCCTCAACGCGCAGAGTCGCGAGGACCACGTGCATCCTCTCGTGCGGGCTCGCTACAAGAAGCTACTCGCCGCGGGCTACAAGCAGAACGACGACCTGGGCGGTCCTCGCATCACCATGACCGAGCTGGCTCTTGCCACAGGCATGACCGAGGACCGCGTCATCGCCACCATCCAGCGGGTCGAGATCACGTTCATCTCTCAAGACGAGGTCGATGAGTTCGACGTCTCCACCAGTCAGCAGCTTGTGTCTCAGCAGGACGTGGAATCTTCTGTCGTCGTCTCGTCCATCCAGACCTCGCTCGTGCAGACGCTGGATGACCTCCCCACGGTGGAGCAGGTCATCGTGGCCATGCGGTACTACTACAACATGAAGTTCGGGGACATCGCGACGGAGCTGGGACTCCCTTCGTCCGAGGTCAGCTCTCTGCACAAGGCCGCGGTCACAGCCATCCACGGCTCCATCAAGGCTCAGGCCTCGCAGCAGATCGCATCCTAGGTTGGCTCCCGCCTCTGGTGCTCGTAGTACAGGCATGACTGACGACATCGACCTCTTCGATCCGAACCTCGACCTCGCCACGGTTGACCTCGCTGCCGAGCTGAAGAAGCTCGACCTCACCGTTCTGGACAAGCTCCAGCGCATCGCCTACCTCAACTCCGTCAAGCACGGCTTCTGGGACGGCATCGCCCCGTACGACCCCGAGAGCGCCGACAAGATGCAGGAGCGCTTCATCTCCGAGAAGATGTTCCTCGTCGTCTCGGAGGGCACGGAGGCCTTCGATGAGCACCGCTCCGGTCACGCGCTCGACCACACGTACTACTCGTACCCCCCGGTGCCTCCGAGCCTCGCCGTGGACTTCCCCAGCGGCGGCGACGCGCGTGAGTACTGGGAGTCCAAGAACGAGGGCAAGCCCGAGGGTGTCCCCTCCGAGCTGGCGGACGGTGTGATCCGGAGCTGGGACCTCTCCGAGTGGGGCGGACAGAAGCTCTCCGCCGCCATCCTGGAGAAGATGCTCTACAACATCGGTCGTCCCTACAAGCACGGGAAGAACTTCTGATGGCTCTCCCCAAGCCGCACCAGCGCCCTCGTATCGACCTCTCCGACAACCGTCCCAAGGACTGGCAGGAGCTGCCCTCCTGGAAGGTTCGTCCGGACGACATCATCCCTGACCACGGTCTCGTCATCAGGGTTGACACCGGACTGGCAGACGGGGCTCTCCCCGGAGAGACGCTCGCCACCGGCAAGACTCGCATCACCTTCCAGTCCCAGCGCACGCTCGACATCAAGTCGAGCGAGGTTCTCCGGGTCTTCGGCTACATCCGTTAGGAGCCCTCTTGGCATCCGCCGAGGAACACGCACGCATCGTCCTCTCGGGCGTACTTCCCAACTCCCGAGTCCGCATGGAGAAGATTCTCCGCAGCCTCTCCAAGGAGCACTTTCCCGACCCAGTGCTCGCGGACATGTTCACCCTCATCGACCGCTACGCGCTGAAGACCGGCTCCGTGCTCACCCAGAGCGTCGTGCACGACCTCATGCGCAAGACGGCAGATGAGGGGCGCCTGGCTCACCTGGGAGAGACCTACGACCTCCTCGCAGAGGCGAACATCACGGACGCCGAGTTCGACTGGTCGGTCAGTGAGCTTCAGGACCGACTGGCCGAGCGCCAGACGCAGCAGGCCCTGACCGAGGCCATGGAGATCCTCACGGTGGGTAAGCCGACCGGCAAGGAGGGTGAGATCGTCCTGGGCCACGAGGCGGCTCGCGAGAACCTCATGACCTCCATGTCGGTCATCGAGAAGGAGCTTCACATCCAGGACTCCCCCGAGGGAGATATCCGGGAGGAGGAGTCGGACGTGCTGGCCGAGTACGCCGAGCGCAAGCGCCTTCTCAAGGAGGGCATGCACCAGGGGGTCAACTTCGGCATCGAGTCCCTGGACGACAAGCTCGGAGGGCTCCAGCGTGGGGAGCTGGTGCTCTCGGTGGGCTACTCATCGGACGGCAAGACGACCCTGTGCACGCAGCTCGCCTGGTCAGCCGCGGTGGAGCAGAACAAGAATGTCGTCTTCTTCACCACCGAGACCACGCGCGACACCGTCCGCCGCAAGCTCATCAGCCGTCACAGCAAGCTGCCCAAGTTCGAGCTGGACGAGGGGATCAACACCCGGGACATCAAGGCGGGCACGCTCACCGAGGCGCAGGAGATCCGCTACGCCGAGGTGGTCCGAGACCTCGCCCGCAACGAGGACTACGGGAAGCTCCACGTCTCTCAGGTGCCTCGCGGCGCCACCCTCTCCGCCATCGAGGCGCAGCTCTACCGGCTCCAGCGTCAGTTCGACATCGACCTCGTCGTGTTGGACTACCTCTCGCTCATCCGCCCCGCAGCGCGCAGGGACTCCGACCGGGAAGCGCTCAGCGGAATCCTGAAGGAGTCCAAGCAGCTCTCCACGACCTTCAACGGCGGCAAGGGCATCCCCTTCGTGTCTCCGTGGCAGGTCAACCGCCAGGCTCGTGACGAGGCCTCCAAGCTGGGCTACTACACCTCGCGTGCGCTGGCCGAGACCGCGGAGGCAACGAACTCCGCCGACGTCATCATCTCCATCCTCCGGGACGAGAACCAGGACTCGCGGTACGCGGACCTCAAGGGGCAGATCCTCAAGAACCGAGACGGTGAGACTGCCGCCTCGCTCATCTACAAGGTGGACTACGCCACCAGCCACTTCCAGTCTCAGAACGTCTCCGCATCGCTGGCCAACGTGGTCAGCTACGGAGGAAATTCTTCTTCCACCTCAGGCGATGCCTTCGCCGGACTCCTTGGATAGGACCACCATGACTCCCATCATCACTCCCGTCACTCTTCGCTCCGATGTCGTCGTCAAGTACGTGCGAGGCTCGGTCGGAGACGAGACCGTGGTCGAGTCCGCTCGCGTGAGCACCATCGGCTACAACGTCTCGGACGACCCCGCCGACGCCGCAGGACTCATCAACTACCTCATGCGCGAGCGCCACGGCTCCCCCTTCGAGCACAACTCGCTGACCTTCTACGTCAAGGCGCCCATCTTCGTCTTCCGTGAGTGGCACCGTCACCGCATCGCCTCCTACAACGAGCGCAGCGGGCGCTACAGCAAGCTCCTGCCGGAGTTCTACGTGCCGTCCGTGACGCGCCCGCTGGTCAACGGTGGCAAGCCCTCCAAGCCCGAACTGGTGCCCGGCACCAAGGAGCAGTACGAGACGGTCATCGCGGAGGCCTTCAACTCGTACCAGACCTCCTGGAACGCCTACGAGAAGATTCTGGCGTCAGGCGCCGACGAGAACGGTAAGGGCGGCGTGGCCTCCGAGGTCGCTCGCATCGTGCTGGGCGTGGGCATCTACAGCGAGATGTACGTCACCATGAACGCCCGCGCGCTCATGAACTTTCTCTCCCTCCGCGTCCAGGACGAGGACGCCGTGCACGTCTCTCGCCCGCAGAAGGAGATCGAGTACGGCGCCCGCCAGTTGGAGGAGGCCTTCGAGGAGCACTTCCCCATCACGTACGCCGCCTTCATCAAGAGTGGTCGAGTGGCTCCGTGACCTCTCGCTGGGACTATGACCCCGTGGTGTTCGAGGGTGACGAGGATGACGAGGTCATTGACGAGATCATCTACGCGGGCTTCGTACGAGACGGTGTGAAGCCCGAGCATGTGCTACCTCGTGGAGTTGACATCTGACAACTACCGGGCGTAGTCTGGCCGCAGGTCAACACAAGGGAGAACGAAATGGCTACCTGCGGCAACTGCAAGAGCACCGGCGTCACCGTCGCGCACGTCAAGGACTGCTACAGCACCGTCATCACGATGCAGGGCCTGTTCGACCAGGCCGTCGTGGACACGCACACCCCGGAGTTCTCGGGCTTCGTGGAGAAGTTCACGGAGGCGCTGGAGGTTCTCCCCGTCACGGAGGCGCACGCCAAGACCGTGGACGACTTCAAGCCCATGGCCCTCACCACCAACACGGTGCCGGACAGCAAGTACGCCGTCCCCCGTGCGGAGGGGCTCGTCTACTACGAGGTCTCGACCGGCAAGAAGGGCAAGTGGAAGGGCTTCCAGTTCGTGGACCGCCTCACGGGCGCCCCCGGCGACTGGCGCCGCACCGCTCTCCGTGCGCAGGCTCGCAAGAACATCCTCGCGGAGCTGGCCATCAACCCCAAGGAGGCTGCCATCCTCTTCTCGCGCACCTTCACGGTGTGCGCCGCGTGCAGCTCGCCCCTGAGCGACGCGGAGTCCATCGCCCGAGGCCTCGGCCCCGTCTGTGCGGAGAAGTTCTAGCACGCATGACAGCTACCCCCTACGCGGACGCAGCCCTGGTCTACTTGGACCGGGGCTGGTTCGCGATCCCGGTCGTGGACAAGACACTTCCCGAGAAGGGCACGACCGGGAAGAACGGGGTGGTGACCCCGAACAAGATTCGGGCCATGATCCAGACCCGGCCTGACTCGAACATCGCCATCAGGCACGAGGGCACCATGTCCATCGACGTGGACGCGTACGCCCCCAAGGTCGGCGCCCGCTCGCTCGCGCTCCGCTTCCAGCAGTGGGGACCTCTCCCTCCCACCTGGACCTCCACCTCGCGCGGCGACGACGCCCCCTCTCGCCAGTACTTCTTCCGAGTGAACCCCGAGCTGGAGTTCGTGCAGGAAGCTGGCGTAGACATCGACGTCGTCCAGCACTCTCACCGGTACTCCGTCGTGTGGCCCTCTGTGCACCCCAAGACGGGCAAGGAGTATCTCTGGTACCGACCGGACGGATCTCTCGCTGACGGGCCTCCTGAGCGCTCTGAGCTGCCTCTCCTGCCTACCTCATGGATCGAGGGGCTCCAGCGCAAGGAGCGCGTGCTGGAGTTCGCGGAGAAGTACGACTTCGAGCAGCTCAGCTCCAGCGACCGACTGCGCTCTCGCGTCTTCACCGAGCAGGCTCAGAAGAAGATTACGGACGAGCTGGACCGGCTCTCTGTGCTGGCCACCGACGACCTCAACTCCTACCGCGGACCGGCCTGGGAGACGACCGTCTTCAGGTGCGCCACCAAGATCATCCGGCTGGCCAACTCTGGTTGGTCGATGCTGTCTCAGGAGGACGCCTACAAGCTCCTCCTGGAGCACTCACCTCAGGATGACGGCTTCGGCCAGGACGAGGTGGACAAGAAGTGGGAGTCCGCACTCAACACGGTCGGCTCCGACTACCTTCCCGTCCCGTGGGAGACGGAGGAAGTCAGCAGGCTTACTGAGGACTTGACCGAGAAGTGGAACAACCTTCTGTCTACTCAGGATAGAGTTGACATAAGTCGCCTCCTGGAGGCGCTGAAGACCTACTGCTCTCGGATCGATCCGGAGTGGGAGAAGAAGCAACTTGAACCGACTGTCGCAGAGACTTTCACCCGGTGCAGTGACTTGCGCTCAGCCGTGAAGACCTCGGACGATGCAAAGAAGTGGCTGACAGCAACCAAGATCGCAATGGCTAGAGCCCTAGGAGCATCATCATGAAGACCAACCCCCTCGCTGACGTCCCGACTCTTCAGGACAACCCCGACATCCCCGTCCTGGAGGAGTGGGTCCCCCTCGCGGACGCCGGAATCGAGCTGGGCTGGTCTCGCCAGTACATGCACAAGCTCGGGCGCCTGGGGCGCTTCAGCACCCTGCACCGCCTCGGAGCCGTGCGCCCGGTCTTCGTCATCTCTCGCGTCGAGGTCGATGCCATCAAGGAGAGCAAGGACGTGCGCGACCGTCGTCCGGACTCGTCGGAAGAAGTTGCTGACGGGAGTTGACATCTGACAACTGACTCCGGTAGCGTTCTTCTTGTCAGCAACACCAAGGACACACCGACAGAAAAGGGTCAGCACATGTCGAACACCGAGAACACCCAGGCCACCACCCCCGTCGCCACCATCCCGCTCAGCACCCCGGGCGTCTACGTCTCGGCGGAGGGCCTGGAGAAGGCCGCGGTCGTCGTCAACACGGTCGAGTCCACCAAGGAGGGTGGCAAGATCGAGTCGCCGAACCCCGGCTACGTCCACCTCCTGGTCTTCACGCTCGGCGGCGTCTCCACGCGGATCAACATCCCGCTGGAGGAGACGGCGGCGCTCATCCCCGACCACACCGTGGACGGTGAGCTGGTCGGCTACTTCCGCACTTCCCAGTCCGCCCTCTGAGGCGTCCCCGGTGCCCGCCTAGAAGGACGGGTCATGGCTCTGGTCAGAGCAGCAGCCGGACAGTCTCACCCTCTGTGAACGGGTGGTCCAATCGATGGAAGTAAGCAATCTGCCTCGGTACGTGCACTGAGGTGTGAGGGTTTCTGTTTAGGCACGGAACCTCGGTGAACCTAGCTACCTCTGTGGAACTCTACGGAGTGAGGAGCTAGGGGATCCGAGCCCACGGGTCCTAGGGTAGGACGTCTTCTCCGCATTGGTGCGCACCCGAAACCGCCGTTAGGTGACGACTGAAACGCCGGTTAGATAGTTGAGAGGCCGCTGGTTCGACGCCAGCAGGATCCACAGAGGCGATAGCACTAACGCCTAGCTGCCATGGAATTACGAGTCACGCGAACTTGCCCATGCCTAAGCGAAACGATGTGCTGGTGAGAATGACTGCCACTCTACCGAGCCAACGCAAGGGAGTGCAGGCATAGCGACGCGTAGGGTTTGTCAGCCCGTAGCTCGCTGAGGTACCGGACTTGACACCCGGAGTAGGTTCGACTCCTACCTTCTCTACGGTCAACAACAAGAATTCAAGGAGGCGGCATGAAGCTCGCACTGTTCGACATCGACGGCTACCTGGCCAACGACCTTCACCGCACGCCCTTCGCGCTCGCCAAGGAGTGGGCGGACTACTTCCGTCCCGACCGAGTGCTCGCGGACACCCTCTACCCCGAGGGTAAGAAGCAGATCTACGACATGATCGCTGACGGCTGGAACATCGCGTACCTGACCGGACGACGCGAGGACCTCCGCTCGGTGACCCTGGACTGGTTCGACCTCCACGGGCTCCCCTACGGCGGCGACATCTTCATCCAGATGCGCCCCTTCAACGACACCCGGGTGCTCGCGGACTACAAGCTCGACTTCGTCCGAGGGCTCTGGAGCGGTGAGGAGACGGTCTACGAGCTGGACCGCCTGGTACTGTTCGATGACGACCCCGAGGTGGTGCGCGTGATCCAGGAGCACTTGGGACTCACGTTCGCACAGGGCTGTGCGTGGCACACCAAGCCCGCTGCCATGGTCCGCTCCGCGGTCGCGTAGCCAACAGGCTGGGTCTGATAGAGTTTCTCCCGAGTGGTCCCTTGGAGCGCTTGCTGTTGACCCAGCCTAGAGGCGGTACGTTTGCTCGCGTGCCGCCTCTTCTCTTTCCCCGGTCAACAGAGAGAAGTTCATGAGTTCCACAGTCGTTGAGTTCGTTCCGACTAACTACACCGAGTTCTATCGCCACTACCAGCCCTACATCCTTCGCATCATGCGGAGTGCTGGTATTCACGAGGCGGAAGTAGAAGACGTAGCCCACTCCATCCTCGTCAAGTTCATCCAGCACGATGCGCTCCATGACTACGACCCGGAGTACTCATCGGTCTACAAGGGCCAAGTGCGCAAGGCACGCTTCTCCACCTTCCTCTCCGGCTTCGTCTACACGTACCTCAGGCACCACAAGGACGTGCAGAACAAGAAGCTGATCCGTGAGCCGATGAGCTTGGACACTCCCGTGACGCAGGCGTCCGGTGACGAGACCACGCTCCACGAGCTTCTGGCGCCGCCGCAGCCGCTGGACATCGAGGACTTCGAGCTGGCTCACTCTCTGAACAAGATTCGTGAGAGCATCGTCCGCATGGGGCGACGCGCCAACGGCGGCAAGCTGGACCTCATGCTCTTCCTGGACCTCGTGCTCTTGCAGGTCGAGGAGAACGACAAGGTGGACATCCCCGAGCTGGCAGGTCTCTTCGAGGTCTCGACCACGACCATCAGCAACTGGCTCCTCCGCCTCCGCCCGCTCTTCGAGGAGGTCTTCGCTTCATGATCTACGGTCACGACGAGCAGATGCAGGTACTCCACGCATCACTCCCCCCGGCCTCGCTCTTCCACGGTCCCTACTCGGTCGGCAAGTACTCCGCCGCACGAGAGCTGGCCCGCCGCCACGGCATCAGCGGCAGTGACCTCCTCGTCGTCAATGGTCTCAACGCCGCCATCGTGCCCAGCATCATCGCCTTCTCCAGGCTCTCGCCAGTGGGTCAGCAGAAGCTCGCGATCATCAAGCTCGACACAGGCAAGGTGCACCAGGCGGCACTCCTGAAGGCCATCGAGGAGGCCCCGCCGACGACCAAATTCATCTTCTTGACGTCCAACCTCCGACAGCAGGTCATCCCGCCGCTCGCCAGCAGGGCGTGGGCCTTCTACTTCAAGTCCCTCTCGGACGAGACCGTCACCGACATCCTCGTCAACGAGCGCAAGATGAAGCCGGAGGAAGCCAAGAAGCTCGCCCGCTTCGCCGGAGGACACATGCAGAACGCCCTCGACGCCTGGCAGATGGGGGAGCGCAAGAAGCCCGTGCTTCAGATCATCCGCAGCTTCCACGAGAAGTCCCCCGCCATCCTGGAGAAGCAGGCCTCCACCTGGACTGCCGAGGACACCGAGATGCTCGCCCTGTGGTGCAGGGAGGCTCTTTCCGGCCACTGGAACGTCTTCTCGCAGGAGGAATCCGAGATCCAGGGCACCGCCCTCCCCCTGCGCATCCTGATGGCTCTGAGGTCCAACACCCGGCCGCGGCTCCTCATCCGGTCAGCTCTGACCCCGATTCTTCTGGGGGCCTGACCATGCCGCAGATCTCTCTCGACCAGGACGACCTGGGCGACCCGTACGTGGTCACCGCCGTCTTCCCCTCGCAGTACAAGGGCTACTGCAAGATCAACCTCTCCCACCGGATCAAGCTCGGTCAGATGGTCGGCAAGCTCGCGCATGCGGACAACCCCTTCCTCCCGGTCTCCGGCGTCGCGTGCGAGAAGTGCCTCCGCGACCTCGCCAGGGCTCCGCGCGAGTGAGGCCTGACAAAGAGGTCCGTAACTTCTGGAAGAGAACGAAGGAGGAAGACCGCGGGTACCTCACCCCATGCTTGGTGTGGACTGGAGGGCTTAATTCTTCGGGCTATGGACGCTTCAACCTCTCAGTCCCGGACCGACGTGTAGTCCAGACTCACCGCTATGCGTACGCGCTCGTTCATGGCGAGGAGTACCTTCATGGGACGGTCTATGGACGAACCCATGAGGTAGACCATCTGTGTCGTCAGCGAGATTGCGTGAACGCTCTTCACTTGGAATGGGTCTCGACTGAAGTGAACCGGCAGAGAATGCATAATGCTCTTCGCACCGAGCTGTGCAAGCCGGGTCTGCACCTTCGAGCCGAGGCCGAGAAGGTAGACATCTTGGGACGTAGATTCTGTGGACTCTGCGCCCGCGACGCGGACAGGAGAAGACGTGTCTAGCTTTTCTCAGTGGCGCACCTCGTACCTCAAGAACCCGACACCCAAGCAGGTCTACTGGCTCTGTGGGTCCGAGCGAATTCTTGTTGAGGACATCATCGGCACCCTCCGCGCGCGCATCAACCCGGCGCCGTGGAACGTGCTGACCCTCACCGCAGGCTCCGACTCCGAGCGAGGGATCTGGGCGGAGGCTCACCAGCACCCGCTCGACAACCAGCCCCGGCTCCTCGTCGTGCGCAGTGCCGAGCGCCTCAAGAACAAGAACAAGATCATCGACTGGGTCTCCCAGCGCACCAGCAACCCCAAGACCACGGTCATCTTCGTCTCGAACGAGGAACGGATCCCCAAGGAGCAGACCGAGGAGCAGAAGAAGAATCACGAGAAGGGGGAGAGCCCGGCCTACATCAAGGCCTTCTCTGGCAAGGGCGCCGTCGTGGAGTGCCGAGCCTTCACGCAGGAGACCGCCAAGCACGCCGTGGCCTGGGTCCAGGAGCGCGCCCGCATCAGCTCTTCCATCGCCAGCTACCTCCTGGACCGAGCAGACGGAGACCTCCGAGTCGTGCGGGACCTCTGTGGCAAGCTCGCGGTCTTCCCCGACACCATCTCTCCGGCGACCGTGAACGCCATGCTGGAGCAGAAGCCGAGGGACAGCTTCGCTGATGCCCTCCTGGCGCTCGACAAGAAGGAGGCGCTCCTGGCGCTGGAGGACGTCCCCACGGCTGAGTACGCCCGCCTCCTGGGCTTCCTGGACTACCGTCTGGAGCTGGCGGGTCTCGTGCACGACATGACCAGCCGCCAGGCCTCGCCGGGAGAGATCATGCGAGCCGCGGGGAGCGCCGCCTACCTCGTCAAGGACCTCACGCCCATCGCCAAGCACTACGACATCCGGCGCCGGTTGCAGATTCGCCAGGTGCTGGCGCTCGCAGACGATGCCCTCCAATCCGGACAGACAGAAGGGGTACTCGAAGTCGTCTGCCATTTTTGGTAGATGCTTCGTAGAACAGACATGACCCAGAACTACGGCTACATCAACGATGCGGACAAGCTGGAACTCTTCTTCGAGAAGATCGTGGCTCAGGGCAAGCCCATCGGCTTCGACATCGAGACCGGGTACGACGGACCCAACAGAGAAGGCATCGCTCTGAAGCCCTACCATCCGGACTTCAAGGTCGTCGGGCTGAGCTTCACCAACGCCACCACCTGGGCTCGCTACGTGCCCATCGCGCACGACATCGAGGAGGGTGAGGAGGACTTCAACATCGAGCGCGTGCGCGGCGCCAGGATCATCTGGAGGATGCTCCAGCACGGCCTGGGTGTCGCTCACAACCTCCCCTTCGAGCAAAACGGGCTCGCGCGCATGTTCCGCGACGTCCTCTGGGACGACCCCGAGGTGGGTGAGGAGGTACGCCGGACCAACGGCTTCTACCCCTACCTCTCGGACTCTCTGATCGAGGCCGCTATGTCGCAGCTCTACGCCGACAAGAAGCAGGGCGGTCCGGGTCTGGGTCTGAAGGCGCTCACCAAGGCCGTCTTCGGTCACGACCAGGCGGAGATCAAGACGCTCTTCCCCGAGCTGAACACTCCGGCCAAGCTCAAGACCCTGCGCTTCAACTCCCGCAAGCTCACCGACGAGGTCGTGGCCTACGCGTGTGAGGACGCCGTGTGGTGTCTCGGATTGCACCAGATCCACTGGCCGATGGTCGAGAACAACTTCATGTTCAAGGTCGAGATGCAGCTTCTCTCGGTGCTCATGGACATGGAGCTGGAGGCTCTGGAGCTGGACTGGGACAAGTACGAGCGGGAGTACTCCATCGTGCAGCGCTTCGGTGTCGCCATGAACGAGGAGATCCAGGGCGAACTCTCCGAGATGGTCGGGGAAGTGGTCAACGTCAACTTCAACAGTCCCAAGCAGGTCGCGGACATCCTCTTCAACAAGCTCGCCCTGCCCGTCAAGGAGCGTTCCGCCAAGACCAACGCCCCCAGCACCTCAGAGAAGGCGCTCCGGGCCATCGCCTCCAAGAGCGAGGCAGTGCGCTCCCTCCTGGAGTGGCGTGAGGTCAAGGCGCTGGAGTCGCGCTACCTCAAGAAGTACCTCAGCGAGGACATCCGCTATGCCTACGACGGTCGCGCCCACCCCAGCCACAATCAGGTCGGTGCCGCCACGGGCCGCTTCTCGGTGGACGGTGTGTCCTATCAGCAGTGGCCGAAGCCGTACCACTACGAGTTGAAGGACGGCACGGTCTACGACCTGAACTACCGTGACTTCTTCATGGCCCCTCAGGACTACCGGATCATGGGCTTCGACTTCTCGCAGGTCGAGCTTCGAGTTCTCGCGGGAATGGCCAATGAGACTGGTCTTCTCGAAGCATTCGCCAACGGCACGGACATTCACTCGGCTACCGCTTCGATCATGATGGGCATTCCGCTCGACAAGATCACCAAGAAGGACCGCGCCAAGGGAAAGACCCTGAACTTCGCAGTGGTCTACGGCTCCGGCGCCAGCAACATCGCTGACCTCCTGGGTATCTCCAAGGACGAGGCTCAGGGACTTCTCGACCAGTACTTCCGCACCTTCTCCAAGCTCAAGGCCTGGATGGACGAGCGGGTCATGGAAGGCCGTGCACAGGGCTACGTCGAGACCAAGTTCGGGCGCAAGTTCAAGGTGTGGGAGTTCCTCTCCGGCAACGCCTACATCCGCTCCAAGGGTGAGCGCATGTGCGTCAACGCACCTGTCCAGGGCGGCGCCGCGGACTACATCAAGATCGGCATGGTCCGGGTCAGCAAGGCCATCAAGAAGGCCGAGGAGGACGGGCTCATCCCCAAGGGCGGCATCCGTCTCGTCATGACCATCCATGACGCGCTGGAGTTCTACGTCCACGAGTCCATCAGCTCGCAGACCGTCATCGACCTCCTGCACCCGTGCGTCTCCTTCCCGGTCGCAGGTCTCCCCGAGATTCTCGCGGAGTGGCACGAGGGCTACCGGTGGGGGACGGTGTTCGAGATCAACATGGATTCCCAGCACGAGATCCAGAGCTGGGAGTACAAGGTCGAGACTCCGTACAAGGAAGAATTCGTCTTCAAGGCGGAGTCCTTCCCCGAGGCGCTGGCCGACTACGAGACCTGGGAGAAGGCGTACACGCCGCCCGTCAAGGTCAAGCAGACGTTGCAGCTCACCGAGTCCGACATCAAGCGCATGAACGCGCTGGAGGCCCTGGGTGAGGACGAGATTCCCCAGGACATCCTGGACGACCTCTCCGGCGACCTCGTCAACGTGGCGGGCAACTCGGACGCTCTGGAGGACATGACGGACGTCAAGGAGGCCGTGGACGAGGAGGAGCCGCCGTGGCTCCACAGCCCGCGCTCCGTCTACCGGATCCGCATCGAGGCCATGCCGAGCAAGGAAGCCTGGACCAGCTTCAAGCAGTTCCTCGCGGATCGCCCGGGCGACGGTCGGGTGGACATCATCACGCCGCAGGGTGAGGTCTCGCTGGTCGAGTCGGCTCTGATTCTTCTTGGGGATCACCCCATCATCTCCACCATCCTGGGTGGGGCTCAGGTGGTCGAGACTCATGAAGAGTTGGCCACGAGCAGTTAGGGCCGTAGAACAGTCATGGCCACGGGACTAGCAGCGTACGACCTTCCCTTCGACTCCACGGAGTCCCGCATCCTTGACCTCGTCAAGGAGGCTCTGGAGCTTCGCCACGGTGCAGCGCTGGACCCTGAGGGGAAGATCGTCGTCCCGCCCTACGAGGCAGGCAACCCCGCAGCACGCACGGTTCTCATCCGGGTCCGCCAGCGCCTGGACCGGCTGGAGGAACTCAGCTCGACGGCTCGACAGCTTCATGGTCGGGTCTCTCGTGCACGAGCCGCAGCAGCCTTCGAGGCGGACACGGCATGGAACCGTGCAGCTCGCGAGAACGCATCGACCGCACGCCAGTACTCATCGGCGGCGGAACGAGCAGCAGAATCTTCTCTCGACTCGTTCGAGGAGAAGCGCCGAGCCCATCAGGCAGAGCGTCTTGTCTCGACTACGCAGGAATCACTGGACGTCATCAAGGACTGCCTGTGGGGAATGCGGAACATTCGAGAAGAACTTCTCACGGCCATTCGGTCGGAGAACTGGATCGAGTCCACCATCGAGCGGGGATAGGCTCCCGCTGGTAGACTTGTAGAGAAGAAACCCGTTCAAGAGACAGCTCTTGACCAGCCTCAAATAACACACCTCATCAGCATATTTACGAAACGAGATCCTCATGGGCCGCGTAGCATTCACCGAAGAGAACGTCGTCAAGAAGGGCGACTACGACTTCCCCCGCCTCCGGGGTCTGAAGAAGGGTGAGAAGGCCCGCATCGTCCTTCTCGAAGAGCCCTGGGCGGAGTACGTCCACAACCTCCGCAAGCCCGCCGTCTCGGACGGTGAGCCGGTCATGACCACTCGAACGCTCGCCAAGGGCGGCACCGTCACCGAGAACAAGATGGACTTCGTCTCGCGTCCCATCTGCCTGGGTGACCCGGGCATCGTCGCGGACAAGGGCTCGGACCCGGCCAACTGCCCCATGTGCAAGGAGGCCAAGGACTCCGACCGCGTCCAGGCTCCGCAGCGCCGCTTCGCCATGCACATCCTGAAGTACGCCACCAAGCCGGGCACGCACGAGGTGCAGACGCCCTTCTCCGCTCAGACCATGATCTGGGCCTTCACCGACAAGGTCTTCGGTCGCATCTTCGAGTTCAAGAAGGAGTGGGAGGACCTCACCAAGCACGACATCCTCCTCGTGTGCGAGAACGAGCTGTTCCAGGGCTACGAGCTGTCCGTCTCGCAGAAGGCGGCGTACCGTGCGGACCGCCCCACGGCGGAGCACGCGCTGGAGATCTTCCGCAACAACCAGACGCCGGACCCGGCCATCTTCTGCGGCACGCCGAAGGAGAAGCGCTACGTCGAGATGGACCTGGAGACCATCCGTGAGGCGTGGGCTCTGGTCAAGGAGTACGAGGCCCGCAACGGCGATGGTGTGACGAGCACCGCTCCGACCTCCTCGCAGTCGCTGGACACCGGCCTGGACGACCTCCTGAACTCGGACAAGAAGGCGGCGCCGAAGGCCGAGGAGCACAAGACGCAGGAGGATTGGGCCGTCTCCAGCACGGACCTGGAGGACCTCATCGGCTCCGACCCGGCCAAGGACGAGAAGAAGGCCGACGCCCCCGAGGGTGACGACTTCGACTCCCTCCTGGAGAAGGAGAAGCCCGCCGCCAAGGCGACCAAGTCGGCTCCGGCTGACGAGGACCTGGACGACCTCCTGAACGGCATCACCGGCTAGTGACCCGCATCGTCACTGTGGACCTGGCCTCCCGTTTCTCAGCAGGAATGCTGATGGAGCGCGGGGGCCAGGTCCCTCTGTCCCAGTTCGATTCCTGGGGCAAGTCTTCGTTCGCCACGGCGGACGACATCGGGCGGCTCGGTTCCGACCCTGAGGTGGACCTCATCCTCTTGGAGGACCTCCCCCACGGGCTCCAGGGCATGATGCAGATCAAGCCCCCGTCCACCTTCCAGGGCATCGTCATCCGCACGCTCGGAGACCTGGGCATCCTCGACAAGGTGCTCTGGGTGAACCCGGCGACGTGGCAGCGCCCCATGGGTGTCTTCGGCAAGAACACGCCCTCCGCCATCGAGGTGGCCAAGGAGCAGTTCGACTACGAGGTGCCAGACCTCGTCGCCATCCATGACGCTGATCTGGAAGCCGCGCCCAAGGGGCCGGAGCGAAACAAGATTCGCGCCAAGCTCCGCAAGAACATGACCGACTACGCAGACGCCTTCCTCATGGCTAAGTGGGTCGATTCGATCAACCTCAAGGCCGAGCCCCCGTATCGCACGGGCGTGCAGGTCACGATCATCTAGGAGCAGACCATGACTCTCCCTCCCACCCCTGAGCCCGTCACCAACAAGGTGATCGGGTACGTCCTCCCCAACGGGAAGATCGTCACCTACGAGTTCGACGCAGACCGAGTCGTCCCCGGTGGAGACATCGACTGGACCACGCCCGAGGGCCGCGCCGAGGAGCAGAAGCAGTACGACGCGAGGGTCAAGCACTACGGCATCCAGCCGGGTGAGGCCACCAAGCTCACGTGGTTCATCCGCACGAGCCTGACGACCTACAGCGACTACCAGCCCATCGGGGAGGACAGCTAGTGCCCGCAGCCAAGAAGGCGGCGCCGTCCGCGCTCGATGCACTCCTCGCCACTGCCGAGAAGAAGTTCGACCTCGCAGTGGGTCCCATGTCGTCCATCATGACCGACACCAAGTTCATCTCCACGGGCAACCTGGCGCTGGACCACATCATCGGCGGTGGCATCCCGGTGGGGCGCTCCGTCGAGTTGTACGGCAAGCCCTCCTCCGGCAAGACCACCACGGCCCTCCAGGCCATGGTGAACCTCCAGCGGATCATCATGGCTGGCGGCTCCGAGGAGCTGGGCGTCAAGGCCACGGACCGCATCTGCTTCCTGGACTACGAGCAGGCCATGGACCCCGAGTACGCCAAGTCCCTGGGCCTGGACGTGGACCACCGTTCGTTCCTGTTCACGCAGCCGGACACGATGGAGGAGGGCCTGGACTTCGTCATCGCCATGGTCGAGACCGGAGAGCTTCGTCTGTCTGTCCTGGACTCCGTCGCCGCCATGGTGCCGAACATGGTCGCGGACTCGTCGGTCGGGAAGTCGCTCCCGGCCATCGCCGCCAAGACCATGACCATCTTCGGCCAGAAGATGAATCCGATCCTGAAGAAGCACAACTCCACGCTCATCCTCCTGAACCACGCCAAGGAGGCCATGGACATGAATCGTCCGTCGCACCTGGGTCCGCGGATCACGACGCCGGGCGGGGTCGCGCTGAAGTTCTTCGCTTCCGTGCGGCTGGAGTACGCGCAGATCGGACAGGTCAAGGAGCCCCGTCTCAACCAGCTCACGCAGGAGATGGAGGACACTCCGGTGGGCACCAACGTCAAGGTCAAGGTGACCAAGAACAAGGTGGCTCCGCCGTTCCGTGCAACCATCGTGCAGGTCCGGTTTGGCAAGGGCTTCGACAACTTCTTCTCGGCCCTCCAGGTGCTCCTCGCGCACAAGTACATCTCGTACCAGGCAGGTCGCTACTACTTCCACAAGGTCGAGGACAAGGGCCTGGCACCGGAGTGGATGGCTCGCGAGACGCAGGGCACCAAGCGACCGAACATCCATGGCAAGGTCGCTCTCTACCGCGCCGCGGACGAACACCCGGAGTGGCGTCAGGGTCTCGTGGACCTGGCCACGGAAGTCATCTCGCACCAGCTCGACCCGGACCCCGAGACCGGTGAGGTCGAGGACGACGACGAGTTCATCGAAGCTCCCGCGGACGAGGCCTAGAAATTCTTCTTCCTGGGTTGGTGGGACCACTTGCGCCCCGTAGAACGAGAAACGACCAACCCAGGAAGAAGGTCTCTCATGGCTACTGTCTCTCCCGATGAGATGCGCTCGCAGCTCATCCCGCTCGAACAGGTCCAGAACACGCTGGCCACCACCGAGCCGCTCAACACCCTCTTCATCTCCCAGGTGGACAAGATCCGCTTCGAGGCCGACCCGGAGTGGGGCGTCACGCTGGGCAACGTGCACGACGACGCAGTGGTCGGCATGCGCGCCATCATCAACGGTGAGACGCACGCGCTCACCAAGACCGCAGCTCTCGCCATGGGCGCCAACTTCGGCCTCCCCGGCACCTACGCTCGCAAGCTCCCGAGCCCGCTCCTGGAGAGCCAGCTCAACTACTGGTACTCCGCAGGCCTGGGCGACCGCACGTTCAACTTCCTCACCAGCGGCGACGACCAGAACATCGCGGCGGTCACCAAGTCCACGCTGAAGCCCTTCTCCAACCTCGCCCTCCTGGAGCGGGTCCTGGAGGGCATCAGCGACGTCTACGGCGGCGACAACGTCGTGGCGGACTACAAGATGTCGCACTCGCTCCTCCAGACCGACGTGCGCCTCATCCTCCCCGACTACACGCGGACCATCACGGACTCCGGCACCAACGACGACATCTGGTCGGCTGGCGTGCACCTGAGCAACTCGCTCGTCGGCAAGAAGATGACGACCGTCGAGGGCTACCTGTTCCGCTGGTTCTGCACCAACGGCGCCACCACGCGCCTGGAGGACGTGGGCACCTGGAGCCGCCGCACGGACGGCCAGAACGACGACGTCTACACCTGGGCTCGCGAGTCCGTGGACGCCATCTTCGAGGGCATCGAGGGCAAGTTCGATGAGGTGCAGGCGCTCACCGCTCTCCCTCTCAACGGCAACACGGGAGAGGTGCTCCGCAGCATCTTCGAGCAGCACTCCGTGCCGGTCTCGCAGCGCCAGGGCATCATCGACAACATGCTGGAGTCGGAGAACCCGACCATGTACGGCGTCATGCAGTCCATCACTCAGCTCGCCAACGATCCGGACCTCAGCCCCGACCGCGCGGACAAGCTCATGCGCATCGGCGGAGACGTGCCCACCGACCTCTTCGACACCGTCAAGGCGAAGGTGTGGCGCGAGGGCCACCAGGCGAAGCCTGGCATGGTCAACCCCTACGAGATCACCACTCACTAGGGTCAACACCGAGGGGGCGTCCTCTGACCGCATGACGGCTGGACGCCCCCTCACTCATAGGGTCACAACAAGAATCTCAAGGAGAACGACATGCCCAAGACTCCCCACGCCTTCCTCTGGCTCGACCTGGAGACCACCGGTCTCGACATGGAGCAGGACCAGATCCTGGAGGTCGGCGTCATCCTGACCGACTTCGACCTCAACAAGATCGACGGGTACCAGGAGGTCATCAAGCTCACCAAGCAGGGCGCCGAGCGCCTCCGTGCCAACGACGTCGTCAAGAAGATGCACCAGGAGAACGGGCTCATCAAGGAGTCCGCCGCCGCGACGCTGACCCTCCCCCAGGTCGAGGAAGCGATCATCAAGTGGCTGAAGGAGGACACCACCTTCGACAAGGGTGAGTTCATGCTCGCGGGCTCCGGCAACGCCGCCTTCGACTTCGCCTGGATCAAGAAGCACATGCCCCAGCTCGCGTCCTGGGTGGCGTACTACCCCGCGGACGTCGGCATCTTCCGCCGCATGGTGCGCATCTTCAACGGTGGGCGGGACGTCATCGGCTCCCCCGCCGTGTCCAACGATGGTCACCGCAGCATGTCCGACCTGGAGTACTACATCGAGGAGGCCAAGCTCTACCGCGACTGGGTGGGCAACGCCGAGAGCGCTCTGGCCGACAAGGCAGCCGCATGGGCGGGCCAGGCCGAGCAGTGAGCCTCGAACAGAGCAAGTGGATCGAGGTCAAGTGCAGCGGGTGCGGGGAGGTGCTCGGAGCATCGTCCAACATGTGGGACGGGGGCGCCCTGGCCCTCTTCGAGACTCATGAAGCACTCTGGCACAGCAGGTAGTTGACATCTGACAACTCCTAGGGCACACTGGTCCTACAGCAGGGGTCAACCTGCAAGACATCACGACATCCAGGAGCACATCATGTGGATCTTCCTCCCCACCGGCCTTCTCATGCCCGCCATCGTCCCCATGGACAAGGCCGACGCCGCCTTCACCGAGGGCAAGTACAACCTCCAGGTCCGCGGTCGTCTGGTCTCCCACCTGGAGGACTTCATCAAGACGTACATGGAGCCGGGGACGTACCACGAGGAGATCCAGCTCAACCCGGACATGGACTACAACTGCCGGTTCTACACGACCCACGAGGCCTTCACCAAGGCCCTCGCGCTGGCCGTGGCCGACATCGACTACGAGAAGTTCAAGCCGACCGCCGAGCACCTCAACAAGGACGGCTCCAAGCGCAAGGACGGCGCCAAGTACCACTCGGTGCTGAACTCCCTCTGGACCACGATCACCCGCCTGGCTCCGGCTGGCGGCTCCTGGGCCTACTCGTCGGTCGGCAGCAAGTACGGCCAGCGTCAGGTCGGTGCCATCAACGAGGGCAGCGAGCGCTACAGCTCGCGCTACCTGGACGAGATCCAGAACTCGTACGACCCGGCAGAGAACCCCTCGTGGTGGACCGACCAGCGCGACTCCGGCATGGACGACTGGGACCCGAACAAGCTCACCGAGGAGGACGTCATCAAGTCGCTGGAGGGCATCCCGCTCGCGCAGTGGGACGAGCACTGTGACGAGCAGGAGTGGGCGCTGGTCCGGGACACCTGGGTGATCGCCATGGCGGAGGCCGCTCGTCCGAGCCGTCGTGAGCGCCGTGAGGCGCGTCGTCTCCTGGGTCGCTCCAAGTGAGGGCCATCAAGCTCTCGCTGGAGGGCGACGTCTTCGAGCAGAACGTCCAGGACGTGGACGCCCTCTTCGAGCTGGGTGATTGGGCGTGGGGCTACGCCGAGACGTTCGATGACTACACCAACCTCGACGGGGCGCCCATCTTCGTCTACCCGAACTTCGACAGGGGCGGGCGCCTCGTCCACAACAGGCTCGCTTCGGCCATCAACAGCCGGGGCTCGCTCGGACGCACCGTGGACCTCTACGGCGACGTCTACCTCTTCAACAGGGACTCGACCGCGAACGGCGCCGAGGTGGTGGGCCTTCAGGACGACATCACTGTCGCGGTGGTCCGTGAGGCACTCGAAGAAGCCCGCAGGCGGGCAAGATGAGTACGAGCTGGTGAGCCACCCTGGGCTTGCCAGCTCGTCTCCTTCCTGACCCGAAACAAGAATCGAGAATCCGCATGATCGGCACGACCGAGCCCCTGAGGCTCGCCGGTAGGAACATCACCCTGCGCCCCTGGCACGAGAACGACTACACCGCCTTCCGCAAGCTCCAGTTCGACCCGGAGCTGTCCAAGTACCAGCTCTGGCCGGTGCGCAACAACACGCACACCTGGCAGGTCTTCGACTCCCGCGTCAAAGGCATCAACCTCGTCCGTACCGGCGACTACATGTCGCTGGCCATCGTGCACCAGAACATGGTCATCGGTGAGGTCGGGCTCTTCATCCGCAGTCGGGCTCACTCGCAGTTCGAGATCTCGTGGATTCTTCTTCCTGAGTTCCGTGGCCATGGCTACGCGCAGGAAGCCGCCGTGCTCCTCATCAACTACGCCTTCGAGTCCCTCCAGGTCCAGAAGGTCGTGGCGGAGATCGACAAGCGCAACCTCGCATCGCTCCGTCTCGGACTCCTCCTGGGCTTCGAGATCGAGGGCATCCACCGCAGCCACCGCTTCGTGCGGGAGGGCTGGATCGACGTCTACCTCCTGGGCATCACGCGCCAGGACTGGCAGGACCACAACTGGAAGGCACGCCATGAAGATGACTGACACGCCCTGGCCCATCCTGGAGGGCATCGTCGGCAGCACCGCTCACGGGCTCGCTACGGCCACGAGCGACGAGGACCGCCTCAGTGTCTTCGGCTACTCCACCGACGCGTTCTGGAGCCTCTGGAAGCCGCAGGACACCTTCGTCACGACCAACCCCGACTCGCAGTCGCACGAGCTGGGCAAGTTCCTCGCGCTGGCGTCCAAGTGCAACCCCACGATCATGGAGCTTCTCTACCTGGAGAGCTACACCGACAAGCTCCCCGAGTGGGGTGACGAGCTGATCGCCCTCCGTGACGCCTTCCTCTCGCAGGGCTACGTCACGAACGCCTACGCGGGCTACGCGGAGTCGCAGTTCCGCAAGCTCCAGCTCCGGGACTACAAGGACTTCTCGGCGGGCGGTGGCACTCGTGCGCACAAGAACGCCAAGCACATGTTCCGCCTCCTGGAGCAGGGCCAGGACCTCAACGAGACGGGCACCCTGTCCATCAAGGTCAAGGACCCCGAGTGGTACCACAGCCTGAAGGGCTGGTCGCTGGAGCAGCTCTCGGACGAGTTCATGCGGCGCCTGGAGAGGTTCTACGAGAAGCCCTCCATCCTGCGCATCGAGCCGGACTACAAGCGCATCAATGGCTACCTCTACGACTTCCGGAAGGCCAACTCGTGAGGGCGAAGCGGAATCGCTGGTATGTGTCCCCCAGCATCAACGGTGGCGGTGCCATCGCGGTGCTGGCCGACGACATCGTGTATCACCCGGGTGGCGTGGCCTTCATCACTCACGGACAGATGATCTCTGGTCGAGTCCAGGTTGCCGTCACCAGGACGAGCAGCTTCTACTCGTACCACTCCTTCTCTGTCCTCTGGCACGATGAGGACTACGACCCCGAGGACCCTCGGACGCACTGACGAGAGAGAAGGACCATGAAGCACTACAGCCGCTCCCACTGGGCGCAGATCGCCAAGCGCATCAGGAAGGCGCAGTTCGTCTTCACCGAGAAGTGGAAGTGCTTCATCTGCGGCATCGCCTTCAACAGCGCCGTGTGCACGCACTCGCGCGAGGAGAACGAGGAAGTGCTGGCCAAGGCCAAGGTGGACGCCGGAGTTGCGAACTGACGTGTGACCCTCTAGAGTTGTCATATGACAACCACGGAGTTCATGCACAGGAAATCGGTCCGCTACCCCCTCGTCGCCCTGACGTACTCGCTTCTGACGGCGGCTGTCGTCGGCGGGTGCTGGGCAGCGATCTGGGGCCTCGCAGCGCTGGACGCAGCAGGGTTCTGATCGATGGCGTCCACCAGCCACCTTTCGACCTCGACCATCCGGAAGATCATCAAGGACCTGGAGCAGCGGCAAGGGTGCACGGTCACGATGACTAAGCGCAGCGTCTACAAGGTCCGGACACCGGATGGTCGGGTCGTGGTCACGCACTTCTCGACCTCGGACCGGCGCGGCTGGCTCAACAACGTCTCCCTCTTCAGGAGATTCGGGTTGGAGCTGAAGCTCTGAAGTCGTAGTACAGCTAGGCTCGAAAGAAGAATTTCGCCACGACCAAGGAGAGCATCATGACCGCCGCCAGGACCGACGAAGAGAAGGCGTACGACGCCGCCAACGAGCGCAACTGGCGCTCCTCCGCCCTCAGCGCCGCAGCAAGCGAGCTGGGTGAGGTCCCGACCTCCACTCCCGAGGAGCGCTCCAAGGCCAACCAGGACCTCCTGAAGATCGCGGAGAAGTACTACAAGTTCTACGCGGCCTCCAAGGGTGACACGGACGCCGCCTCCGTGCGCACCAACGCCCTCCAGACCGCCAAGAGCTACCCCGTCGAGGGGAAGACCACGCTGGAGCGGGCGCAGGACATCCTCGACTTCCTCGTCCCGGCGTAGCAAGACCCACTGGTCCGAAACGGCAGGATCAAGACCCGGAGAGACCGCGCTGGCCGTGTTGGGCGCGGGTGACTCTAGTCTTTCCGGGCGCCAGTACACCGGCTGATAGTTCAATCAGGTGCAGGCCACCCATCTCTGACTACCACTGAGCGCTCAGCTAGGTAGCGACTGTCTGGGACGGTTTCAGAACACCGGAGGATGCTCCGGAGATACGGGTTCAAATCCCGCAAGCCGACAACGAAAGAAGAATCATCATGGGACTCTGGTCCGACCCCGAGACGATGACCCTCGACCTCAAGAACCTCACCGCTGAGGTTGTCGGGTCCGATGGGGAGGTCTACATCATGGCCATCCCGTTCGCAGAGATGCTCGTGCAGAGCTGGATCGAGGAGCCCGTGATCGAGCACGTAGGAGCGGCGCCCCGAGTGCGCTCCACGGCTTCCATCGTCCTCCACAGGGGGCCTGACGGCTCCCTCTACACCGTGACCAAGAAGGACCCCTCATGACCACGCCCAAGCTCGGCTACCTCCACCACGGCAACTACTTCGGCACCGCCTTCACGCTCTCGCGTCACGTGGACGATGACGACGTCTACTTTCTTCTCCTGGAGCTGGCCACCGTCGATGGGGACCTGAGCCACAACGTCACCATCGAGAAGCTCGAAGACCTCGCCGTGGTCAACGCCCGCTACCCGCTCCAGGCCATGAACCGCATCACCGAGCTGGTCAAGGCCAAGCTCGCGGAACACCCCGTCGAGGCGGACGACCTCCTCCAGTAGACTGGAGGCATGCCGGAAATCACCCTGTCCTCCAACCGGTCGGGGATGACCCCTCCGCTGGTCACAGGGACGCTCACGTTCGCAGCCAAGCGCTCGCGGTACGCAGAGCCCAACGCCACGCTTCCTCCCACGGTCGAGCGCACGGTCACCAACGGTGTCCTGTCCGCAGCTCTCGTGCTGGAGCCTCTCGCGCCCAACCTCTACTGGTACGCCTCCTTCCGTGAGGCCGGGGTCGTCACGTGGGACGAGGACATCTACATCCCCACGGCCCTCACCGGCAGCATCAGCTTCGATGACCTCCAGACCGCGGCGCCCATCGTCACCATCAAGGACGGCATCCCGATCATCCAGGGACCCAAGGGCGACCCGGGACCGGCAGGAAACGGCGGAGGGAACGGCGGCAACACCGTTTACACCTACTCCGTCAACGCGGTCTCCCTCGCCAAGAACGTTGTCACCCACAGCCTGGGCACGACGGACGTCATCGTGCAGGTCGTCACGATCACCACGGGTGAAATCGTGGACACCGACATCAAGATCACGAGCGCCAACACCGTCGAGGTCATCTTCGACACGCCTCCGGTGGCGAACGTCTACCGCATCATCGTCATCGGTGCGGGCTACACCAACGAGATCGGTGGGCCGGGAACGTACTCCGGCTCCAGCTACCCCGGCACCACCAACCGCATCACGCACGGACTGGGCTCTCGTGACGTCATCGTGCAGGTCAACGAGACCGGCAGCGGTGAGGTGGTCGAGCCCGACGTCACCATCCTCAACGAGGACACCATCGAGGTCTACTTCGGCACCGCGGTGACTCAGAACCAGTACCGGATTCTTGTTTTCGGTGGCTCAGGCGGCGGGGGCTCGACGGTCGGTCGTCAGGTTGCATGGGGCGACATCTCCGGCAACATCACCAGCCAGCTCGACCTCGCCAACCGGCTGGAGCAGCTCCGTGCAGTGCTGGGCGACTTCTACGACAGCACCACTGGGCAGCTTCAGTTCTCTCGCAAGCTGGAAGAGATCTTTCCCGGCAGCAGCTACTTCACCGAGATCTCGCGACTGGATAAGGAAGTCCGTGAGGTCGGCGCGGGTTACGACACTGTGGATGAGCGTTTCACGGCGATCAATGCTTCTCTTCAAGAGTTTGAAGACGCCCTCACCAACAACGCTGGAGTCTCTGAGACTTTTGTGACGGAAGGCCTGGAGAAGAAGGCGAATGCGGACGATGTCTACTCCAAGACGGTCGCTGACAAGAATCTCAAAGATGCCATCGGAGACATCTCGGCAGCTCAGGCCACAGCGGCTCTCTTTGGGAAGGTGAACGGACGTGGCTGAGTACTACATCTCCGCAAACGGAAGTGACTCCAATGCGGGCACGCTGGCGGCTCCGTGGCTGACGGTAGGCAAGCTGAACACCGAGGTCAATGCCGGTAACGTACTGCGCTCCGACACGGTGTTCCTGCGCCGGGGAGACGTCTTCTACGGTCGAGTCGATCTGTCGAACCTCTCTGCAACCGGGACAGGTCTCCTCAAGCTCCGTCCCTATGGCTACGGCCCGCTCCCGCAGATCAACGGCTACAAGGTCAGCTCGGACGCTTGGACCTTGCACGCAGCAGGGATCTGGAAGCTCGACATCACGAGCAGCTCGACGCAGTACTCGGGCAACAAGTCTTCTGCCGTGGACGTCGGACACCTTCGACAGGGATCGTCCTTCAAGGCCTACAAGCGGAACTCTCTGGAAGGCCTCATCAATGAGTGGGACTTCTTCAGCGACGAGACCTACGTCTACGTCAACAAGGCAACTTCGCCGGGAGCTGGAATCCGAATCGCTGTCCGCCAGTCCGGGCTGACGTGCGGAAACAACATCGATGTTCGAGGTGTGCACGTCCTGGGTCACGGCGCGCACGGCATGATTAACTCGGGCAAGGGTGCGATTGTCGTTTCCCGCAATGTCATCGAGGACATTGGTGGTAGCTACATCAGCGGCTCTGAGACTCGATACGGAAACGGCTTCGAGGGCTACACCAACGCCCGCAGCATGAACGTCACTCAGAACCTCATCCGCCAGTGCTTCGACGTCGGCATGACGGTGCAGGGTCCCATGGAGAGCAACTCTGCGTCCAACATCCTCTACCAGGGCAACTGGATCGAGAACTGCAACCAGTCCTTCGAGGTGTGGGCGACCACCTCTTCCACTCCTTCAGCTCTGCCGCTCGCCAAGATCTTCTTCACCGAGAACGTATGCGTGGGAGCAGGAC